AAGTACGCCAAGTGATGGGCTATTCTTTAGAAGATTTTTATGATGAAGAAAAAGGGAATGGAACATGGAGAGAAAAATATCTAGAGTGTGTGGCAAATGAAAGCTTATCACGTAAAACAGTAAATGCTATCGATATTATGAAACGTGTGATGGTATCCCAGCTTGAGACGGGTACACCATTTATGTTTTACCGTGATGAGGTAAATCGTCAAAATGCCAATAACCATCAAGGAATGATTTACTGCTCTAACTTATGTACAGAAATTACGCAAAACCAGTCACCAACACAGTTTGTTGAAGAAATAATTGAAAAACAGAACGAAGAATATCTTGTTCAGAAAACATACAAGCCTGGTGATTATGTAGTTTGTAACTTAAGCTCAATTAACTTAGCAAGAACAGTTAGCTCTGGTGTCTTAAATAGACTTATTAAAATTCAAGTTCGTATGCTGGATAACGTTATTGATGTAAATAACCTACCTGTTAAGCAGGCAGAGATTACAAATAAAAAATATCGACCAGTTGGTCTTGGAACATTTGGGTGGCACCACCTGCTTGCGCTAAAAGGTGTTCATTGGGAAACAGAAGAAGCCGTTCAATATGCAGATGATCTCTACGAAGAGATTGCCTACCATACTATTAAATCATCCATGGAATTATCTAAAGAAAAAGGTGCATATCCTTTATTTGAAGGAAGCGATTGGGATACAGGTGAATACTTTGAAAAACGTGGTTATCTAGGAAATAATGAATACACATATGATAGCGAACAAGCAATGATATGGGGAGAATTGCGTGACGATGTGCAGAAGTATGGTATCCGAAATGCATATTTAATGGCTGTGGCACCAAACTCTACAACATCTATGATTGCTGGTTCTACTGCAAGTGTTGACCCTATTTTCCAGCCATTCTATAACGAAGAGAAGAAAGATTTTAAAATTCCTACAACTGCACCAGACTTAGACCATCATACGTATGATATTTATAGAAAATCTGCTTATATTTTAGATCAACGTTGGTCCGTTAGACAGAATGCTGCACGTCAAAAGCATATTGACCAAAGTATTTCATTTAACTTCTATGTGCCGAATACAATTCGTGCATCGATTTTATTAGATCTTCATTTACAAGCATGGAGAGAAGGACTTAAAACAACCTATTATGTTCGTTCAACTTCAACAGATGTAGAGGAGTGTGAATGGTGTCAAAGCTAAAAGCAATTATTGCTTACCATTCATATAGCGGGAACACAAAGGAAATAGCTGAGCATATAGAAAAGTATTTGAACAATCAAGCAGAAGTAATCATGCATCGTATTGGGGTAGACTCCCCAATACAGCGTGATACATTCGACATACTGCTTCTAGGAACGTTTACTTGGGAGTATGGAGAGGTCCCTGATGAAGTAAAGGACTTTATCCTTGAAGTAGGTTATAAACCAGAGAATGTAGCTATATTTGGCTCTGGAGACACACAGTTTGGTGGAGATGAGATATTCTGCTTAGCGGTTGATAAGTTAGCAAAATTTTATAATAGTCCCTGGAGCGGATTAAAGATCGAACAATCTCCAAGAGGTGTACAAGAAGATAAGATAGATAACTGGATGAAAGAGGTAATAAAAGATGGAAAAATTAACAGTAGCAAAAACATTGGAGCCAACATATCCAAATAAATCAACTGGATTATTCGGTGGACAATCAAGCGGCATTTTAAACTGGAATGATATTGCATATCCGCATTGGTATAAAATGTACAAGCGGCTTGTAGGGAACTACTGGCAAGCAGATGAGGTAAATATGTCTAGTGACGTAAAAGACTTCTTAGGATTGCCCGAAAATGAACGAGAAGCTTACCTGAAGATAATAGGCTTACTATCTACACTTGATGCACCACAAACAAGAACTGCGTTGCTTATCTCACTGTACGCAACAGACCCTGCAGTGCAATCTATTATGGCTGTTATCGCCCAGCAAGAAGCAGTACACAATGAAAGCTATTCATACGTGTTGTCATCCGTTGTTTCACTGGATGAACAAAACAAATCGTTCCAGCTAGGAAGAGTAGATGAAGTGCTGCTTAAGCGAAATGAAGAAATTAAAAAGCAATATAACCTATTTGTTGAGTCACCTACAGTTGAAAATATCTTAAAAACATTGGTTTATACTACATTACTTGAAGGCATGTTCTTCTACTCTGGGTTTGCATTCTTCTACAACCTGGCACGTTACAACAAAATGGTAGGTACATCAACAATGATTAGTTACATTAATCGTGATGAACTGGAACATGGCCGCTTCATTTCTGAATTATTCAGAGCAACATTAGCAGAACATCCAGAATTAAATACAGAAGAATTAACACAATGGATTTACAATCACTATGAAAAATCTGTAGAGCTTGAAATTGAATGGAGCAACTACGTATTAAAAGGAATTGAAGGACTTGACCTAAAAGAGATGAGCGGGTATATCAAGTACCGAGCAAACAAAATGCTACGCATGCTAGGCCTTAGCGAACTTTATCCAGATTACGTGAAGAATCCAATGAAATGGATTAGAGCTTATGTAGATAATATTGATGGCACAAAGACAGACTTCTTTGAAAATAAATCAAGACAGTACACAAAGACAAGTGATTTAAACGGTTTTGACGACCTTTAAAAGGAGTGAAAAACATGGAGTTAGTAAGCGAATATCTGAAAAGAATAGATCCTCAATCAAAAGATAAAGAAAAGCTTTTTGGTTATATTAATATGTTAATTGAAAAGAAAGACTATAGTGCTGATGAAATAATTAAGCTAATAAGTAAAGATAATATGCGAAGAAAATTGCTCTCAGAAAAAGAAGATAATTTCTATAGAAGAAGACGAGCTTTTGGACTTGATGTCTCATCTACATGGTTTGATGAAACTTCTATGCCTGATCCTCCTCCAACATTACAAAGTAGGGGTGATGTATTCTGGGCTAATGAACTGAGACATGATTGGAGAAATGCTTTTGTAAGAGAATATTTAGGAGAGTGGGTAGAAGATAATGGAACAAACAGTGACACTAACTGACCTATATGAATTTAAAAGATGTTCTCTCCGATTCAAGCTAACAAAAGTAGATAAAGTTACATCTGTCATGAATGCAAAAGATGGTTTACATGAAGCATTGCATAGCACGATTAATTATTTTTATTATGCAATGCTTGATGGTAAATTTTTAAGTATGAATGATTTGAAGGAAAAGTTCTCAAACATTTGGTATGGAGAAATGGATTTATATGATATTAAATTGAATGGAAATCAAGAAAAACGTAAAAAAGAGTTGGAAGCCATTGAAATGCTCCAAACTCTTCATCGGAAAGAACAACGAAACAAAGATGAAATTGTAGCGGTTAATCTTGATTTTCGGGTTCCTTTTGGAAAGGAATTAACAGTGATGGATAAAATACCCCTCATTCGTAAGACAAGCAGAGGACATGAAATTGTTAACATTAAAACAGGCAAGCAAAAGTACGATGAGTTTTGGCAGCGCACTGATATGGGAATAACCTTGCAAGCGTTAGCTTTTGAAGGAATCTTTAAGAAGCAAGCAGATACAATACGTATTGAAAATATACGTAGAGGAGATAGCACCTTTTTAGAAAGAAAAAGAAGTGACTATCAACGCCTTTATAAATCTGTCAGGATGATGCAGAAGGCAATGCAAGAAGGCTGGTTTTACCCTAATGAAAGTTTTATGTGTAATTCATGTCCAGTTAAAAATATTTGTATGGAGTGGAGATAAATATGAATATGAAAAAGCTGTTTAAAAAATTTGAAGCAAACTATGATATGGAAAATCTAACGGAAGCAGAAATGATAAGTATCATTCAGAATCCTAATGCTTTCAGCAGAAAAAAAGTTACCCAGCAAAAACCAAAAACTAAAAAGCGACACAAGCGAAACAGGAGAAAATAATGCGCAAATCATGGGATAAATACTTTATGGATCAAGCTAAATTAGTAAATGAAAGAGCTACTTGCGATAGACTTCATGTTGGTTGTGTATTTGTAAAAGATAATCGTATGATTGCTGCAGGATATAATGGGTCAATCAGCGGTCATGAGCATTGTGATGAGGTTGGCCATCTCATGTATGAAGGTGGATGTAAGAGAACAATACATGCAGAGATGAATACGCTTCTTCAATGCGCAAAATATGGCGTGTCCAGCGATGGAGCAACTGCATATGTAACAGATCAACCATGCCCGGATTGTACAAAGTCATTAAACCAAGCTGGCATTAAACGAATTGTTTATGCCAATGCATATGAACACAGGTATGAAAATAAGTTTGATGATGGAATGATTGTAGAACAACTATCGTATTAGAGCGTATAGAACTAAAATTAAACTAGAAACCTTACTTAGATGTATATAGAACAGAAAAGATAAAAAAATCTCGCAGAATCTCAAGATTCTGCTTTCTTTTTCCACTTTTTATGATATACTATGGTTAATGAAATGCATTACATTTATAGAAGAGGTGATTTAAAATGGATTTTAAACAGCCTAATTTAATTGAAATAGTTGAGGATGAAGGCAAAGGAATTACAACAATTCTTACTGAAAAAGGGAAAGAAAAGGAGAATGTTGAAAATGGAAGCAACAAAGCAGATTCAAAAAAGGATGAATAGAATTGGTTCTAAAAAGAACTATGTTGTTGAAAGTCATCTTAATGATAAAAAGAAAAATCAAGATTTAGTTCAAGTTAAAAAGAGCTCCGAAGGTGGAACAGAAGTAATCAATCTCATCTTGGAGCCAGACAAATATGAAGAGTTAAGCATGAAAACACGCTTAACCTTTGATGAGTTTTGTGACTGCATTAATACTTTTATTGGTTCAGAAGAAGATGATTGGGATTCCCTTCGAATGAAAGATCAAATTAATTTAAGTCGTGATGAAATCATTGCAGAAACAATGATCAAATATGCCAAAGAAGAACTGAAAATTGATACGGATAAGGCTACTGGGAGAGAGATTAGCTATGCTAAATCCTATGATGAACAAGGGGTATATGCTGGCGAAATCATAACTGTGTCTCTTACAAACATGAATCAATTTGGGGTATATTAATATGAGAGAAGAATTAAGACTACCAATGATGATGTTTGGAAGTTTCAAACAGACTAAAGCTAAGCGTGATGAAAACAACAAGACGATTAAAAAACCAAATGGACAATATGTGCTTCAAAAGTATACAAAAGTTCATAATGAAATGGCAGGAGACCCTGGAGTTTTTCCAAGTGTCAATCACATATATCAGCGAACCAAAAATGGAAGGCAAAAACTTACTAAGCCTGCTGAAAATTTATTAGAAAAATGGAATTCGTTAGCACAGATTTGGTCCTATAATAATGGCTGGGAGCTAAGAAGTGACAAGGTTGTCGTTGAGATAACAACATACTTTCCTAACGACAATAAAGAGCGTGACACTCATAATGCGATTAAGTTAATGATGGATGCTTTAGAAGGAGTTATTTATAAAAAGGACAGCAAAGCGCTCCCACGCATCATGGATTTTCATAAAGTTGAAGATAATGATGCTCCACACTTTATGCTAACTATTTACAAGAAGGAAGAAGAATATGAAATTATGCAATCAAGGTATAGAGAAGCTAGTTAAAGAAATTCATAATGGAAAAGACCCATCAGAACTTGTTGAGCAATACGATAACTTTATTAATAAATATTTACGCATGTTCACACATGGAACCATAGACTTCTCTAATTATGATTTGCGTATGTTCCTTAGCTGCTATATTAAGAATGAAACTGATAGAAGAAATTTAAGAAGAGGTAAATATCATTCTAAACAAGATTATGCAAATGCATATGAAGTATTAAACTATTTGCAGCAAGCATTTGAAGATTACGAGAGTAGAGAAATCTATCATGAATTAGTTATTCCCTTCTTGATTTGCATAAAAAGATACACATTTATGAATAAAAGTTTTAGTAAATATCTTTATAGCACTTATAGGTATGAATTGCTTAGACATATTAATAACTTAATCTTCCAACGAGCTAAAGTAACAGAGATGAGTCAGCCTTCTGTTGAATTAGAAATCAACATCAAAGAAGAGGAAGAAATGTATTTCGATGATGATTTAAAACTCAATCATCCATATTGGTTAAACGGTAAAGATACACTCGACCCTTTTAACCAATTCAGGAGAGAAGAGAGACTTATTTTAGTTAAGTATTACTTAGAGAAGTACACAGACCAAGAAATTGGAAGACTGATTGGAAGAAATAGAAGATCCGTTAATCGGTCCAGACTGCGTGTAATTCGAAAACTCGAAGATGATATAAGAGGAGGGCAAGTAAAGTGGAGCAGGTGGATACATTAGTTTTATTCACAGAAGAAAAACCTAAACCAGTGGTTGCTATTCAATTTAATCCAAAAATCAATAAATTCACTAACAAAGAGGGGCATTGTACAGTGGATAATGTGATTTTTTCAACTAAGTTTTTTGAATCAATTGCTGCTCTTAGCAGAAAAGAATTTGAAAAATATATACCTAAAAAAACTATAGATAAAATATTTAATATTTAATAATCCATAAATTCGAAACGGGAAGGTTCTCTATCATACTTAATAATTTATTAAAGGATGTAGAATTAAATGAACTTTATTGATGTAGGATTTTCCAATTATGTAGACGCTAGCAAAATTATCTTTGTTAGTCAAGTAGACTCAGCTCCAATCAAACGTATGATTAAAAACGCTAAAGAAGAAAATCGCTTTATTGATGTTACACAGGGAAGAAAAGCTCGTTCAATTATTTATAGCGCTTGTGGAGACGAAATTGTTTTAACGCAAGTAACTGTTTTACCTTCAACTATTGTCAGTCGTATGAAGAAGGTAAATCCAGCATTTGAAAATTTATTGATGAAATCAGAAGTGGAAAACGAACTTGAGATTTAATGATTGAAGGAGAAGGAAATATATGGGGGCTATAACTGATAATATTGTACATATACATGTTCACTCTGAAGATAGCAAACTAGATGGACTGCCAACAATCAATGACCTGATTAAAAAGGCTAAAGAAATAGGCAGTCCAGCTCTTGGATTAACAGACCATGGAGTAATGGGAGGAATTGCTAGCTTTATACAAGAATGTAAAAATCAAGGAATAAAACCTCTTCCAGGTATCGAAGCGTATCTAGTTAAGAATAGACACCTTCATGGACCTGAACTAGAAAACATTCGCTTATATCTTGGAGATAAATATAAAATTGTTGATAAAAAAGGAAAGTTTACTAAAAAACCTTTCAATGAATTTATTAAGAAGATAAAAAAAGATATAAGATGCTTTGAAGAAGAAGCAGAGGAATTACTAAAAGGCTACCTTATGAATGATGAAATGGACTTATTTGACCTGCTTGATGGAAGTGTAGATCTAAACCAAAGTACAGAAAGTAAAATAGCTGAATTTAAAGCAGATATCCTCAAATATTTGGATTATGCCAGCAATGACCACTTGCTCCTTCTAGCTATGAACGATCAAGGATTGAAGGATTTATATAAAATTAGCAGTGATGCTCACATTAATGGATTCTATTCTGATCCAAGAACCGATTTAAAGTTTATTCAACAAAATAATTTAGGTGAAAATATTATTGCTACCTCTGCATGTTTAGGTAGCACACTTGCAAGATATGCAATGAATGGCCGAATGAAAGAAGCGGTTCAATTTATTGAAGAGTGCAAAAAAACTTTTCATGCATTCTACTTAGAAAAGCAAGCTGTTGTTAGTAGAGATCAAGTTGAATACAACAAGCTTATTGATGAATTAGCAGAGAAGACCAATACACCTAAAGTAATTACAACAGATGTTCATTTTGCCAATAAAGAAGATCATGAGTTACACGATATTCTAGTTGCAGGATCAATGAAAAAATGTGTTCTAGATGAAGACCGATACATCTATTCTGAAGACCATTACATGAAAACAGTCGAAGAAATTAGGAAAAACTTCAGAGACGAAGAAGCTATCGCAAACACACTTAGGATTGCAGACATGGTTGATGTTAGCCTTCCAACTGAGCCACTGTTTCCACGTTTCCCGGTTGAGGACGGAGATAGCGTAGAAGAAGTATTGCGCAAAAAGTCTTGGGAAGCATTGTTTCAATACTGCTTGAAGAATCCTGATATTGACTTTAATAAATATGCGAACCAGTTAAATTATGAGTTGGATGTTATTTGCTCTGAAGGTTTTGCAGATTACTTTCTAATTACAGAGGACTTTATCAATGCCGCTCAAGCAGAACACTATCTTGTAGGTCCTGGTCGTGGGTCAGCTGCAGGTTCCCTTGTTTGCTTTGTGTTAAATATTACTACGGTAGATCCTTTACAAAATGGATTGCTCTTTGAGCGCTTCCTAAACCCAGAGCGAGCAGGTTATCCGGATTGAAAATAAACCTTAATATGTTTCCTGAAACACAACTCACTATTCAAAAGATTCAGAATCTGATAAAATAAGGGTATAAAACTTTTGAATAGGAGTGAAAAAATGGCTAAAAAATATATTGTAAAATTTCATTGTGAATTTTGTGGAAAATCTGTAGAAACATTAAGTTACAGAAAAAATTTAAAGTATTGTTCTTTCAGTTGTAAGTCAAAGAAAACATAATGAGATTTTCTAATGCAATATATAATAACGCAACTATATATCTAGAAAGAAAATATAATAGATATTTAAGGTTAAAAGCACAGTCCCTTACATCAGAGATGGTGTAAGCAAACTCTGAATATGCTGGAAAGCCCTTAGAGCCCTTGTTAGTAGCAGCTACTAGAAATGGTAGTCAGCATCTAAAAATACAAGGGATTGGGTAATCAGCAGAGATAGACCTAAGTGCATGAATGCATACGGTAAGCTCTCAACGACTACCAAGGAGCATCTCACTGAGATGATGGTATAGTCTACTCCCCTATAAAAATATCGGGAAACCGAGGGTATAAAGGGTCGATATTGATATGGGCTATAACGCTTCTCGTTGGACTCAACTTTATTTAAAGCGAAAATATGGTACAGATAAAGTAGCCCAAATCGGTACTGATGGAACATTGGCTGCTAGATCAGCAATTAAATTTATTACAGATGCACTTGGATATACTGAGAAAAACAAAAATCTTAAAGATGTATTTGCAGCTGCAGTTCCAAATGATCCAGGAATTTCACTTACAAAAGCATATGCTCAAAGTGATGAGTTGAAAAAGTATGCGAAACACTATCCAGATATATGGAAAGCAGCATTAGGTGTGGAAGGACATAAGAGGTCGGTTGGTGTTCATGCATCTGGTATAGTAATATCACCTAAGCCTTTAACAGACATTGTTCCGCTTCGATTAGATAGTGAAGGATTAGAAACTACAGAGTATGACATGGAATGGATTGAAAAATTCCTTGTAAAATTCGATTTATTAAAACTTGATACGCTTGATTTAATTGAAAGAGCTATGAAAAATGCTGGGATATTAGGTAAAGTAAATATCAATGATATTGATTTAAATGACCCCAACATTTATGAAAGAGTGTATCGTACAGATCAGTTAGAAGGAATCTTCCAGGTTGAATCTGAAGGTATGAGAAATGTTATTAAAGAACTGCAGCCTAACTGTTTTGAAGATATAGGAGTAGTTGTTGCCCTATACAGACCGGGTCCAATGGATTTAATACCAACTTATATAAATCGTAAGTTTGGTAGAGAGAAAGTTAGTTATCCTTTTGATGAGTTGGAACCAGTATTAAAAGATACTTACGGCGTCTGGGTGTACCAGGAGCAAATTATGGAAGCTTCCAGGATACTTGGTGGTTTAACATTAGGACAGGCAGACATGATACGTAAAGGTGTATCCAAGAAGAAAGTTAAACTTATGCATCGATGGATTGACTTAATGATTTATGGTTCTGCAGATTACATTCGCATACAGGAAGAAAGAATTCAACAATATCCAGAACCATCATCTGTTCCATTAGATGATAACGGAGATCCAACTGTATGGGTAGACCATGATGAGTATAAAAAAGGTTGGAAAGGCATACCCGAAATTGAAGGGGCTCTTCAACGAGGATTTGATCTCAATAAACTACTTAAACTTAAAGAACAATGGATTAAGTTCGGGGAGTACTGTTTCAACCGTGCACATAGTGCTGCTTATGCAAAAATATCAATTCAAACAGCATACTTGAAATGCTATCATCCTACAGAATTTATGGCAGCGCTTCTTAGCATATCTGAAGGAAAGAAAGATAAAAATAAAAAATCAAAAAACGTTAACTATATTCCTATTTGTGAGGAAATGGGTATTCAGATTCTTCCTCCAGACATCAATGAATCTAAAAGCGATTGGACACCAATCATTGAAATTCAAAGAGATGAGCAAGGAAATGAATTTCAGAAAGGCTATATCAGGTATGGTATTGGAAGCATAGCTGGCGTAAGAAATGCTGCAGTCGACAATATTATTATGAATCAACCATATGACAGTGTAGATATGTTAATTGAATCCACTGACAGCAGCAAGGTAAATAAGACTAAGGTTATCAATCTTATAAAAGCTGGATGTTTTGATTCAATCAATAAAAACCGTAATGCATTACTTAATGAATACGGAAAGCGTATAGGAGAAAATTTAGAAGTAAAAGAAACGACCACCAAAACAGATATTATCCAGTATGAACGTGAAACACTTGGGATTAGCGTAACCATCAAATCTAGATGGATGACAATACCTGATGGTAAAGCAAACATTCAGTTTACTGGAATACTTCAAGAGATTGATCCTTTCGTTAGTCAAAAAGGTCAAGAGCATTGTCGCATTAAGATTGAAACAAATGAAGACACTATTTCTGGAATAATATTTAATCGCAATTGGATGAATTTAAAAGACCAGCTCATTGTAGGAGCTAAAGTAGTTGTAAAGGGTAAGAAAAACAACGATAGTCTCCAAGTAAATAGTGTTGCTCAGGGGTGAAAAAGTGGAGTTAGTCTCAGAATACCTAAAAAGAGTAAGCAAGGATACCAGTAAAACAAGAGTAAATAAGAGAACAATTCACGCAGATATGTATAAGAATCTTAAGTGTTCTTTTATAAATGATGAAATGCAAATTAAATTTAATCAGCCATATGGTCGAATTCTTAATATGCGTAGTGAAGTTAACGACAGTTTTACAGCATACCATGTCAATGGAATTTATAAATCTAGATACAGGACTAATTATGTAGAGTTTGAAATAGACCCTACTCAAAAATTTTATGACATACTTCTATCATTTGATGGACAAATTTGCATAGAGAATAACTATATTTGTGTGCTCGGAAGAGTAGAAAGCTATAATCTTAACCATTTTTCAGAAACAAATTTATGTTCAATAACAATAATAGCGGAGGTAATAACATATGGAGATTAATGAATTTCAAGAATTAAGTACAAGAACCATGCCTGAAGGCGATAAGAATGGGAAAGCTAACTATGCTTTAGGAGTCACCGGTGAAGGAGGTGAGGTAGCAGACATTATTAAAAAGCACCTATTTCATGGCCATGAATTAAATAGAGAAAAATTAATCGAAGAATTAGGTGATGTAATGCACTACGTATCTGGGTTAGCGAAGATGTTCGATATCTCCTTAGAAGAGATAACAGAATATAATCTAAATAAATTAAAGGACCGTTATCCAGAAGGGTTTAGCAAAGAGCGAAGTATTAATCGAGTACGCTAAAAAGGAGAGATAAATATGTTTAAAGAAGGTCAAAAAGTAAGAGTGGTAGATACAAAGGCTGTCAAAGAAGATCCATTCTTGGATAAAGAAGGGTTGCAAATCATTGAGAAGAGTGACTTTACCGGAGAGATCACAAAAATAGAAGATGGTATTCACTTTGTGGGATTTAAAAATGAAGCTGGATGGGTTACACAAGGATACAAGGAAAAAGAGATTCAAGGAGTGAAGTAATATGACAACAATGAATGGTGTACCATTTAGACAGATGATGGTTTCTACATCAAAGCGTTCAATTAAATGCCCTAATCCAATGGTACCAAAGAAAATTACTGTTCATGAAACAGATAATATGACTACTGCAGAAAACGAAGTTAAATATATGATTGGGAATGATAGTAGTACTTCTTATCATACAGCGATAGATGAAACAGAAGTAATTCAGGCACTTCCTTACAACAGAAATGGATGGCATTCAGGCGATGGAAAAAATGGGTATGGAAACCGAAACACTATTGGCGTTGAAATCTGCAGAAACTATGATAGAAATCGCCAAACAAGAAACCTAATTGAGCCGCTTAAATCTCAGTATAATAAGGCGAAAGAAAATGCTGTAAAAGTAATTGCTCAATTATGTGTTGATCACAATATTGTTGCTAACTCAAGCAACATCAAAAGACATTATGACTGGAATAGAAAGAATTGCCCAAGTAAAATGATTGCTGATAAACTATGGAATGCATTTCTTAATGATATTATTGCTGAATATAACCGGTTAGTAGGTAAGAAGGCAACATCTTCATCGAAGCCAGCTAATAACACAAGTAAAGATAACTCTTCATCTTCTAATAGTTCTACAAAATCTAAGTGGACTAAAATTGAAGGAAAATGGACTGGCCAATCATTATTTGAAGGTCAATATGGTCCTCCGGTAGAAGATATGCAAACTATGCTTGCAAATAACACTCCACCATTTTATCCAGAAAAAGGTGCAAAAAATAATGGAGTTGATAACTACTTTGGCGGTCAGACAAAAGATGCAGTTATACGATTCCAAACTTATTATGGATTGAAGGTAGATGGCATACCAGGTAAAGAGGTATATGGAAAGCTGAAAGAAAATAAATCTGATTCAAGTAGTGAGTCAGGTTCAAGCAGTAAATCTAGCAGTCCATCATTTAAAGTTAACTCTAAAGTGACATTAAGCAAATCTGCTAAAAAATATGCTACCGGGCAAACAATCCCAAGCAGTGTTAAAGGAAAAAGTTACACAATCCAACAAATAAAAACGGATCGAGTATTGCTGAAAGAAATTGTGAGCTGGGTCTATAAAAAAGATGTTGTAGGTACCAGCAGTTCTTCTAGCAAGTCGAAAACAAGTACCTCAAATTCATCGAGTAATTCTAGCGAATCAGGCAAACATGGTAAGTTAAAAATCGTTAATGTAAACAGTGCTGCCATTGTTATGGACAAGCCAGATCGCAACAATGCTAAAAGCATTGGCACAATTAAAAAAGGTGCTACATTGCCGCTTAATGGATCTGTACGTGGGAAAAACAGTGATAATGGCTATTGGGAAGTCGAATATAAAGGCGGTCTCGGATATATCACAGGCAATTTTGGTCAAAAATCATAATCTTTAAGTAAGCCCTTATTACTATATAAAACTGGAGAACTTTTATATAGTGAGGAGAAAAATATATTATGAGCAAAAGAATAGATTGGAAATCAGCACAGGGGAAAAAGGTAATCTTATATATTATAAAGCTACGTGAAAGTAAAAAAACTTTCCCAGAAATTGAAAAACTATTAAATGAAAAGTTTGATCTGCCAATCCATATTAGTAATGACAGTATTAGAAAGCAATACAATAAACATAAAAATGATGAAGAATTTCAGGAGTTAGCTAAAAAAGAAGATAAAGAGATTGAAAGTCTTTATCAGGAAATTGAAGAAAAAGAAGCTGCTGAAAATGCTGAAGAAGAAGAAAGAAAAGCTCAAGAAGAAGCAATTGAAGAAGCTAAGGAAAAAGCTCGGAAAGATAGAGATAAAAAACTCCTTACAAAGCTCTTAAAAGAACGAGGAACAACAGAGTTAATTGTTGAAACTTTCCGTGACACTATTCAGTCTTATCCATTTATGGATATATCTGTTCCAGATCCTGTTAAAAAGAATAAAGGCTCTGTGGAAGAAGCAGTCTTACTTTTTAGTGATGCACAAATTGGTGAACACATTACAAGCGAAGATACTCAAGGTTTCGGTGAATATAACATAGGAATTTTTAAAGACCGCATGGATAAGCTAGTAAATCGTATGCGTAGAATTACAGAATCACATAAGCAAATAAATAACATCGAAACACTGAATTTATTCATGCTTGGCGATAACGTCGATGGAATTGGAATTTATCGTGGCCAAGAACATCATTTAGATGCACTTGTAGTAGAACAATTACTTGTAGGTTCTGAGAAAATTGCAGAAGGTATTATTCAATTACTTGGAACGTTTAAGAAAATAAAAATAACAGGAATAGTTGGTAATCATGGTCGTATTGGACGAAAAGGTGAGAACCCTACACATGTTAACTTTGATTACCTGTTATACAAAATGTTAGAAAAGCTGCTACAGAACTATAAAGAACGCATTGAGTGGACAATACCTAAATCAAACTGGATTCTTCAAAACGTTTTAGGCAATGGATTCTTACTATTACATGGAGACACAATCAAGGGCTGGAATGGAATTCCATATTACGGCATCGATCGTGCAGACTCACGCTTAACAAAAATGCTTCAAGCACATGGAAAAACATACAAATATTTATGCTTAGGTCATCATCATAATCCAGGAGATGTTGACTCTCCAAATGGTGAGAAAATACTAAATGGAACAATGGTTGGTGGATCAAACTTTAGTATTAATCAATTACATACTACAAGTAGACCATCTCAATGGTTCTTCGGAATAAACAAGATTGAAGGTATTTCATGGAGATATAAAATCCTGCTTGACATAGAGGAGGATAATCAGTGAAGGAATCAACAAAAAAAGATTTAATTTACGATCTCACTGTTAGCTCTTTCAATATGTTGAAAGTAGGATGCACACTCTTGATTTACTTTAAGTGGGGAACGGTTTTTGGCTTAGCAATTGCTCTTTTCTTTCTACTAGGTGCATTGAGAAAATACTAAAAAGGAGGGTTATAAGTGGAATTAAATATTCAAACTTCAGAAATAATACGTTCTATATTAAAAGAGCAATTTAAAAAAGGAGAACTAGAAAGAGCGGTTGAAGCTGGCAATAAAATTCATGATGCAATTGGCAATATAGTAGAAGAAATGGAACTAACTGTCGCTGAAGTACTATATGCTACGCTTGCCGTTAATGAGGGAATCTTAGAAGAATGCATGAAAGATGCAGAAAATGAGAGAGAAAAGCATGCAAAATCACTCAAATAAGTTATTTTGCCTAATAGGTCCATCCTCGTCAGGGAAAGATGCGATTAAATTTGCCAGTGGTTATCCCTATGTTGTCTCCTACAGGACAAGAAAGAAAAGAGTAGGAGAAATAGAAGGTAAAGATGGCTATTTTATAGATGTAGAAGGATTCCATGAAATAGAGAGTGAGCTTATTGCAAAAACATATTACTGTGGGAACTATTACGGGGTAACAAAAAAAGAGCTTGATCGATTGAGTAGCTCGCATATGATTTATGTAATTGATTGGGAGGGCTATCAGTACATGAAAGCAATGATATCAAAAGAAGACCTCCCTATTGATATGGTATCTATTTATATTAACATTAATCCTAACGATTTAAAGGAGAGAATGATTAAGCAAAATAGAACAGAAACAGAAATAGAAGAAAGATTGCAGCAATTAGATCAGGATATAAGCGTTAAGAGTAAATGCAAATATATAATTAATAACAAAACAACGCTAGAAAATGCAGTTAAACAACTAAATAAAATTATTCAATTAGAAGAGCTACAGTAATGTGGCTCTTTTGCTAGTATTTTGAATTAATTTACTTTAAAAAGACATGATAAGAAAAAATCTTCCAATATCTTCGAATTCCTTCCTAAAATGATGTAAATAGAATTTCTTATTTCACTTGTCAACTCATCAATAGTATAGTCTTTAAGATATCCACCTTCCTTAATTTCGCTAATAGTAGACTCTTCAAGGATTTTAGCAGTTCTACTTTCAGGCTCATTCTCTTCGATACAAGCAGTAAAAAACATGTTAAGTTCACCTTCAACCACTTGATTATTAACAACTTTAGGATTATTAGCTACATGTTGAAGAAACAGATAACTCATAGATGCAACAGCAATTCTTATTGGCACAACATAAACCTCCATTAATCTTATTGGGTATAATTATAATATCAGAGTGTAAACAGACATTCAAGAACAAGTGTTCGTATTTTGGAATAAATAAAAATTTAATAAATGCTGAATAGAAAGATTACTGTCAACCATCAGTTTACAACTCTGCACCGGGATTTATATTATACTAATTCCAATGAAAAGTAAATATAAAATATTACATTTTTGTTACTTCATGACCATTTTATGAATAAATAGGATAAAGTATTTAAGAAATCACTAGAGGGAGAAATAGTATGAGAGAAATGAATCGATTAGAAAAGTTCGGATCATATCTACATGACATTAGAATGGAGAATGGTTATACATTAAGTGATATAGCTAATAAAATTGAACTAACAAAACAATATTTAAGCTATCTAGAAAGAGGGAAAAAAGATCCTTCGGATTCTACGATCTACAAAATAGCTAATTTTTACAATATAAATGAGCAAATATTATTTAACTTATTAGGCAGAATTCCCCATAAGTTGCAAGAGAAATTATGTGAAAATGAATATTTTAATGAGCTAATCATTTACATTACTGAAAATCCATGTATTTTAAAATCGAAACAGCAAGAATTCTGTATTGAATTTAAAAAGCTATATGAGAGATACAGTCAATAAAATAAAATATTTTTTAAAAAACGTTAAACATATATTTAAAAGAGCCGATATAACTATTGTAATCATCAAGGAGGATGAAAAGTGGCATTAGTTCTAGGTAGAAAAGTAGGAGAAAAAGTAGTCATTCAAGACGATCAAGGAAGAGAAGTCGAGATTAAAGTAATTAAAGGAGAAGGTGGCTTAAAGCATTCTCTTAAGCTAAGAATCTCAGCTCCACAAGAATTCAATATTATTCGTGGAGAGATTTATGACGGTAATAACTCCTAACAGGAGATATTATATATACTAGCATCTCACAAGGATAGGGTTTGCTAGAAAAACAAACACACGGAGGTAGATAATTATGATTATCAATCACAACATTTCAGCTCTTAATGCACATCGTCAATTAGGAGCAAACCAAGGAGCAGTACAAGGTTCATTGGAGAAACTTACTTCAGGTCTTCGTATCAACAAAGCAGGCGATGACGCTGCGGGACTAGCAATCTCAGAAAAAATGCGTGGCCAAATTCGTGGATTAGAAATGGCTTCTAAGAATGCATCGGACGGAATAAGTCTTATACAAACTGCCGAGGGAGCTCTTAACGAAACTCATTCAATCCTTCAACGTATGCGTGAACTAACAGTTCAAGCTGGAAATACAGGAACTCAGGAAGATGTCGATCTTCAAGCAATTCAGGATGAAATTGCTTCATTGAAAGAAGAAATTGGTGGAATGGCTGATGGTAGTAAAGGTATTGCTGACCGCACACAGTTTAATGGAAAAGACCTTCTTAATGGAGATTTTGCAGATACTGTGGCTGAAATTACTTTCCAAATCGGAGCAAATGGTGGGCAACAATTAACTGTCAATATTGCTGATATGAGAGCTACAGCTATTGGAACAGAAGGCGGAACAATGATTTCTGATATTGATGTTACTGATTTCACAACTACAGATTTCGATACTCAATTGCAAGCCATTGATGATGCAATCAATCAAGTATCTACTCAACGTTCTTCTCTAGGAGCAGTGCAAAATCGTTTGGAACACACAATTAATAACCTTGGAGCTTCATCTGAAAACCTAACAGCTGCAGAATCTCGAATCAGAGACACTGATATGGCTAAAGAGATGATGGAATTCACTAAGAACAATATTCTTTCTCAAGCAGCTCAAAGCATGTTGGCGCAAGCAAACCAACAACCACAAGGAGTATTACAATTACTTCAATAATAACAAACAAAGCGCAGTATTTTATCTGCGCTTTGTTATTTTATCTCAATATCTTAAGTAAACTCTGAATTTTGAGACAAAAAATATTTTTTTAAATTAACTTCCGATAATAAAGATTATGTCTACTCGAAAAAATAAAAGACTTGTCTACCAATAATTTCCTCGTTGTTCATCAATATATATTATGTAAACTAGGTTATTCTTCTTCTCCTTCCAGATTGCTTTCACTTTCTCGTATATACTGTTCGATTAGGTTGTAAGAGATTGTATCAAGTGACTTTTTTACTCCAAGGTTAAAGACTAGAATCTTAAATACATCCAATAACTCTTCGTCACTATAAAGAAGCTTTCCTTTTCGAGGCATTTCCCATTTTTCAGGAAGATAAGCTTCTACGATTTTATAGTTTAATTCTTGAGGCTCCATTTTTAGACTTAAGGTATCCCTATTCTTTTTGGTTTCCTTCTGAACCATTATATTCACCATCCTCTAGGTATAGCTACTACATCTTCTTTTTTCACAGCTAGAAAAAGAGCAACAAAAAGTAACTACCCTCCACATACCAGTTGACAGGTAGTTACTTTTTGTTGCTCATAAATTTGGTCTACCATACATCTTGCGGCATGTAATTGCACTGAACGAGTGTTTGCGCACTCAGTCAGTGGATTTATAGCAGCTACTTCTTAATGAAAGTATACCTTCATTTGCAATATATTTCAAGCAACCTAAAAGAAAGGGAGTAAAATTTTTAGATTAGCTCAAATGTCTAATCTAAAAATTTATTAATATACAATGTGAATACGTCCATCTTCCCATATTTCTACAGGGTGATAGCTTAATGCTCCATCCATCCCACTATAAAACCCTTTTTCAAGTAGATCCTTCTTGAATTTATCATAGTTTTCTCGGTGAACAACCAGGTCATAAAAGTAAAGATGCTTACCATCAATTATATCAACATTAGATGGAAGAAAATTACCTTCGAATTTTCCTTCAAAGTATTTTCTAGCTTCATCGTGGTTTGGAAATTCGGGCATTTCCTCTTCAAACTTCCTTGATAATCGATATGGATGTTCCTTCAACCATTCTCTTTCAAAATCATAGATTTCCCTCTGAGCGATTATATTCACCATCCTATCATTTATGACGTCTATTATAAACATCTTTGTCTAAACTATCCTATCTTATACATCATGATAAGCACTGAAATGTTTTACAATTTCTTTCATATCATCTGCACTCAATTTTCCTAAAGGTGTTTTCGATATGTTGTCAAAAAACGCATAACGATCAAATTGGACATGAGATACTTTATTTAAACCGGAATTAGGACTGTTTTTTATTTCAATCCTATTACTTCTAGAGGTCCCAGTTATTTTTAACCCAAGAGCCTTACCCTTGTCTTCTGAAAGCACAAGAATAAGGACAGGGCGATTTTTGCTGCCCTGTCCATCTTCATATGGGAATTCTAATTTATAGATATAACCTGGCTGCATTACTCATCCTCCATCCAAAATTTATAATTTGGATGGTCTGGTGAGATATTTACTCTCCCAAACTTGTCAACTTGCAAGGGATCTTGATTTTTCAGCTTAGTTACGTCAATTGTTTTAGAAATAGCACTTAACTTACGTGCTTCGGCATCTTCACGAACTTTTCTAGCTGAACGAAGAGTTGAATGATTTACAGAACGTCTACTAGGAGTACTTATAGTCATTTTTTTGCCTCCTTTTTTCTTCAACTGATCACCACCTATTGGATAAACAGTATATGCAATTACATTAAAAAGATACATTATAATTTAACTTTATCAGAAAAAGTCTGCTTTGTCTAAATATTAATAGATACGCAGAAACAAAGTTGTAGAAATGCAGTTTAGGTTTCCATGTCCTTTTTTTGTCTGTTTTCTATTCAAACAATTCTTTAAGGTCTGTGGATTTCATGGCCATAACTTTTCGCTCTCCATCGCTACCAATACATTTAAAGCCATGATCTTTATAGTATTGTTTAAGATCGGTTTTACATTCCAATGCAATTAGTGAAAATCCAATGACTTTGGTTAATTGATAACATTTATTGAGAAAGTGCATTAAGAATTGGGAACCTATTCCTTTATAGAGATCATTATCGCATCTTCCAAAAAAGTGCAACTTTATAGAGGGGTAATCAACATCCTGATCAGTATACATGATGGGGCCCCATTCTTCTATTTCTCTTTCTGTTCCTCTCCGTATGTATTTTGCTAGTTTTGTGTATGCAGCATGCATGGCATAATAACCAATAACCTCACCCGTAGTTTCTTCGATAAAGACAGTTGTACGAGTGAGGTTCATTTCTTCACGTTTTCTTGATTCTTCTATTAAATATCTTTTAACTTTCTCATCCCTGCATTTAAAATTCTCTATTAGTTCCGGTTCAACTTCGAGAACCTTTATCTCTTTTAGGTTCAAAGCGAATAATTCCTTCCTCTTTATTATAGTTTTTGTTAAACATAGCTAATTTTCCTTTTAAATTGCTCAGCCGTCTAAAATCATCTAATGTTGGAGGTGCTTCAATCCAATTTTTCGCACGTTGTAAATCAGCGTCGCTCTCGAACAGAACTTTACCTGAAACATTCTCTTCTCTAAGAACTAATGCTTCTCCCAATTTATTCTCCTCCTTTTCATTACCACTCATACTAATCACCTGCTGTTTTCAGTCTAGTTATTAGTAGAGTTCCCTATATTTAGATTCATTATACCACATTTCCCCTTGTGTGAACGGCTAAATTTGTGGTTTTACTAACTCTGGAGCCTTAACAGTTAACCTTGTACTGAAAACTACGTATAACAATTCTTATACGAAGTTTTCAGTAACTAACAGCCAAGAATCTCCTATTCTCATAATTTAACTCCCCTTTCATGTCAATATAAGTTAACAGGAAAAACTGGCGAACATCTGTTCACTTGACTACCCTCTTTTGACCTTGCTCTAAAATTACATCGTTTTATACGAAGTTTTCATTGCGAGTTTTTAATTTATTTGCTACCTTATATATAATAAGGAGCTGGTAGAGATGACGCCTGAGCAAAAAAGAAGGCTCTTGGATCAGAGTAAACTTCATTTAATCGATTTACCCTGGTATGTGAATGAATATGTTGATTATCGAATTAATGCTAGTGCTAACACGCTCTACAACTATACAAGAGATTACTATAAGTTTTTTGAATGGATGGTTCAGGAAGAATTGCATCCTGGTCCAATGAAGGATGTAGATATTTACACCTTAGAAAAGCTTACAATACAAAACATCATTAGCTACGAAAGATATTGTATAAGAAACAATAATCAAATTGATACAATAGCAAGACGACTCACCTCCCTTAAATCTTTATTTCATTATTTATCTCAGATTGCTGAGGATGAAGAAGGATATCCCTACCTACAGCGTAATGTTATGATGAAAATAAATATTCGCAAAGAACGACTTTCTGATAAGAAAAAAGCTGAAAAAATCGCAAGCAAAATATTAGTTGATGATGAGATAAATGCTTTTCGGCAATTTATACGTGAAGGGTATGGAAGGTATTTAATAAGTAGAGATGAAATACGAAGACATAGTGCTCATACATTCAACAGAGAGCGTAATTTAGCATTAATAAGTTTAATGCTTGGATCCGGATTGAGAATTAGTGAAGCCTTAAGTATTGATGTGGATTCAATTGACTGGAATCGTAGACAAGTGGATATTGTAAGAAAAGGAGACTCCGGTGACATTGCATCATTTAGTGATGTAGCAGCAGAAGATATGAGAAAATATTTGGAAATACGTGAAAAAAGATACCAAATAGATCGAACTAATAAAGCTTTCTTTATCTCCAGGAGAACGGGTAATGGTAAGTCTAATCGCTTAACAGTTAGAGCAGCACAATTAATGATAAAAAACTATGCATCTGCATTCGGTAAAGCAACATTGACCATGCATAAGTTAAGGCATAGCTTTGCTACGAATCATTATAAAATTAATAAGGATCTAGCAATGCTAAAGGAAATACTTAATCATGCAAATGTAGAAACAACAATGATTTATACTTATATATCGGATAAACAAATTGAACAGTCAATAAACAAAGCAGACAGGATCATCTGACTGCTTTGTGATTGATTACATTGTATATGTACTCTCCATTTTCTTCCCATACCTTTTCAAACTCTTCTGAGGAATACCCTTCTTTAGTAAACCTTCCAACTAGTTTGTTTTTTATATGCCAATCAGGAACTGGAGGTATAGTACCTTTACTCTCATTAAGATACCTCATAATAATATCTTTTGTTTTTTCATCTTTAGCATTTATTTTGGAAGCAGATTTTAAATAATCTTTTCTTCTAGATTTGAGAATAGTAGTGATATATGCTCCTACATGTCCCACATTAGTAGAATATTGTTGCATATCTTCAAGAACAGCTTTTAGCTCATCAATTCCAAATATTGTCCAGGCTCTAATTTGTCTATTTGGAATATCATACCCATATTCTTTAATAAGAGGTCTTGCTTTTTCTAAAAATACTTTTATGTCCTCTTCCTTTAGATTACCTCCTAGATCTAAGCTATCTGTAATTTTGATATCAAACTTAATTTTAGCTGTTTTTCTTCCTTCTTTGATTTCTTCAAAGTCGTATGTTAAAACATTTATATCATCAAGCTCTTCTTTTACTCTCATAAGTATTCTTGATTTAAAATGTCCATACTGTTTGTATTTATCTTTAACTCCAAGATGCTCCTTTAATTTGTCTAATTCAAAGGTTCTTTTTCCTATTGGAGCATATTGCTGAAGCAACTCAAATAATCGTATTGTATAGGGGCTTTGCATATTTCCAATTGTAGGGAATGAGTATTTTGTGTAACGTCCTTGCTCGGTTAGGTTGATTAAGTATGGCTTGATTAAATCATTAAATGTTATATGTACCATTCCGCTTCTATATACAATACCTTTAAACCAAGGAAACCACCCTTCTTCATCTTCAGTCTTTATACGAATTCTTTTTCTAGTTAATTCACCAGCCATCTTTTTCACTTTGCTGTGATAACTTTTACTTGATATACCGGCAGCATTAATAAACTCTGTTACTGTAAATGAGACATTAGGAAAATGATCTGGAGACTTATTAATCTTAGCTGCTGCATAACGAATGATTTTATGCTCTGTTGCAGTTAAGTCATCCTCATAAATCGCCTCTACTAAATCATTTGCCTGATAGACTTGTACTCTATTCTCTTTTTTTATCTTTTCGCCCATACAACCAGTCCAATACATTATATTGCTTATTATTATTTCATAATAAAAATAGTAATTCAATAGATTTATTGAAGTCTCACAGATAGGGTACGTGTGATGTTTAACAACTATCACACATTGGGTACTTGTGATGATCTTTGAAGTATCACACATTGGGTATCTGTGATTTTATAAGCAACTATCACAGATTAGGTACCTGTGTTTTATGTAAACTATCACACATTGGGTAATATCCAAATATAGACCCCCTATGTATTACCCGATGTGTGATAGTTATAAACAAATGTAAATCGTTTATACCCCATGTACCCTATCTGTGATAACAAAAAAGCTGTTATAGCAGGAATTATAAGGAAAATAGATTATCCCTATACCCAATGTGTGATAGTAATACCCTATCTGTGATGGTTAACCCCACAAGTGTGATAATTGAGTACCTATTCTGTGATACTTTAATACCCTATCTGTGATCGTTAAACCCTACAAGTGTGATAGATTAGTACCCGATTCGTGATGTTTCGCACCCTATCCGTGATATTTCGACATCACGAACCCTTATACGACAGGGATTACAGCGCCCCTAAATGTATTAAATGATTATATATGTCCTAAATGTTTAATAAAGTCTCTTTTAAAGAGAGTCATATAGTATGTGTCTTTTTTAATATATTTTAATAGAAAAAATTATGATATAATAAGTAAGAGCAATAAAGCAGGGTGATGGCGATTTGCATCCTTTCTCAGCAACATCTATAGAGAAGGGAGGTGATCGCTTTGATAGTTACTTCAGAATTTCTTGTCATTGTGTTAAAAATTATGATAGTTGTCTATCTAATTATGAACACAAAAAATATATCTAAAAGAGATAATATTAAAGATGATGAGAAAAACGAAAAAAAGTAACTCACCCTGCCGCAAGTAGGTTATGAGTTACTTCTCTAATCTGCGAATCGCCATTAACTCTGGCGTTGCTCATTTAGAGTGTTGGTTGCAGCCAGCACTCTTCTTTTATATTTTATTCCTGGTGACTACATTATATACCTAATTTCATTATTCTACAAGAAATTTAAAATGGAATGAATTACCGTGATACAATAGAATTATCAATAAGTGAGATAAAAGTATCATGCTTTTTTTCATTTAACCATTTCATGTAAGCCAATTTATCAGCACCAAATACTCCACTTCGTTTTGATTGATGCACATTTTCTTCAAATTCTTTCCACAGTTGTGTATGTAAATCTGGATAAGAGTGTGCGAATACATTTGTAATAAAAATTGCCTTTTCTATTGTCATGAAGCTAAAGTCCCTTCTAGTTCAAACAAATCCATTTGATTTTCATCTGTTAATGCGGACAGTTTATATAGTAATTTTCCATCCAGTATGCGGTAAACTTGTTTTCCTACAAAATACTCTCCATCCTCTAAAAGAGTTTCATCATCAAGATCTAATTCGTTAAAATAAGTGGGAGGAAGTTCTTCGCCATGTTTGCTTTTGTATCCTTCTTCTAATTCTTCCAGAGCAACATGATCGATTGATATATCCAGACTTATATCTAATGATAAAGAATATTTCCTATTACAAGAATCACAGATTAATTCTTCATTTTCAAAACTTGCAAGTTTTGAAAATGAATCTAAATCATTAACTGTAGAATCATATAAATCTTCAAAATCGATTTTATTTCCACAATGACAATTTACAACTAAATTTCTAGTATTTACTTGACTAATCATAATTCATCTTCCTTTCTAATATCGGAGTGTATTCGAACTACACAACAACTTCTTTACATTCATTGCAGTATATTGTTCCCTTAATGTTCTGTGCCCAATTGTCGTCATTACCGCATTTACAAGGATTAGCATTATCCCATATTAAATCCAATCTTTCATTTAAAGAATTCATATTTACCACCTCTATATGGAGTTTTTAAATAGAAAAATTTATTTGAACTTCGTAATAGTTAAACATCTATTCCAATACTTAGTAAAATCAAATCTTCCATTGCTATTCCATGCACTACTTTTAACTGATTTAGTATATATTTTAGTCTTTCTACTTTTTCATCAATACTATTTTGATAATCAAGAATCCCTAAATCACTTTGCTTACTAACGTAAAAATCCCTTGCTTTTATTAATTGCGGTATTTCAGTCTTTAATTGCAAATACTGGTTATATAATTCCTCTGTCATCCAGCTTTTATTTTGTAATAATCCCATATAATATTCCCCTTTTAGTACGTAGTATCTATCGAATGTTAATTAGAAGTTTATTCGGAAAGTGAATTAAGGTACTCATTAATTGATTCTTCGTGTTTTTGAAATTCTAACTCACATTCCATTGAACATAATGCTTCTTGAATACTCGAACTCGATTCTTCTACTTCATAAACACTCTGGCAATATGCGCATGTTTCCATTAATACGCTCCTTTTCTACTCCGTATTTTTTATCGAATTCGAATTTTATTCGATTTATTAGCTGCTCAATCAAATCGCTCGTGTTTAAACGTCCCATCTTACGACCTCCTTAATTCATCAATCCAATTAATAGCTTGTGATACAACATCACTTATGGAGTCCCCATGAAACTCCGCATCACAATCTACCTGATCATTTGCATAAAACTCCTCAGCAAATAATTGAATGCAAAATCCTCCATAAGCATTGTAAAGATCAAAGTTAAAGTAAATTTGTATATATTTGAGATGCTGTTCTAAGGTTGTTAAATTATGATTATCTCCATCTCTTCTTCTAACGGTATACAATGTCAAAACCCCTTTTCTCTATTTAATTAATTCTTTCTTGATTCATTTTCACTTTCATAACTTTTTATGGCTTCTTCAATCATCCAAGCTTTTCGGTAATCTCCTTCTTCATGTAACTGTTCAACTCTGTAAGACAAACCTTTAACAATATATGCTTTGCCTATTTGAAAACCAAGTGAGAATACAACTATTAAAAGCAAGATGTAATTCATTGTCATTTTAATCATCACCTAAATTAATTTCTTTTCCATCCATTTCATAATAAAACCACATATATTGATTAGCAAAAAACCATTCTTTCATATCTTCTTCAATTTGTGTTCTAGTTGGCTTCTTAGTGTAATGCATTTCTTTTTCCACATTTATTTCATTAACTTCAAATCCAAATTTCACCTTTTCCATTGTGTTTTACTCCTTTAGATTATCTATCAACTTTTTATTCGGACTGTGCAATCGGACAATCTTCTTTAGCCTCAATCTCCCTAAAATTATCGTGATAATCAATATGTGCATATGCGCCACATTTATCACATTTAATAGCTCTTCCATTGTGTAGCGTGTACCATTCATGTCTATACAAATCGCTCACCTCTTGCTTCGTATTTTCTATCAATTACAGATGAAAAGGCCTGAATCACTCAGGCTTCTCATCTTCAACTAAGTCAATTTGAATGTCAGCTTTAAAATTATCGATTGTAACTACTGCATCTTTTGCATCTTTATCTGGAAGTTGTACTGGTAAGATTAAATCTAAATTTCGATCATCACCATTTTCTGTGCGAATTAAGAATGGCTTCATAAAGCTAATGAATTGTAATTTAATTTGCTCTTCCGCATCATAGTGGCTTAATGCATCCATTAGATAACGAATATTGAATCCGATTCGAATATCTTTTCCTTGGCCACGTAGTGGTACAACATCTTCTTCAAATCCTGACTTATCTGCTTCTCTAGACACCATACGCATTTGTCTATCTTCAGCTCGGATAAGAAGTTTAACGGAATTCTCTTGATCGACAAGCATTGCACGCTTGACTAAACTTTGTAAGTCACCAGCCAAGAAGCTTACTTCAGTTACACAATCTTCAGGTACAAGTCTATCTGTATCTGGGAAATTATGATCGATTACTCTTGAACGAATGGTTACACCATTAGAGAACACATAGATAACTTCTTTATCTTTAATGTGAAGCGTTACAGATGAAACTGTGTCATCCAGCTGCTTTTGAACTTCATTTAATGAAGGTGCCGGTACAATTTTGCTGACTTCTTCAAAGTCTTTGTCTAGTTCATAACGCATTTGAGCTAGTCTGTGTGCATCTGTAGCTGCTAAAACAAGATGTCTATCTACAAGTTTATGGTTAACACCAGTTAAGAATGGTCTAACTTCATTAGTAGACGTAGCATAAGTAGTGTTTCTATACATTGCTCTTAAAACATCTGGATGAACTTTAATTTCTACACCACCAAGCTCATTAAAGATAGCTGGATATTCTAAATGGTCTAGAATTTTTAATTCAAATTTAGAGCGGCCTGCACTTAAAACAGCATCTCCTCCATTGATGGATAGCTTAATGTTTTTTCTAGGAAGACTATTAACCATAGATACTAGTTTAGGATCCATAAATACTGCTCCGCCAGATGTTCCATCTAGAATGTCAAAGTTTTTCTTATCCTTTGCTACAACTACTTCTGTAGTAAAGTCACCATTCATTGCACGGCCTACAATTTTTTCCTCATCGAAGAAAATATAAATCCCTTGCTTAATTGGAAGTACACCATTTTTCTCTCTAGAACGATCTAAACGTTTTAAGATGCTTTGCATTACATCTTTTCTTATTTCTACTTCCAATTTTGTTTTAAGTGAATCCTCCACTTGTTCATTTAATTCAACGATTTCTTTTTCAGCAACTGCTGTTGACATTTAAATCTCTCCCTCTTGTTTGTTTTAGATTATTCGAACTACGCAGTGAGCCTAATCCAATTTTTTATTACTACTTTACCCATGCTATATTCAGTTTCAATGAATTCTCTAATACCATTAACGTCCGCAGATGTCTTTATCTTCTTGTTCCTCCTGATAGTTATAGAACCATCACCACCGGTGTTGTTATTCTGATAAGTATAAACAACATGATATTTAAACTCTTTTTTAAAAAACATATTAATCACTTCCTTACTCCGTGTATTATTCGAAATATGGATTTAATCTAAGTCATAGACAACATCTAACAACTCTTTCCCGTCCATTCTTTCTGTAATGGTGTCGACAAAACCTTCGAGTTGATAATACTCTTCATTTGTAATATTCCAGTCAGCAAAATCATCATAAGAATGCCCCGTTGGCGTTCTATCTATTTGCAAAGTTTCTGTTCCTGTTCTTGTCTCCACTTCTATAATTGACATTTCTTTTGTAAGTTTTTTAACAGTTACTCTCATTTTTTCTACTCCTTATTTTTAATTTGTATTTTAATCGGAATATTGATTACTCGAAAACTTCCAACCAAGGATATTCCCGAATAGCCTCCTGCATATCTATATAAGGAATTATAGATTCAATAAAGCCACCAGCTTTTTCAGCAGGTATTATAAATTCTCGATACTTTCTTTCCGAAACAATTACACTAACTCCATCAGTACGATTGACAACATATCCATTTGCCATTGGTATATCGCTCCTTCACATTGAATCCGAATTAATAACATTCTTTTAATTGTTCAATTTCTTCAACTAAACAATTAAGACAAAAGTTATCTTTTCGCCCTTCATTGTTAATATCCACCATTTTATGAATACGAGTATTAAAAGCAAATCTAACTGGTTTTTCAATAATAACTGTATTGAAATGATCTTCACCACAGCAATCACATTTTAATCTATCTTCAGTATCCATTTGACTTCCTCCTTGGCTTGCAAATCATATAAACTCTGAATCAATTAAAGGCACTAATAACAGTCTTTATTAAACTTACAACTCCGTAAAGACTTGCTGTAATCCACCCTACAAGAGCAGCTCCATTAAGTTTTACAGTATACATTTCATCGTAAAAGACTTTTTTTAATAATTTCATAGAACTATTCCTCCGTATTTTCTTTATAATAATGCTTCATTCGTGAGCCAGAAACAGTTCCAATTCTCATTGCAAGCTTATATATAAATAAGCTTTTATCCTTAATCCAGATAGGAATAAGTCTTTTTTTACCTTTTGTATACCAAGCAGATTCACTTAAAGCAAAAAATAAACGAAACTTCCCAACATCTACATACAAGCATTTAACTAATCCATCTGGTGCCTCTTGATCATATCTCCATATATCCAAAACTTATCCACCCCTAGCTTAAAACTATATTTTTTGATTGTTCTTCTCTAAGATTGAGTGCTTGTTTTAAAATAAGCTTGTCACATTCATCATCCTGGAGAATACAATTCATGATATGATGTACTATATTACCCTCATAATCTAATGCATATGGAAAATTCATTTGATAACGCTTGTACCATTCTTTTTGAATAATTTCATTGTGTCTTGTAATTTCTGATCCAAATTTAAGCAATTCATTGTTTGACATATCTGCCACTGATTTCCTCATAACTGTGTTCCTCCAAATATTTCTTTGCTGCATTTAATCCACGAAGATCTGCTGATGTTTCATGCCATTGATGTAGGTAAACATGTTTATTTAAGTCATAAACCATAATCATATGATGATAATGAAACATAATAAGCAAGCTTACATTTTCTATTGCAAGGATACCTGCACGCCATTTTTTCTTTAGAGGTTTTTTATTGTTAAAAGCTCGATCTAAACACTCTGTAATCTGTTTCATAAAACACCTCTACAAATATTTCTTTATTAAATTTCATTTTCTTTTTGATACAAAACATAACCATCTTTGGGATGAATATCTAGCAAGATTTCATTTTTATAATCAGACTTAATTTTTTCTTTAAATTTAAGTGCCTGTTCTTTAGAATCAAAACGGGATATTTTCGTTCGGTTTCTCCAAGTATCTCTCCAATTCAATGGAGGATTTTTAAATAACTCTTTCCATTTCTTATCCATGTTTTTACACCTCATTTTGATTTAAACAACCAAGTCCCTAGAATAAAGCTAGGGCGACTTGGCCTTCTATAACCTGTTCTTTCTTTCTCTTACCTTTATTGTAAGATTTCACATCATCGATAACCTGCATCATCTCATCGAATTTTTCCATATACGCAGCAAGCTCTTGAACAGTTGCTGTACCAGCAGACACTTTATCTTCAAATTCCTTAATTAGACCTTGAGCGATTTTCTTAACAGTTTCCATGCCACCCTCAATAGGGTTAACATCATAAAACTCATAGTCCTCATAGTTTGTGCTCTGCAGCTCCTCATAAGAATGATTTAACCGTTGGAAGCGTTCATGAATTGTATCTACATTATCAAGCTTACCTTCAGATAGAAGCTTCTTAGCAAGTGATTGAAAGCCATCATTAGAATCTGCCATCGAACGTAGTCCTTCTTCAGAGAACTTACCTTGCATAGCCATCGCTGAATCAATCTTTGTTGCAATATGTTCAAGGACCTGGTCTTGAATTGTATTACGATATGAGTATGTTCGTACAATAACGTCCTCTGTTTGCTTGATTCTCCAACTTCTACGTGAAGATTGCATATAATCATATGTGCTGTAATCTAATTGATAGTACATGATATTAGGGAACATTAAGAGATCCAGTCCTACTTTAACCAATTTAGGATTTGTGACAAGAACATCCCAATCATTTTTTTCCATCATTTCTTTTAACCAACGTTCACGGTCTTTAGAAGACTTTGGCATACGTATACCATCATAGGTCCCTGATGATTTTAAAATTCCTACATTATATCCTAATTCTTTTAACTTTTCATAGATATAACTATCTGTAGCATTGAATGAATTAGCACCAGTAAACTTTGTATAAACTAAACATTTTCTGTTTTTCGTATAAACTTCTTCATCAATATCTCGCAGCATACGCTGGAACTTAGCTGGGACAAAAGAATCTGCCTCAAATGAGTGTGGAGTTGCAATTACATAGTCATTTCCAAGATCATCAAAGCTATTGATTTCAGGAATATTGAATGGTAAATCTGAGTATTGACTCATTAGATTTATATAAGTTGAAACGTATTTCATACCAGACCCTGAAAAAGCATTTGTACCAATTAAGCTAGTCATATGTTGGTCTAATCGATCATATTCAATACGATGTTCATTATCCATTTCAATGAAGATTGGCTCTTCACGATACGGTGGTAGTGCATATCCTAAATCACTTAATTCTAAGAATGCACAGTTACGCATTAAGTACCTTGGGAATAGATGAGGTGATAGACCAGGCTTTTTAGCTGAACCTGATTGTCTTCTGTTATCATCGTCACCAACATATTTCTTCTCGAAAACACCATATTTTTTAGTGAAAAGAGATTCATCGGAATATCGGATACCCTCTTTTAACAATCTGCTAGGATCCAATCTAGCTAAAAGGTAAAATATATCAGAAGCCATACCACCCATTAACGTACCAGTCAACAGAATTTGTTTTTCTGTATGATTAATTAATTGTCCAAAAGCTTGAGCGATTGAGGAATCTCCTGATTTATATTCATGCACTTCATCAGCAATTAAGTATTGGAAGAACCCTCTACGTAAGAATTTATTAATTGCCCATGCAGGAGAAACTTTTCTCTTCTTCGAATCCGCTTCTAGCTTTTCAGGCTCCCATAAAACATAGCCACATTTTTGTGTTTCAGCATTTTTATCTTTAACTTTATGCTTCGGTAAAGTCTTTACAGGAACAGCATTTTGACAAACATAGTTAACAGATTTTCTAACACGTGGTGTCCATTTACGTCCAGAACGCTGTTCAAAGAATCGTTGTCCAGATGGTACATCTTTCTTTTCATATAGAACTCCACCACATTCTGGGCAGTGATATCCAGTTTCAGTTGGTGCTAAGACTGTCTGCTCATATCCATTTGCAAAATGAGATTCTTTTTCGAAGCGGACACGAGGTGGCTTATCTTCAAATACTCCATTCTCATTAAAGTCTGCTTTATATTGAGAGTAATAAGCTTTCGCATCTTCCGAAGAATATCTCCAATCTTTAATTGGGAGCATTGGATATGTGTATTTAGGCAGATCACTATTCATAACATAGTACTCAATCTTATTTGGCCTGTATGGCTGATTCTTTAATTTTAATACATCTGTATAGTGAGCAATTTCATAAACTTCACAATTAGGAATTCGCTCTTTAATTTCACGTTTCCACTTTTCAACCATAATACTTGGTGAAAAGACCAGTGCTCGATATGGTTTAACAGAACCATCATGACTGCGTACTGATTGTGTCACATAAGGAGCCACCATACCCAGAGGGGTTTTTCCGGCGCCCATTTCACCTACTATAAAGCAGTAATCATCTTCTTTTAACGTGTTAGCTACTCCCATTACAGTATCTGCTTGTGGCGGGAATAGACCAGTTATACCGTTCTGATTAGCTGTTAGATTCACATCTTTAAAAGCTGGGCTATGCCTGTCTTTATGTGGATCAAAACGAAGAGCAATATTCTGTTGAATACATTCAGCTAAATCTCCTGCAAAATGGCTTAAGTATTGATCAATTGATTCTAGCTTTGATAACACTTCTTCTTGTGTATCATCTTCTAGGAGTGCAAAATCTAATTCATATGATTGTATTCCATTTGTAATGATATTTTCAAGCTGCTCATCAGTAACCCTTAATAGACCAGCTTGGATAGGGGATTCATTACCAAACGTATATACAGATAAATACTCAAAATACTCATTTTCAATCATTTCATCTACAATGTACTCTTTCCATTCTTCAATCATAGGAGTACCATAACGATCATTTAAAATTTTGTAGATTTGAGAATACATGTCACCATCCCAAGCAATAATGAATTCTGCTAAGTCATGAGGTAATTTTTGACCAGGTGCTGGATGGCCATTTGTTTCAATCCACTGAAAACGTTCACTCGTTTTTTCTTCAATGCTTTTAGAAACAATCAAAGCATGAGAGATATCATCAATTCTTTGAGTATGAACCGTATACTTTTTCTTCTTTGTTTCGGTAAATGCTCGAATTCTTTTGTGATTTTTGTCAAATCGATATCCTTCTGCTCGATGAATCTCTGCAGTTTTATTTCCATCATTAAATAACCATGCAATTTGTTCTACTTTTGATGGACTGCCACTAATGCTAGCTAAATAAATGTGATCTGTATTGTTTATAGTTGAACTAATTATTAAATCTGTATAAGCTGTTGTTCGAATACCGTATCGGTTTGACCCATACATGCCAATTTCATAAAGCTCATCTGAATGAAATGTAGTCACAAAAAATCCTCCTTTTTTATTTACATTAATTTATGGAAATTGCCGCTATAATCAAGATATTTTACTGTAATATCATAAAAGTCTCTTACTTTTGTAGTTGTTTCACCATCTTCATCTTCTTCAATTGTTTCTCTAACTCGCTTTTGAGCTGTTCCTTTTACAAGATGCTGGTTTTCCCCTTTGCCAATAAATCCATTCAAATGACCTGATGTTAAGAGAAGCATAATATGCCCTTTATGCAAGGCAGTTGGAGCAATTGGATTATCTTCTGTTAATACTTGAGAATAACTCTCTTGATAATTATTAATCAAATTACTTTTGTTTAATGCTCCCAAAACTTCTTGGGGTGTAATTGGACCAATACGGAACATCTCAACTGCATCTTTTGATTGTGTTGGTACAATATAAGAAGCAGCTGCTTGTGGTGAAATTTCCTCAATTTCACGATAGGATGTTAATTTAGTCTCAGCAAGTTGATAACCTTTGGTTCGATCAATTTTTCCATATTTATTTAATCGCTTTTTAGCAAGAATAATACATTTGTGAGTATAACTATACTCATCTTCCTCCAATCTAATAATCCGAATATCTTCATACTGATTAGCTAAACGTAATGTTATAGCAGTGTCTATCATCTCTTTTGGAGTAATCATCACAAGAATCCCTCCAGGCATTAGCTGATCCGTTGCCTTTGCGAGTAAAAAGTTATCTTCACGTTCAAATGTAATGCGCTTCTCTTTCTCTTTTAACACACGTCTAAATGCTAATTTGCGTTCTTTTACAGCCTTTTCCACTTTCCTCTCAATCTCTTCTGACTGTTTTTTTAATTCTTCTTTACTAATATTTTCAATACCTAAATCAATTTGGTCCACATCTATATTTTGTCTAACCTTCTCCAATCTTTCTCGTTCTTCAGCTTCAAAGTCGGGCTCAACCAAGTCATCAACTGAAGAAAAAATTTCATCAGTAACTACTTTATTAATAAACGGATCTACAATAGCAAGTGAAAAGGCTTCTTTTGAGATACGAGATTCTGCCTTATAATGTGAATGAGACACCTTTTCAAAGTCTCCACTATCATTCATGGATTCTGCAAGATACAATTCATTTGTAGCTCCATATAAATGCTTATTACCTTCATGCTTCTTAGTTAAAAGCTTAATAGTTTCTCCATTACGTGCACGATAATCAACAGCAGTTATTGGTTGATTCTTCGGAAAATCGAGGTACATGGATAAAATCTTTGTAGCATAATTACTCAATGGTCTATTCAAATCGTAATGCATTTCAAATTCCCCCTTTTTTATTTATAAACAATATATTGCTTCAAATCTTGAATAACCGCATCAATTAAAGCGATAGGAACACCGGCATTAATAAATCCGAAAACATGCTTTAGTTTACGTCCATGATAAGATTTCTTATCAACAAAAATATCTCTAAATTCAGAAGGGCTATCTTTCTTTTCCGTTTCTGTAATAACAAAAGGAACAGGTGAGCTTAATTCATAAAATGAATCAGACTGAAGCTCAAAACGAACCAATACTCGATACCAACTCCCTTCGATATTGAAACGTTTATTCAAAATTTGAAACTTATTAGATGCCCTGTGATCACGGTACCAGCCTGCTTGAATCATATTGGGAAAAGTACCCTTATGAATATCTTTAAGTTTAACAGGTGATGATAAATATAAATAAGCTGTAGCTAAATCCATCATTGTCTAACACTCCTATAATGTAATGCATTACATATTATAACATGAAAATAGCGATCTGCGAACAAAAATCCACAAATCGCTAAAGAATTTAAGAGTATGCTATGAATTTTTCAGTTTTCCTGCCATATCCTCAATAAGATCTTGTGCGCTTTTATATCCTTTTGGATTAATTTTCATATTATAGTATGCAAATGATAAAACTGTTTCGATCAGTTGTGATTTTGTAATAGGATTACCACCATTTTTCCTATTCTGTTTACTAAAATTAGATAAAAAATCATTTAAATCATAATTGTATAATTGCAAGTTAGTAGCAATTGGCATGATACCATAAGCTTCTTCACTTGCATCTGGATGTTTCACTTGTATTGCTTTACTAGGTAATTTGCTTGACTCCACTTCAATTGTTTGACTTTGTATAGGTTCTACTGCAGGTTTAGTTTCTGCTTTATTCACCTGTACTGTAGGTTGTATTACAGCAGATCCTTGTTGATGTGCTTGTCTTAGTAAGTCTTTTGCTCCCATAATCACTCCTCCTATCGTTATGTATTATTTAATCATACCTAACGATTTAAAAGCAACTTTTTGTAAGGAAATATATTGTGTTATAATTTATACAGGCTGTGGTATATTTTGATTTTGTGTATTACTTTGGTTGAGAAGTGCTTGCAGTCTATTCTCTACAGCCATGAGTTCTTCTAACGATAGTTCGTGGAAATTAGAAAACGGTCGGACTGATTGTGCACACACATTTTGTAAGTATTCTCCTGTATATCCTAATTGATTTAATTGTATAATAAGATTATTAACATGGTTATCATGCTGCTGTCGTTGTTTTCTTGCTTCTTCTACATATTGCACTTTTTCCATTTCTTCCTTAGAAGCAGAATTAGAATGATATCCAAGGTTATCTAAAGCTCGGCCAACTGCAGATTCTTCCGCATTTTCTACCCAAGCATTTCGGTCTGCACCATTTCCACCGGCAATTGATAAAGAGTATCCAGCAGCATCAGATTTTGCTAAGATTGCAATGGAAGACATAATTGTTCCAGCATTTTGTTGTGTTGCCTTTTGCGCTATATTCGATATACTTTCTATTGCTTCAACAGATAATTCATCTCTTACCTTTTTGTCTTTCCATATAAGAGCTCCAATTAATGCGTAATTGAAGGACTGAGTTGGATCTGACAAGAACATAGGTAAAATAAGGCTGTCAGGAAAATCATTTTTTAATCGTGATTTTCTTTCTTTGACTGTTTCATAGTTTTCTAATTTCTTGGCCATATCTATTCTCCTTTTGTATATTCTGATATATCTTTAATGCGACCAGATTTAACAGGATCGTTTTCACGTACTAACTTAGCGATAGATATTAGAGCTGACTCCGCTGTGTTACTACCAATTCCGTTCGCAAAATCCGTAACAATATCATGAATATCATTTACTCTTAGTAAATGCTCTCCAACATGATTGCAATAAATGGCTTTATCAAAATCCTTACGGGAATATTGAATTAAGGATGCACCATTAATGGTTTTGTGATAATCAAATGGAATGTTATTCTTTTTCAAAAAAACTGGAAATGTATTTGTTAAATAACCTGATTTGACTGCTACTAAGCCATTATTGCGAACAATAGATTTAGTAGAATGGCTCTTTTCAATTGCAGATAAATATGTTTCCAATACTTCTGTTATATAAATTTCTGGAAAAATGATTAAATGATTCATATTAAAAATCTCCTTATGTCTGAAAAGCTGTTGTAAGTTGCTGATCGTATCTTGCTTGCCTAAGTTTTTCTTTAATTGCATCATAAGATACTACCATTAAATCGGATATTTGACGAATATATAAATCTAACTCTATAGGATCCTGGATCGTTAAAAGAACACCGATTATCTTGCTCAAACGCTCCTGTTGGGTTTGATTGATTTCATTGTAATGGTAAAGAATATTTTCTTGTGTTTCCTTATACACTTTAGTTATCTTATATTGACTTATTGGCTGTGTAAATTTATGAATATGATTTAATAAGCTTTCATTATAGTAGCCAAAAGAGATACATAAAGAATCAGGATCCATACCATTTTCTAATGGATAGATAAATGTCTCAATATTATGTGCAGCTAATAGCTTATCATCTCTTTCTGCAGCTATTATACCAGCTGGGTCCAGTTTGTTATCGTAAGGTTTTTTATCCTTACTTCTAGCCCATTACAGACTAGCTCGGCATATCTCTTCACCCACATCACTATATGTTTGGGTGGTGCGGCCTCGTGCCAGGATTATAGTCTGTTACTACAGGTTCACCTGGTATGCTCTGCCCCTGACTAAATCTTTACATTTAGCCTTCGGTTCGGGTTGCCCTTTCAATCAGGGAGGGTTTTCCCGCTTAGTTCCGCACTTATAATTCAACTAATTTCTTAATTGAACGGCAACACTTCATTATCGGTTAATAAGCGAAATAAATCGTTCACGTTTCCTTGGAAGAGAAAAAGTTGAATCCTTATAAACATAATTATAAAACTTTAAAGCATTTCCTCTACCGCAATACTTTAAGTTATATATATTATCTCCATTTTTCTTTCTCTTAGTAAACTTTACGTTTGGATTTAAACCAGCTTCTTGAAGGTGACTTCTAATGTTTGAAAGTAAATTGTAAGTTCCGTCCACTGAGTAATGCCACATTCTTTTTCAATTTCAGGATTCCTACATCCATTTAAGTACATTTCAATAATCTTTTTTTCAATCTCTGGCTTAATTTTATTCCGTGTCAATTTATCTCATCCTTTGTCTCTTTGAGGTGTTTTTTATACATCTCAAGTATAACAAATAATTAACTGAAAATAAAGAAAATTCTACCATCTCTCATTAGGATGACCTTCTTTGCCCCGGCACGCTTTAACAATTCAATCTGTGCTTGAGATAAAGCAACTCCCATTGTGGATACAGCATGCTTTAATCCATGACGATGTAAACTGATAACATCGGTCCATCCTTCAACAATTACAGCAGTTTTTGCTTCTCTTATATACTCTTTAGCGATGTGCATACCATATAGATGGTTTCTTTTATCAAAATTCTTCATGTCTTTATATTTTGGTACGAAGGATTTTCCATTACTTTTATTCTCTACATTTAATTCGTTTAATACACTTTGACCAAAAGGAACACGGCCAGTAAAAGAAACGATTTCACCGTGATAGTTAAACATAGGAAAAACAATTCGATTCTTTACATTAATAAAATTAGAATGAGGTTCTTTACCTCCATAGCCAAGTTTCCAAACCTTCATATCTAAGTGTGTAATACCACGATTACCTAAATACTGTAGAGACCTTTGATGTTCGCATAAATTCATATGAAATGCTTCTGAAACACGACTCATTAAATTAAAATAATCTCTTCTTTGATTAACAGCAGCTTGTTCTTCAGGCGACAATTGAGGGAGTGGGATTCCAACCATTGACGCAAGCATTTCTACAGATTCTCCAAATGTAATGTTATTTATATGTTTTAAGAAAGATATGACATCACATGCAGTTACTTCCGAATGATTCTTGCTACCGGCTCCGCAAGCATGACAATAAAATGTATTATTATCAGAATTAACTTGCATGCTCGGTGTCTGATCATCATGAAAAGGACAGATGGCCAGATGAGAATGCCCCATTTGCTCAACTTGGATATATTGAGACATAATATCAACAATATTAGCTCGCTGCTTTAATTCTTCAATAAACTCTGAGGGATAGTGTTGTGCCATTTATGTGAAGCACCTCCTACTGTAAGATTGCAATAAAAATCTTTCTGTAATTAATAACTTAAAATTATTTTCTCATCATCATCTGAATCTAACTCAACTTCATCAAGAGGAGCTTCTATATTTCTTACTGCTAATGCAACTTCATAATTTTGAGGATAGCATTTCAATTCATCAATCAATTTCTCTACTGTCCATTTCTCCTTCAAATCGATTCACTCCTTTATTTCATATATTAGATGAAATCATCTATCTTTTTTGCTGTTTGATTAAAACATCAAATTTTTATTGGATTGACTATTCATATCTGGGTTGGCCAATAATATTTACTAGGACTCTTTTTTGCTTGTGAGTAAGGGGGACTCCTGTTTTGGCTTTATTATAAACATCTGTAGCCATATCTTTATAATCATTATCAGGTATATCTAAATTTAATTCATCAATTATTTGAACTAATGTTTCTTTACTTAATGATTGTAGTTGAGTATATATCCATTCAATCTGTGATAGGTAAGACATTTCTATTACCCCCCCTTATTTCACATTCTATTCGGACTTTTAATTAAAACCTTTCTGTCAGCAGTACATCTTGTTCGTGAGTAGGTTTGTCGCTTTCGATTCTAAACAACTTATTCACAGCTGCTTTATCGCCTTCATCATTCAAAAGATACACTGTTGCGTTTGGATTTCTAACCTGTAATTCTTCTATCAATTGTTTTACTTTCATCATCTACACTCCTCCGCATTTTCTGTCAAATTCGAATTTTAGTCGGACTACTAAATAACATTCCGTTCAGCTATCCAGCATTCGTCTCTGAATTTCTTTTGTTTAAGAGATTCTTCACGACAATTGAATGCCTTGCCTTCGTCAGCAAATACACCTTTTATCTCAATCTGATGGTCTCTCAAATAATGTTCATACAAGACGATAAAAACAGTCATTTTATTTCACCTCTCCTGTCGCATCTTCTATCGACTTCGAATTTTAATCGGAATTTGGATTACTTAAAGACCGTAATTTTCTCCAAAATCAGCTAAATGGTCTTGCAAAAACTCTGCAAACTCTTCAATAAATTGAGGGTCATTAACCATCTTTTTTACGCCTTCTTTTGTCTTTTCAACGTTTGATGATACGTGCATCCCTTCATCGTCTAAATACTCCAACATATGTTCCATAGTGATTTCATAAGCGTTTCTAATATCCATATTTTTAGCTCCTTTACTCTACATTTTTTATCGAATATAAATCAAATCGTTTCAAATATTATATATCATTCATAATAAGTTGCATTTCATAGATTGCTTTTTTAGACAAGGACTGTTTATCCTTGTTTAACCACTCTTCACGCTTTTTCAAATTTGCTCATTTAATATCTCCCCTTTTCTCACTAGGAGAAGTAGTCTCTAAAACATGCCGATAGGCAGTAAAGAAATTACTACTCTAAGTTTAGAACATATCGAAATGCATCATTAATTAACTTTGTAATAGTATTTCTGAATTCTATTCGAGATAAGGCTAAAGCATGGTTTGGTTGATCTAAGAAACTATCCAATACACTTATAATATTTTGTTGAGCTAAGCGGATTCTCTTAGGATCTAAATCAAACTTACCTCTATTATTATCCAATTCGCTACGAAGAATTTCATTTTCTTCTTGTAGTTTTGTCTTTTCTTCAAGATAAACATTACGCTCGTCAATTAACTGTTGAATTAATTCTTTGTTTTGAATGGTAGAAAGTTGTTCAGATAAGTCTTTTAAGTAAATAATATTTTGATGGATACTTTCATTCATAACAGCTAAGACTTCTCTATCCTGATGTGTCAATAAATTCTCTGGTGTAGGAACATGAGAAGATTGTTTTAAAAACAATTGAATTTTGTCATCAAGATTTAAATCGCCAGCGGAAAAGTCAATGCTCTTTTGAGGAACAAATTCTTTTTGCTTATCTGATTCTTCCTCATTTATTGCTGGCTCCTCTATGTGCTCTTCTACTTTATTTTCTGTTTTAATTTCATCTTCAACATTATCTTTAACAGGAGCTTCTTGTTCAACTTCTTCCACTTGCTGTCCCTGTTGTTCTTCCTTTTTTGAATTACTTTCAACAGTATCTAAAGCATTAGAGAAATCTTTCATTTTCTCTTGTAGTATAGTTCTATATTGATCTATATTGCCAGAGGTGAATATCTTTTTCTCAGGTAAGGCTTCTTGTTTCGAATCAGGCAAATAATAAAATTTACGATTATATTTTCCACGTTTATTTGAAAGTAACAAGCGTCCTTCATTTACAAGATTTTTAATATGATAGTCAACTGTAGGACCTTTAACTCCATATTTTTTAGCTATCTCAGCAGTATTTATGAAGACTTCATCTTCGTTTCCATTTTCAAAAATATCAAGTACATCATTATAAATTGTTTCTCTGTTTAATTGTTTTGAAGACATCTAAATTCCACCTCTCAAAAAGTTAGGTACTAACCATTATATACATGTCTCTGCAAATATAGTCAAGTTAGTACCTGTAATGAGATTATATTTTATAAAAGTTCTGTTTTTGTTGTAATATCTTCTGGAATCTCCATAATGAAGCGGGATGGATCATAAGACTGGACACCTTTACCATCATGTCTTGCACGCTGGTTAGTGTACGTAATGTATATCTTTTCTTCTGCACGAGTTAATGCAACATAAGCTAATCTACGTTCTTCTTCTACATCCTCTTGAGTGTTTGATCTCCAAGATGGGAATAAGCCTTCATTCCATCCAATATTAAACACGACAGGAAACTCCAATCCCTTTGAAGCATGCATCGTCATCATTTTTACAACATTTGGCTCATCTTCACCATCTTGTTTATAATCAGAGATGAGAGATATTTCTTGCATGAATTCATCTAAAGGTTTATCAGGATGATTTTCTTCATAATGAGCCATTAGATTAATAAACTCTTGAATATTATCTAAACGTTCTTCTTCATTCTTATCTTTTTCTGCACGTGTTCTGTACAACTTTTGCAATCCAGATTGTTCGATCACATATCTTGCAAAAGCTGATATAGACATATTTGAGTTTAGTTTTTCTTCGAAATGATCGAGAGTATCTAAAAATGATTTAATCTTACCAGCTGCAGCCTTTTTAATGGAATCAATTGTATCAATTCCTTTTAATGCTCGGTAAACACTAACAGAGTTACTAGTTGCATACTCTTCGATAGCAGTCTGTGAAGTCTTACCGATTCCTCTTGTAGGTTTATTTAGGATACGAAGCATAGCAGCATCATCTTTTCGATTGTAAATAACTCTCAAATAAGATGTTATATCTTTAATCTCTTCTCTTTCGAAAAACGATTGTCCACCAAAAACTTTGAAGGGGATGAAGTTGTGAACAAAGACTTGTTCTAAAGCCATCGATTGATATCCTGCTCGATAAAGAATAGATATATCTTTCCACTCGTATTTTTCAGACATAACAAGCTGCTTAATCTTAGTAGCTATAAAAGCTGCTTCTGTATATTCGCTTTGCAATTGGATTATATCAACATTCTCACCTTCATCCTTATTGGCACGCAATACTTTATCATAAGGAGCAGGATTATTAGATATTAAACCATTTCCAGCTTTAACAACAACATTTGTTGATCGATAATTATCTTCTAATTTGATAACTGTACAAGGTGCGAAATGCCTTTCAAAATTCATGATTATTCCAATGTCAGACCCTCTAAATCGATAAATCGATTGATCGGGATCGCCAACGGCAAACACATTCATATGTGGTGCTGCAAGTAAACGTAGTAAGTTAAACTGTGACGGATTAGAATCCTGATACTCATCAGACATAATATAATGAAATTTATTCTGCCAATAAGCTGCAGCATCTGGATGTTCTTCTAGTAATGTAACAACATTCATTATTAAATCACCGAAGTCCATTGCATTTGATTCTTGCATAATACGTTGATAGTGAGAATAAACCAGTGACATATCTTGTTCAGTCCGGGATTCCGCATTGTTGTATGAACAATATTCAGGAGTCCATAAATTATTCTTTGCATCATCAATATAATGCATTGCTAAGCCAGGCTTATATTTTCCATCAAAAGAAAGAGACTTATAAATACGTTCGATAAGTTTTAATACATCATAGGAATCATAAATGATAAAGTTGGATCGATTATCTACTTGTTCATATCCCAATAAATGAGCATGTTTTCTAAGTATGCGCACACACAAGCTGTGAAACGTACCCATCCATACTTTATTCATATTGTCTTCACCAACAATTGCTTCCAGTCTATCTTTCATTTCACGAGCAGCTTTATTCGTAAATGTAGCACAAAAAATACTTTCAGGAGCTACATTGTTAGCAATCATATTAGCAATACGAGTAGTTAGAGTGGATGTTTTTCCAGATCCTGCTCCCGCTATCACAAGATATCTCCCATCAATTGTAATAGCCGCTTCACGTTGATGTTCATTTAATTTTGCAAGCATTTGTGCGACCTGAAAGATATTCAGGCCGACACCTAATGTTGAAGTAGTCAATTTATAACCTCCTTATGAAAATGATGCTTCTGGTTCTGCATCCGGTTCAACCTCAGAAGAATCACTGTCTAAGTCTAATATAATTGATGTATAATCCTGAGAAAGCTGCATTAATAGAATTTGGAACGAATTTAAACGCTTTAGAGAAGTCAAATCTCTAATACCTTCATAATCGAGAGTCCACTCATTTTTCTTATTATGATCCCAGCGATGAATTCTTACTTCAAAATTCATTTCCTCATCATGTTCACATTCGAATATAATCACTGCAGATTTATGACTGCTCCATGACCTCTCTTCATTGTATTCAACATAATAATTCACTTCTACACTTTCATAATGAGGACTATCTTCAAAATAAACATCGAGACCATGTGTTTCTACATTTTCAGCAACATATTTCATCCACTCTTCAAATAAATCAGTCGCATTAATAGTACTTTTTCTTTCATAATCTACTAGATGCTTAAAGTTTTTAATAATTTCCTTATTATCTACAGTGCTGTTCTTTAAGATATCAACAAGAACAGCATCTAACTTAACGATATATTCACTATAATCATAGTTCTCAAGATATGGTACCATTACAGACTTGATTTTCTTTTCAATTATACTAGTGATTCCTCCATACCTATTAAATAATTGATCAGTTGCACTTCTTATACTACTTTCAAACTCTTTTGTAATGATTTCCTCAACTATTCCCTCTTCCATTTTTGATGAAATAATATCTTTAATATTGGTCTCCAAGTTTTTCTCCATGTTTTTTCTCTCCCTTTTTTAAATTAGATTCTTCGCTTTACTTGCTTCATTAAATGAGGATGATACTGTGATAGAACATTGTAAAGCTCATTGAATGTGTCTTTAATGTCCCATTGTGCTTCGTCAGACGTTCTAAGATTAATTAAGTGGTAAGCTTCCCATAAGTCAAAATTAGCCACTACACGTCTCTTATGTGCGTTTAAAATAAGATAGTCCGCTTCTTGATCGAAACCTTTTTCTACAAAGCTTACATACTGTGCAAATACTTTTTCATGTAAGTTCACTAAGAGATGTTCTAAACCAGCTGCTTTAATTCTTGGTGGAATTACTAATCCATTTTGCATAGAAGGCCCAGCAAACATAAAATCTGTTTTGCGGTTATGTCGCAAGAGCTGATGCCAATTTGCTTCTGATACTTTTAGCTCAACCTGATAATTAACAGACTTAAAAGCTTCTGGTGCTGTATCAAAATGTTTAATATCAAAGAGAAGCTGTTCAATAATTTGATTTCTTTTTGCATAATCTAATTCTCTGGCACGATTAAGTGCAACTGAATAAGGAATATTTGATTGCTGTACAAAATATAAAGCTAAAATATTTAAAACCTCATCAAGTTCAAGGCCGACAGTAAGAACTTTAACATCACGTTGTAAACCTTGATCATCTTGAGTGGAATTAAAATTAGATTCAATAACAGATTGATGTTTTTTCTGGTATGGAGAAGCATCTGCGTATTTTAGTAAGACTGGTAATACTTTTGTTATCTCTTCTTTCAACGCTTTACGCATATCTTTAACTTCAGTGTATTTGCTTGTCTCTAATTGTGCTAAGCCATCTCTCCAAGCACGACCATTAGCAGTCATACCTAATTGAGTGTACATGGCTAAAGGTAATGCATAACGAGCATCTTCAAATGCAAGCTTTTTTAATGCATTATAGTCAGAAGACAGTTCTTTATCGATTTTAGTTAATTCCTTAACATTTTTATCATTCTCTTTTTGTTTCTTCTTAAGCTGTTTAAATTCTATAGAATCGTGATATTCAGATTTCAAATCCTTATAGACTTCATCAATTAACTTCTCAAATACATCAAAACATTCATTCATAGACTGTTCAAATTCTTTATGTTCTTTGCTATTCTTTTTGAATGGATTATGCCAATCACCACGTTTAGGCTTTTGATATCGCTGACTGTATTCTGTAATACTGTAAAATGTATTACTAAGTTCAAGATCTGCACTTGCTAGTCGAGATACCTTTTCAATACCGACATGTGCTACAGCATGTTCTGCAACGCTGTTTCCGCTAATATGAACTCTTCCATTTCGACGCACAATTAATGTGTGATACTTTGGCAACTCTGCACAATAAACTAAACCACTGTAATCCTCCCAGTCATCAAAAATGTCATATTGAACTTTATTAACCATCGATTCAAGTAGCTTTTTTGTAATAAATAATCTCCATCCATCCTTATGGTTTTCAGATTGTGCAGGTCGCTCATAACTAAGATATGAACTCCAGCCTAATAGTAAAACTAAATGTTGCACTTGATCTGCTAATGTTTTACTAGAAGTATCATATACCATTGATCCATTTCTATGATCTTTACTTCCATCTGAATTCATTAAGCCATCAAATAAATAATGAAGAATTGTGGAATCAAGTTCTAGAAGATTATCTGGGATTTGTTTTTCTCTATTTTCGTCATAACATTTTGATAAGATATCACCAATATCATTATTGTTAGATGTGATATAGAACTTATAATTTTTATTTGCTGAAATTGATAAGCCTAACTGTTCACAGAGAGAATATAGATAATCAATTTTACGTTGTTTTTTAATATGAAACTGAACTGAATGTTTTGTTCGGGTATCAATGTAACCATCTCCAATAAAAAAGCCAAAAAGTTGTAGTAATGGCTCAATTGGGTATCCATATAATGTATCGGAAACGTCCCCATTCCAATTTAATCCACCTAATCTAACCTTATAACATTTGTCTTTTAAATCTTCAGCATTAATTAACTGATATTTACGAGTTTCGAATTCTTTAATCTTATGACGAGGCCATGCAAAAACCTTATGATTTGGTGTTACCATCATATCTATACGGTTTCGATCAACCTTATACATTGGTCCAGTATAAGGTTCTTCAATGAGTTTAACTGGCTTTAAATATTCAACTTCTAAAGAGTCAGGATTTACAGATGCTAATTTATCATCATCATTAACACTAAACCAGTTTTTAAATCCTTTCTCCGTAAGAACTTCAGTTTTCTCATCGTAGCAACTATGTCCGTACCCGACAGTCCACTTTTCATGAAAATCTTTTGCTTTCTTATCAAGACTAGTAAAAGTGTCTTGCTTCGGAACTTCTATATCAAATTCTTTTAAAGCTATTTGTAAATGTTCCTTAAACGATTTAGGTGAACGGGATACCCATGCGAATAAAGTTGCAACAAACTCTTCTGGTAAGTTTTTAATGGCATAGATGTTCCCTTCTGGATTGCTGACAAAAGGAGAGATATCGATTGTTTTTTCTGTTTGTTTATTCTCTGATGATTCAGTTTTTGTAGGTCTTTTCCTTGTTGTGTTTCTCTTTTCTACTGTAGAAGTCTTATTGGAATCATTGATTTCTTCCTTTACTTCGACTTTTGTATTCTTTTCTTCTTGTTTTGTATTTGACATTATTATTCCTCCTATGTAATGCATTAATGCACAGCATAGAGCTGATTGGTTGAAACTACCTTGTCAGGGGTGTTTCACCATCCTTTTTATATTTTTTATTCAGCCCTATGCTGTGCATTAATTAGGTTCACGGTAGGCAGGATTTGAACCTGCGTGGGAAGGTATTTCCAGAGGACCCTTCATACAAAGTATCAACATCTTGGTTTTTTATTTCCTTCCTCCCCGCTCGTCGGGGTGCGTTCGGCCAGCTTCGCTACTTCCGTGATAATAAAGTGGATGGCTTCGCACTCAGTTGTGCCGGGACGCAAGATCCTATCACATAGTTAACGCCATCCAAATTAACTAAGTGATATGTTTGTTACAGCAGTTTTCATCTGCCCACTCTTTGCTAACTGTTTGCGGGGTCAGTTTGAAAGAGCAAAAGTCAACCACTCCCCCAATATCAGACAATCTATTTATCTACTATTGGGGGAGTTCCAACATTGTTGGATGCTCCACATCTGCTGTACGATACCTAGAAAGTAGTAGGTTCCTTATTATTTTTTTACTAAATCTTTCTTATGCTCTAAAAAGGTTTTATTAATTTGATCGTAATAAGATACAATACCTTTGTTTTTTATGTCTTTGGAGTTAAATAAACCTATGACTCTTTTAATTGGTATAGATGATATTGAATCTCCATTAGCATCAGATATTGGCAATTTGATGCGTAAGAATTCTAATGATGGAGCTTCATAATTCCATTCAGATCCTTCAATTGTTTTAATCATTGTTTCTCCAAGTATTAGTCCATAAGCAAATAATATAACTGTCACATCATCAGCTGGTTGATTCCGGGACAACTTAAGAATATGCTTTTCAATTTGTGTAAGAGATGGTCGTGTGAAACCAGGAAGCATATCTACACGAATAATTTGTGGCACTATTTTATCTCTAATTTCATTAACTGTATCTTCAAAATTACTTAGTTCTACTTTTGACATTTAAATGCTCCTCTAATCTCAATTAAGTAAGGTCATTAAATACTGATAAATTACCGCTACCTTCGTAGAATTCAGGCTTTTTACCTTCATCTTTCTTCTGACCGGCATTTGCAAGACTAACTTCAATCTCTTTTGTAACTTCAACACATGATGACCCTTGACCATTTAGTACTTCCATATTGATCTCTCCGCCTGGAGATATTTTAAATTTAACTTCAGTTAATTGCATTTTGGACTCTCCTTTGTCTATCTTAATTATTTTAAATTAAATGATGTGAAAAAATCTAAGTTATCTTCTGGTGTTGGACGACCAGCATTATTCCATGATTTTGCATAATTTAAAACAGCTTCTATATCATTTCTAGGCTTTTCAATCTTATAAATTACTTCATCTTTATAGAATATTTCAATTAAAGAGGTTTCACCATAAACTTCGGTATCATCATATGATTCAAAACCTGTAGAAGAATCAATAGTAAGTATTTGACTAGCCATAGAATGTACTACAACATAAAATTTTTCCTTAAATGCATCCAGTATGGCTTTTTCTTCATCTGTAAATATATTTTGCATAAAAAATCTCCTTTTTAAGCTGTTTTCAATTTAGGTGCTCTTTTTTTACTTTCAAATTGAATCCAAGCTGCAAAAACAAACGTAGATGTTAAGTTAGCTAATCCAGCCGTACTTGACTGGAATGCAAATAATTTCAATAGTATTGTGCTTGCAAATAATCCATATGAAATATTAATAGCCCATCCAAGGATTGGGATTTTTAAAATCCAAACTAAAACCTTTTTAATCTTATATACAGGAGCAATTGTGGCTGCAGATGCTATAGCAACTGTAAAAAGAAACATAAACATATTAAACACCTCCAGTTTTAATATGTAGATAGGGTGGATTAAACCACCCTATGCAAACGTAGTTGCAAGAATTTCAATCTCGCCTTCTTGATTGAATTGAATATTCTCAAAGTTTACAGTCCATCGATTTTCTTCACATGTTTGGATAACTTGATATTTTGAATGTAATTGGCTTATTTTATTTGTGAATTGCTTTTCTGACATGGGAACTTTAAACCAATCAGCTTGCAATTGTAATTCACCGCTTTTATCCTTTATCCATCCTAATGGAAGAAGCTTACCATTAGAAACTACTGCTAGATCAGCTAAGCGCTTTTGACCATAGTAATCAGTAATCGTTGTATTCTCCTTGTACCCAAGACCCATATCTGACAATGAAGCTTTAATAAAATCTACATTTGACACGTTACACTCATAAACTGCAAAATGACTCATAAAAATATCCTCCTTGTAATTGTATATAATAAGAGCAAATGCTACTTATTTTTCATTCTTTCAGGCATATATGTTTCAGCAATCTTTTTAAGCAATTCGCTTCTTTCTTTTTGAACAGCTATTACCTGGTTATAAACTGGCGTAGGCATTGTTTCCATTTCTTCATTTGTAAATCCTTCATTTGTTATCATCTCTCGAAGGCTTTTAAATGTATTAATTGTTTCTTTTACAATCGTATCTTTCATCTTATATTTAAAAACTACAAGATGACTGACTTTCTGGAAAAAGTCATTATATGCATGAGCAAGTTCTCTATATTCACACATAGCAAAATCGACAGCATGTCCTATAATTTCTTGATTATTATAATGATGTTCTTCAACTTTTGACTCGCTAAGCATCTCATAGATACGGGATTTCTCTTCTACTGGATCAAACATATCTTCACCTCAGCTTTTAATTGAAATCAAACAGTAGCTCTTTTGGGTTGACTTCATCTTTATTCTTTTCTGTTTTAATTGGTTTACCATGAATAGCTTCATGCTCATAAGAAGATGCACATTTGGCAGATTGTTTTGCCCATGTTCGTAATTCTTGAAGAATTTCAGGGTTCCTTTGAACGATTGGAATAACTAACTCAGTTTGTTCTACCAAGTCCTTTTCAGTCATCTGATAAGATTCACGTAACTCCTTCTTGTAACCTGCATATGCTCTTCTACCTGATTCAGCAACTACTCTTTCGATCTCAGCACCTGTAAAGTTATTCATTAATTGAGCTACACGTTTAATTTGATTAGGCTCAAATGTGTTTTCATCTTTCTTTTCACCAATTTCATATCCACGTTTGCGAAGATGAATCTCTAAAATATCTTCTCTTTCTTCTTCTGAAGGAATAGAGACAAAGAAAAACTCATCAAATCGGCCAGCACGTGTTAACTCTGGAGGTAATTTAGAAATATCATTAGCAGTTGCAATAACAAATACAGGTGCTTCCTTATCCGATAACCAAGTTAATAATGATTGAACAACACGGGATAATGTTCCTCCATCTGATCTATCTGATGAGCCCACTCCACTAAGACCTTTTTCCAGCTCGTCAATCCAGAGAACACATGGAGATACATCTTCGGCAAGCTTTAATGCACGATCAATATTCTTTTCACTCTGGCCGACTTTCGAGTCCATGATTTTTGACATATTCATTTTTAATAATGGCAAATTCCAAAGATGTGCTAATGACTTTGCCATGAGAGATTTACCACTACCAGGAACACCAACTGTAATAGCTCCTCTTGCAGGATCGATATTATAGTCACGTGCTTCTGGATCAAAAGCATAGTAAGCATCGTTTAACCATTCTTTAAATATATCCATACCACCAACATTGTCCATGTTACCTAACTTTGTAATGTATTCCAATAAGCCAGTTTTGCGAATAACTTGCTCTTTTTCTGCCACTATCTCATCAAGTAAAATACGTTTATGTTTTGTAGCAGATTTCTTCAGAACATTATTAACTTCTGTACGTGTCATGCCGACCAAAGCATGGATAATAGCATCTCTTTCTCGACCTTCTGGCGTTGGAAGTTCTTTGCTTCTCAAAAACTTTTCCATTCCTTCTAAAAGTTCAATTACATCTTTTCGAGAAGGTAAATCATATCGAACAGTTGTAATTGATTTTTCAAGTTCTAAAGGTATTGATATCTGTGGAGACGTACAAATAATTGGCTTATAGATAGAGCTTTTACTTTCTAAGTAATCACGCAACGCTCGTTTTGCTTGTGGATTAGACCAAAGATCATGTATATCTTTTAAAATAAAAATAGATGGCTTATCATGAGCCGTAATTCTTTTAACAAAACTAATCGGATCATAATCTTTAAAAACTTCTTCTTCAGATAAAAGATCAACACCACCGCCAGTGATGGACCAAGAGTATATTTCAAATGACTTTAACTCAGCTAATGCTTTCATATCTTCAAGAAAACGCTCTTCTTCGTATGTTTCAACAAGTAAAGCTTTCCGCCTTGAATTTAATAGTGTTTGAATTTCATTAATACCACTCATTTCAAGTGTGTTTTCACTCATTTATATTTCCCTCCAATTTCAAATTTCAATGTCTGCAAACTCATCGACAATTGACTGTTTTCTTATTGCACTTTTAATATCTTCTAATACTTCATGACGTTTACTAATAAGATCGGTTATCCTATCTGGATCCTTTACTTCATTTAACTTAATTAAGGACTGTTCTTTAACTAATGAGTATTGAGCATCTGACTCTTTAAAATCTTCTACTCCAATGATTTTGCAGCGCAATGAAATGTCACAAAAATCTCCGTCATCAATGCTTGTAATATCTTTCTCTTGACTAGGAACAACAGTGAAAATTTTATTATCTGCTAGTGAATAAAATTTAAAACAGCATTTTTTAAATTCTGTCTGTTTAATTATAGTTGTTTGCAATATATCTTTAATATGAACGGAAAGATCATCATTGAAATACTGAAACTGTAATCTTTCAAATGTTGAGATATGGTTAGTTCCATTATTAAGTGAGATTAACCCTACACCGCCTTTAAAGACATATAGCTCTTTTAACTGAATAAGAAACTTATCACTATATCTCTCTTTAAGATATGAATGAAAAACTTCTAACTCCTTCTTCATGATAGGATGACTCTCTATTTTATGATTTATATTGTCAGCATCGATTTTCTTGATTGTATCTAATAATATGGCCTTAAATGTATCAATTCTTAATCGCAATTTTGTAAACATGCTTTTATCGATATAAAATGGTATAGAAATTATATCATCTTCCACCTTTATCTCAGATGTAACAGTATGTTTTTTGCTTGTTTTTATATCATAGTATAACTGATCAGAAAATGGATTTATATCAGTTACTTTATTCAAATCAATTGTATCTTGATCTATAAGACTCATCATGACACATCTTCCTTTTCATATTCTTATAAACTCTCATCTAAATGCTTTTTATATCTGTTTTCACATAAAGAAGAGCAATAATCTTCCGTTTGAGTAGAACCCCCACAAGCTTTACAATGGTTACTTGAATTAAACTCATTCATATACTCATCAGCATACTTGTAGATAAATTGATTGTCTTTATTTTGGCGTGTCATTGTTTCAGATGCAAAAATAACACGTTGATTAGCGGAACCTATAAATCCACCATCATGCATATACTTAGCAATCGTTAGACGCTGCTCATGCTTGTACTCACCATCAACAATGATATCAATGTATCTCATCAATTCGAGAACATCATCAGTAGTAAGTATTTCAAATTTAACTAAAGTTGGATTCCCTTCTGCATCTGTCTTCTTAATCTCAAATGAAGCTGAATAATCCTTTAATTGTTCTAACATGGCATCCTGGTGTCTTTCTTTAGACCAATAAAAATTCAACCCGTGCTTCATTAAGACATCTAACTTATACATTGTATACATGACAATATGAAAGGTAGGATCTTTCTTCTTAAGTTCTTTTGCGACTTTGCCAATAGCTCTACCTTGTAAAATTGGCTCTCCACCGCAAAATGTTACTTGACGATTCCATGCATCTCTATCTATAATCTCAATGATTTCATTGATTGTCAGTTTTCGATACTTACCTTCAAACGTCCATGTTGTTTGATTAAAGCAACCTTCACAAGGACTAACAACTCCACGAATACAACCCTTTGTAAAGAGTTCTAATCGTTTTCCAGGTCCAGCAGTTAAGGCATTCTTGGTCACACCAATAAAACGCATAAAATCTACCATGTAATGCACCTCTTTTATAAAAATGTAATGCCTTACTTTTATTAGTTTAAAACAAAAGCTTAGGAAAAGCAACCAAAAATAGTGATATTTTGAAAAAACTGCAGATAATCCTAGATAATTAAACGTAACACACTGTGAGCATACGGATTCTAGGCTTATCTGCAGTAATCATTGCATATTTGAAATTATAACAGTTGCTTCTTCAATATGACTTGTAGCTGTTATGATATAATCTGTACATTCATTTATTAAATCTACATCTAAAGTATCAATAGCAGTTGGATAATTATCTACGACAAATTGATAATTATCAGCTGCAAGCAACAATTCGCTATGTGAATCTTCAAATTTCTCTGGAGGTTCTAATGATCTAATTTCTCCAATTAAACTTTCTAACTCTAATAGTTCAAATGCTACTGAAATCACCCAATCCTCACTATAAAGTAAGGTTACATCTTGACCTGCTTCACCTGTCAATATTGAAAGAGATTCCATTGTACTAGCAAAGCCTGTCATAACTTCAACCATAGCTAACTCATAGTCCATTTCAAGTGATAAATCAGAACTTGATTCAACTGTTTCTGTAGATGAAGTTTCAGACTTATTTCTTGATGTATCTTCTAAATCTGATTCTTCCTTTTCTACTTCTTGTTCCTCTTGTTCGCTTTCTTCTGGTGTTCTTTCACCGCTTCCTTCTGCTGTCTCTTTATCACTGTCTTCTGTGGGAGCTGCTGTCTCTGAACAGGCCGCTACAGTGAATAATAACATCATTAAGATTAGTACCATGTAAGTTTGTTTTTTATTAAATAGCTGTTTTAAAATATTCATTAAAAATCCTCCCTAAAATTAAATAAAGGAGAACTTCTCAAATAAGAAATTCTCCTTTATAGTGTAGTTATTTTATGTTTGATCTGATGGTTAAGCTTTCAGTAGGCATTGTTAAAGCAAATCCATTAGGGAGTTTCTCTTTAAACTTAGGAAGCTCCCTTTCGATTACTTCTTCTCTTATTTCTTTCTCACGCTTTTTCGTAACTTTTTTACTTTCACTCAACTGCTTCTCTCTATCTACTTCAAGCTCTACTATAGAGCTTACAATCTCTTCAAATTCATTCATGTAATACTTTTCAGATAATCCTGTATCTAAAGGACCTGGCTTAATAAACTTTTCTAGCATATTCTGCTCAGCAAAATGCTGTCTAACCTCATCTTCATTTTCAACTTTTATTTTATGGGGTTTCTTTTGTAAATATGCAGTACCAATATCAAGTGATAATTTTTTACCTTTATTATCATTTCGAACAAAATTATCTACGATAGAATCAATTGCTGCAATGTCTTCATTTTTTTTGTTAATTCTACGGTCCCAGTCTCTCATGATCGCAGATTTCATTGCTTTCATTTTTTCAATATCTTTTTTATTATATTCACGAGCCAACATCATTTTACGAATTGTGTATTCGTCCAATTCAGAGCGTACATATCCTCCTCCTTGTTCTACATTTCCAAGCATTTCTGCCATCATTTCTTGTAAAGATCCAGCTGCTTCTTCTCCTTCAAATACTAATGCATCAAGTAATTCTGCACTCATATTATATTCTCCTCTCAGACAATTGTTTTTAAATTTTTTAAATCATAAAATAAGCCGTTAGGCGTTAAGAGAAAATTTTGTATCTCTTAATCTTTTTAAACGTTTCTCAATAGAGTTAACTGAACGATTTAATATATTAGCAATATCTTTCTGTTTCATATTTTGGTTATAATACATATTCCATAGCTTTGTATCTTTAGCTGGAGTCCAATACTTCCCTTTATTTGAAGGTAATTGCACATCTATGGATATTTGCTCATCTAACCATTCTGGTTCTGGATTTAAAACTCTTCGCTCAATTCGTGACCAAATATAAAGATCTCTATTATTGCTGGCCCAATTCCAAAACCTTTTTACATCAATATAGTAAGGTTGGTTTTTTGAATTATTTCCTTTGAAGTAGAGTTTTTCACCTGGAAGACCTTTTTCATGTATATGCCTTATTATTGTACTAGTATCCACATGAAGTGTTTTAGCTAATTCATTAGCAGAAAACATTCCAGTTTCTATGTGCTTTGTTGCACCCAATCTCTCCAATTGTCTTTGGACAGATCCTGGAGTTCGATTAAGACGTTTTGCTATAGCCTTAATTGTCTTGACTCTCCCTACTAGGAATAAGAGTTCTTCGTTTGCTTCTTCTGTCCAAGGATTTATATATTGATTAGACAAATGAATCCCCCTTTTATTCTTCTTTTTGCAATAAGCGAATCTGTTCTACAAGGGTTTGAATAGTTTGAACGTAAGATAAGATAACATCAAACTCAATTGCCACATAATCAGTATCAGATCCTTTGAAGCGAAAAGGTAGAAAATAATATTCTTTTCCCATTTGAGAAGCTTCTTTCTTAATACCATCAAGCCACTCTTTCTTGATAGTTATTTGCTTCACTCCTCTTGCATCTCTAGAACCTCTTTCTTTAAACTCTGCTAAGGAAGCTGTAATCTCTTCTTCCGTTATCATATCTCCTAATGCAAAGTGTAAGGCTCCACTAGCAATTTGCCTGCGAGCGACTTCTTTCGCTTGTTTTACAGTTGTATTGTATTTTTTAGTACCTTGATTTTCAAAATCAATTCCTTGTTTTATGTGCTTATTTTGATTTGATCGAGTTCGTAGTGTTGTTTTTTCTTTATGGGGACTATACATATTAAAATTAAAGCATTTATAGCAAGATTTGTTTAAATTTGCGCATTCTTCTGCAAATTTGCACTCCATGTTATACACCTCGGTTAAATTAAGGAGGAGACTCAAAATTGAGAACTCCCCCTTAATGCATTTCATTACCATTTTGAAAATTAAGCTTCTAATAAGCTTCTTTCTAGATTTAAAAGTGAATTGTTTGTAATTTTTGCGCCAGACTTCACATGAAGGGTTTGAATAATCGACTCTAAGATATAATAATGTCCATTAAAGACATCCTCTAAATCAAATAAATCTATATGATCATTTTGCTGAAAGGGTAATACAGCTTCAGGAACAGGATATCTTTGAGCGAGTTGTATCCCAGCAGCTCTTCTAGCAAGATCATTTTGGCCTCTATAATTATCACGCAAAACATTTTTTATAAGGCGTGTAATTGCATCCTTATTTCTACGAGCCTTTGCAAAATAGAAGTTCACTTCTGAGAAAAAATTCGCAAGGTTTACATTAAAATCATGTAATGTTGTAGTATCATTTACAGTTGGCACTAACAACTCATTATTTCGACAACTTAAATTGTCGACGATGGTTTCCCACTCATTTAAATTTTCCATTAGCAATCTTTCTAATATCATCTATAATCACCTATTAAAATAAATTAGCAACCTCATTTGTCCTTGATCCCATAGAGATATCATTAGCAACTTCAGAAAGCTTAAATAAGTAAATATTCTGTAATTCTTTTTTTATCTCACTTGCTAGTGATGGAGTTAAAGATATCTCTTGTTTTAACTCTTGAATCAAGCGTTGAGTATCATTGCTTGATGAATGATACTCTATTTCTTGAATCATTTTAAATAACTCATTTGCAAAATATAAGACTTTCTCGCTGCTAGCACCAGTTGTATGTGTTATGGATAACAAATCGTACACCCCTCAGTTTTTTTCTTTGAAAATTAATGCTTTTGTGTCTTCGCCCAATTCAGTTATGCCAATAATATTCTCTTCACTCAATATTGATAAACCATTTTCATATGATTTAACAATATCTTGAAGCCCTGTAATTAACCCCTGTTGCTCTTTAACTTGTTTTAGCAAGTGATCTTTTTCAGCTTGTAAGGATCGGATTGTATCATCTTTTGTTTTCATTAGTGCCTGAAAGCGATTCAAGCTACTGTTTAGATCTGAAGCCATTGTAAGAATGTCATTAACTTCTTTCTCTTCATCTGGAACACCATAGTATATAATCTCATTCGATTCGGTCTTATCACTTGAAGGGACTATACCTATAATACCTTCAGATTGAAGAATTCGAACACTACGATGAACTGTAGCATCACTTAACCCAATGTTCTCACCAATTTTGGCCATTGATTCTCTTAAGCGTCCATCAGTCTCCTTTGATTTTTCTTGAATATAGTCATGCACTTTCTTAGCACTTGGCTTTAAGCGACCTAATATTTCATTCTCATTCCTTGCCATCGTATTACCCCTCCAGTTTTTTCGATAACATTATTATTCACATAAGTCCTCCATTATAATACATTACATTTTATATTTTGTAAAAGCATTACAATATTATGCACTAAAAATTAAATGTTATTTGAGATAACGATAGAAAAGGAAATATATAGATCGTTTCGTATCATTAAACTTTAATTCCACGGATGTCTCTAATTTCCTCTATCTCTTTATCATTGTATGTTCGATAATTGTTTTTTGGATTCCTTCTAGGCTTGGGAATTAGACCTCTTTCTTCCCAGTAGATAATGGTATCTCTGTGAACTCCAACTTTTTTCGCTGCTTCTGACAATTTATACTCTCGAATAATTGTAATCACTCCTTTGTTGCTGTAAACGAAATTGCCACTGATTAAAAGCCATTTGCATGTGTTGAAATAATTCCTCGTATTTAGAAGGCTCATGTATTATATCTTCTAAGGAATGTGTTACCACAAAATCAGAACCATTAATAAGTGTTTTTCCTTGACCAGGAAAATCTATTTGATCAGATAATGAATTTGCCGGTCCATAGCCAAGAGCAACTATCATCTTTGGTTGAATGACGATAACTTCAGACGATAGGTGCTTATGGCAAGGATCTACAGCTTCAACAGACTTCTTAATAGAGGTTAAATAAATATGATCTAAATCTACATGCAATTGTCTAATAATGTGAGATAAAATTTGACCATGTTCAGTTTCAAAGTGAACATCATAAGGAGTCTCACCCACAATCATAAAAGATGCATGCATATTGTTTAATGGCAATGTATAATCTCCTTCATGATATGAACACGTACTACAACTCATAATACTTGTTTTCAAATGAAAATGAGAAATTCCATTACTCCTATTAACAAAGGAAGGATAAGAATTGTAATAATCAGGTTTAAATATAATAGGAGATATATCTGACATATCAAATGCAAAATCATCTTTCATAAATGAACTCTCCTTTATTCAGTTAATTGTAATTCTTCTTCTATATCTTCTTCCATGCTTGTAGCATCGATAAACTGTACATCTTTTGGTATACGGCCTTGAACAATATCATTGATATACTTAAATAATTCAGGTGACTCTTTCAATACTCTCTCTAAAGTATCCTTACCTTGCCATTTTAATTCTTTACCTTGTTCATCTAAGTAAGGAGATTTAGAATCTTCAGGATCTGCTCCTAAGAAGTAATAAGCTCCTTTTCGATGAATGATACCCATTTCAATAGCAACATTCATAATATCTTTTGATGTGTCAAATAAGGTGTCATAGTAATAATCAACTTCAGATTTTGTAAATGGTCTAGCTACTTTGTTTTTCTTAACAGAAAGAGTCATTGTTTGACCATAAACCATATCACCTTTTTTAATTTCTTTCTTTCTTACTTCTACTCGAATAGAAGCAAAGAATTTCAATGCACGGCCTCCTGGAGTCGTCTCCGGGTTTCCGTACATTACTCCAACCTTCTCACGAATCTGATTAATACAAATAATTAATACATCGTTTTTTAATGCTGGAGCAGTAATTTTTCGAAGTGCTTTAGATACCATTCGTGCTTGTAAACCCACTTGATTATCTTCATTACTTCCTTCAATCTCTTTTTTAGGAGTTAGAGCAGCAACTGAATCAATAACAACAAGTCCTACTTCACCGGAGTGAATCATTGCTTCGGTAGTATCAAAGGCTTGCTCCCCATAATCTGGCTGATTAATAAGCATTCCAGTTTCTTCTGAAACATCTACTCCTAAACGCTCAACATGGAGTGGATCTAAAGCGTGCTCTGCATCTATATAGCACACATTAGGTCTTTTGGAGAAAAGGTGATTAGGATCTTTAGCTAATTTTTGATATTGAGCAACAGTTTGTAGAGCAATTGTTGTTTTTCCGCTTGATTCTGGTCCATATAATTCTATAACTCTACCAAGTGGCCATCCACCAATTCCAAGCGCATAATCAAAACTAGGTATAGCAGTTGGAACTGGTTGGACTTTAACACTTTCTGTATCTTCAAACGAAAAGACTGTACCAGCCCCTAACTTTTTGTTCATCATATCTTTAAAGTTAGACAAAATTATTTCACTCCCTCATATGTAGCAATGAATTCATCGGAAGCATCTTTTGCTTGCTTAATGGTTTGCAAAAGCTTTCGAATTTCTTCTGATTGCTCTGGGTTTTGTTTTGCAATTTTTGTTAGTTCTGCTCCTCGTTGATTCAAATGTCTAGACGCATGCTGCATAGTTGTAACTAATACATGATCGGGAGCTTCTTCTTCATCTTTAGCAAAATCAAAACAAATGTCATACGTTTCTTTAAACATTTTTACTTTTGCGGTTTTTGATGGTACGCCCTTATCTAAATAGTAAGCATATATGCCTTTCAAAAAACGATGAAAGGCATATATTGGCTTAGCTGGTTTCCTACTCATCTGACAACAACTCTCCTTATTGTCCTACGAACTGTCCTTGAGGTGGTCCAAATTGTTGTCCTTGTGGTTGTTGAGGAGCTACACCTGGTCCACCGAAACCACCTTGTGGAGGTACAAACCCACCTTGTGGTTGCTGTCCTTGGAACTGCTGTGGATTTCCTTGATTTTGGAAATTGTTCTGCTGTGTCTGTTGTTGCTGTCCAGAACCAGAATTATTACCTTTATTTTGACCAGCACCAAGTCCCATTAATTCATTCACACGAATTGTTGGGTAATAGTCATAAATTGCTTTACCATTTGGATCTAACACATCTTGACCATTGTTTTGACGCTTTCTGCGTTTCAAATGAGGAATACCTTTCACAAAAACTTGACGACCAGACTTACAATAATCCATTAGGAAATCATGCGTAGACGATCTTCCACCTTGATTCACCCACACTTCAATATTCCAAAAATCTGTTGGAGCATCTTGTCCACGATGATTGTTTGCAATAGTTGCTTTTGCGACTTTTGCACCACTTGACATGACTTCTGATTTCGGGTCTTCTGTTAAACGAGCAATGATTGTGATTTCAGAAAAACTTGGTGAATTTGAACCTCCACCATTACCACCTGTATTTTGATTAGGGTTAAATTGACCTTGAGGTTGTTGAAACCCTCCTTGAGGTTGTTGGAAACCTCCTTGTGGCTGTTGAAATCCATTGTTATTAAATCCGTTATTCATAATTATTTCTCCTCTCAGTTTTTGAGTTTTTATTTTTTCTACTGAACTAGCCGACAGGCGTTATTAGTTTACATATTGCAAATAGTAATATATTGAATTTCCTTGAATTTTAATATCAAAGATTTTTACCTTTTCAAGACCTTTATTAGTCTTAACTTCAAGTTCTAAATCGACTTCTAAATCTTTATCTTTTGGATACATGAAATCTATTTCATATCCTTCAGGAAAAATAAGCACATTTCTCATTAAGATGCTTCTTTAATGTCCAATACTGCAGCATCAAAAGCAACAATAGAGTAATCTTTTTTATAGTCATCTTTAATTTTCCGAAGGAGAACATTCACATATCCATTAAAAGTAAGGTAGTTTCCAACTTCAATAAAATCAAAATTACTTTTCATCATAGGAGAAACAAAAATAAATATTGTTCCTACATGATCATCTAATTCTAAGATATAATGTGATGAAAGCAGCTTGATGTCATCTGTAATAGGAGGTATTATTGATAAAATTTTTCCTGCTACCACAACAGAATCAAGATGATTACACTCATTCTTAATTTGCTCTGAAAAATGAGTCGCATATTTTTCCAACTTCTCGAACAAAATTAATTCCCCCTATCACCCTTCATTTGACGATGAAGTTCTTCTAAAATCATAGATAAATCTTCTTGGTTTATAAACTTGTTTTGAAGTAATAAATTAAGCATTGCATTTGTTAACATATAAGAAGAAAAAATCATTTCATCTTTTGAAGGAAGTAATGAACCTTCTTCAAACATGGTAAGCTTTACTTTATTTTCCTCTTCGTTTTCATCTGGAAGCACTTCTTTTAAAAAATTAAGTTCTTGCTCATCTCTACCCAAGACAGACATCTCCTTTATAGTATCTTTAGTTGAACTTGATGCTTTCCACTTGTAATAGATGCCTGGTTAATATAAATATCAACCTTATGTCCTTGGATAGCAGACCCAGTATCATCAGCTCTTCGCTTTTCAGTGCTGCCATCTGGGTATTTAATCATTACCCATGAACCAAGTGGAATAACATCAGGATCTACGGCTATTGTCACTCCAGATTCTACCTTCTTTCCACTAGCAGTTACACCATATCCAATGTCTCCTGGATTTTTGCCAGTTGATTGATAGTTAGCATCATAATACGTTGCTGTAAAAGTTCTCCACTCTTCATCCTTACTAGTCTCATGGGATAACAGTTGTAGATTACTCTCTTTAGCAGATTTTACTTCTTGTTTTGCTTCTAAATCACTTTTCAACTTTTTAATATCCTGCTCCAAAGATTGACGCTCTTCTTTTAAACCATCAATCTTTTGTTGCCGCTCTTTCAATGTTGAATTTTTATCCTCAATCTCTTGTTCAGCTTCAAGTAATGAACGTTCAACATTTTTCTTTTTTTGCTCTAAATCATTCAGAGCTTCTTGGTAAGACTTGTTCATTTCTATGACATTTTCATGTTCCCTTTTTAGCTGTATATGAGCATTTATTAGAGAATAGAGGTGATATGAAGCGACACTAAGCGTAATCAGCGCAATTACAGTGACAATAATCGCTTTTCCTTGCAGTTTCTTCATAATAGAACTCCTTTTAATCTCCCCTGCATCTGACACTATGTTATCACTTTCCATAGGTTTATGCAATACATTACATAAAATAAAATGAAATACATTACACTCTTTTTGTTAACAGTAATCTACTATCTCCCAAATCATCTACAATTTCATCTGTCAGTACAGTTATTTTTTTAAATTCCTGGTCAAACGATGGTTTACTTTTATACCCTAAAGATAATAACCCTGTTTTAAAATAGTGATAATCTATAGGAGTTATATAAACTATCATAGGTAGAATACCTCCTTAAATTAACATAGCCTAATAAGGAATTAAAAACCCTATTAGGCTATGTATATATGTGTAGAAAACAATCTATTATAAAGTTTCAATCCTTTAATTTAAGATATACCATACCCCTGTAAGTGCAGAGTCAAATGGAACTACGAAATCTGTTGTTCTTAATTTTGTAGGATCAAATGTAAATGACCTATCTTCATAATCCAAAGCTATTTTCTTCCCTTTTAGGAAAGCATTATGTGCATCTTCGTAAGAAACCATAATATCAGTCTCTTTCTTTTTAAACACATCGTTCATTAAGTCTTCTGTCAATTTGATAGGGCTACCGTCAAGTGTCATATAATGAACTTTATCATCCACGACAACCTTTTTAAACTCGAATCCAGTGTTCTTTCCAATAAAAGTCTCATTAATAACAGGATGATTAACTACATCATAGATTGTATACAAATCTTCTTTCTTATCAACAGTCTCTTCTTCCATTAAATTAATACCGATTTGTGACAAAAAATTTATAATACGTTTTTCGTCTGCTAAAGAATTTTCTAATTGAAACATTTAAACACTCCTCTATTTTTATGGTAATGCATTTCATGTGGTATTATAACAGTTTCAAATAATAATGTCTATTCTTCATTAGACATAATATAACCTTCTGGTATTGTTACAGGCTCCATTCGATTAACTAATGCACTTCTTTGCATGCGAGCCATATCTATGATCCAAATTTTATTTCCATTTTTCATAACATCAACGCTTCTTTAGAGTAAGAGTCGGATCTTAACCATTGAATAGTGTTGAAATCAAGTTTTTCTGTTTTTGTTTTAGGTATTTTTAATGATGATTTATTTCTTGTATTTGAAGTTTCAATTTTTGGAAGCCAATAAGACATATTCTCTTTGTTATTCTTTGCTGCAGCATATTCATCTCTTTCCATTTTTTCAAAATCTACTTCTGTAGGAAATTTAAAATTAGGAATACTCATTATCCTTTTTTAGCTCCTTTTACAACAGGGACAACCTGCTTTTCTTTTTTATCAATTAACATTTCTGTTCGTTCCTTAGATAGCTCTGGAAAGTCCATTTCTAAATAAGAGCGTAAAGTTTCTAATGTCATATCGCTTTCAGGAACAGGTACTTGGTGTCCAGCATAATAAACAGTGTACTCTGTATCAACCTTATCTTCTGGCTTAGCTTTCTTTGCATTTGAAGATTTCTTCTTCTTAGGTTCCTCTTTTTTCTCTTCAGGAGCATCAAATAACGAAAACTGACCGTTTTCTTCTACGTTAACTGATTCCTCATTTGTTTCTGCAGCATTATCATCTTTCTTTTCATCTGAATCTATTTGCTCTAACTGTGTACCAAAAGTTACCTCTTGTTCTTTTTCATTTTCAAATTCTAATTGTGACATATAAATTCTCCTTTTTTATTGTATTGATTAATTTACTATTAATGAAGTGCTCCAGCCTGCAAATGTTTTACCTGTTTCTTTTAGCTTGCTATAATCAAATTTTGTATGTTGCGTTTCTTCTAAAATTTGACGTAATGGCTTATTGAACTTATTTGTACTGCCTTGATGATACAAATGATCATTAAATGGTTCCGATAACCAAGTCATCGGGTAGGTTTGCAATTGAACAAGGTCCTTTACTTCTTGATTATTGTAATAACATAGTGAACCATTCCCTTCAAAAACATTTGCATATGGAAAAATATATAAAAGTGATTCATCACGTAAGAAACGATCTTTATAGCAAAACACGTATTTATTAACAATACGATTATTTCTCACAAATAAAGCAAACACTAAATTTGGAACAGGTACTTGTTCAAAAGAATGATTATGATATCTAATATCCACATTCACTTCTGGATGGTTTAAGAAAACAATATCAGTTTCATCGCTAAGTTTTGAATATTTTACAGTATTCATAGGAAGAGATGGAGATACAACTACAGGAGTTGGCTTCTCAATAACTTCTATATCATCATCAGCCTTCATAGATTCAATAAGTTGCTGAACAAGATCTTGAACATTCATATAAATTTCATGCTTCGCACCTGCCTTTTCAATTATAACTTGAGCTGGCTTAAACTCATTTAGTATGATGGTTGCTTTGTTCAACTATACTCCCCTCCTTCAAATAAAACTCTTTAAGAAAATTTTGAGTATTAGATAGTAATGGAAAGAATGACATAGAATCTTCCAATAGGATTTCAATCCCATTACTTGTATATTTTGCTTCTCCTGTCATTGAAAAGTCAAAGGAAGAATGGATAGCATCTCTTAAATCCTCTAAAAATCCTTTTTGATCCTTTATACAATCTGATATAACAAAATTAAGAATGAATCCAATATCTATAACATCCTCCAATTCGTTAAACTCAATAATAGGATATCTTGTTATTATTTGATCTAGATAAAGTTTAAATGCATGATATGGTGAAGTACTATTGTAATTAAAGTATTCAATTGCATAATTATTTACATGCATCATCTTACTCATTTGAATGACTTGAACTCTTTCTAACATATCTAACCTAAACTCTTCTGATATCATATGAATGCAACACTCCTTTGGATTCCCTTCATCCTTGACAGTTCATTAATACATGTAATTATTTTTTCTTGTTGAAGAATTTCATGGTCATAATCTTCAGGCTCTAAAGTCATCTCCATTGAAGGCCAATAAGTTATAAAGTCAAAATACCACTCTAAATCTTCTTCTGAAAAATTAGACAAGAAATCCTCTGTTATCATCGAATTTCTAGAAATAATATCATCCATTGTTAATAACCGATCATAGATATGAACTCTTTCACTATCTAAGGAAGTTGTATTACATATTTTCTTACCAAAAGCAGATAAATTAAATTCTTGTTTCATGAAACCATGTCCTTTGTTAAATAAGTTGGTGAAACAATATTATTACGAGCATTAAAATTTGTGTAATGCGATACAATTTCATGGTCTGCAAGAATAGTATTTAAATAACCATTCATAATAAGAGCAGCCATCTCATTTGTTTGCATACGCTGAGGGTAATTAACTACTTGTTGACCGCAAGCTTCCATTGGAAGACGAGAATCTTTGTCAGTCAAAATGTTCTCATATACACCTCCGACAGGAGCAAGAATGGTTTTAGAACTCCTTCGATAGCCGCAGACTACTTGACCTGAATACCCACTTTCTTTGGATGCTTCTGGATCTACAGAGTCAATACCACTATCTAAATAAATTATCGTATTAGATGATTCGAAATACTTATGCATAATCTGCCTACTTGCATTATTATCGACACAACCGATTAAAATTTGAATAGGAGAACCGAATGAATATTCAATATTAAAAAGTTCATGTAAGTTATCAGGTGAGTTAATATATTCATCTTTATAAAAAATTGGAATCTGATATGCATTACTGTATCTCTCAGCTAATACTTTTGCTTTTGGCTGGTCTAAATCTTGGCTAATAAATGGCTGTCTTTGTAGATTTTTTGGCTCGACGATATCTCCATCAATAATTTTATAGGAGAACTCAAGGTTCTTATCCTTTTCTGAAAGAGCATATAGTAATTTAGATAAACGTTGAACCAAATAACCACCATTTCCACCAGCACCTACTTGAACAATATTGAAAAAATTTCGTGAGTAGTTAGAAGATAAGTCTATTGTTGGGTAATACATTTCAGGCTCCTTTCACAACATTAAATAGTCATTTTATATTTACGATAATATTTATAGATATCATGATTTTCTTCAATTACTCTAAAATTATTTAATTTCATTGAAGACTCATCTTCAATGCATTCTTTTTCATCATCGTAAGCCCGCTCAATAATTGTGTTTATCGAAAATGATATTTCTTTCATTTCAAGATTCTCCTTCTAAAATATCATCTATTTGCAAATCTAATTCATGTATTGTGCCTTTAGAGATTCGTCCTCGATACTTATCATGGTCATATAAATCTTTTTGTAATTGTTTTAATCCTTTCAGATAACGACTATTCTTTAATAGTAAAGTTATATATTGATGATTTGTATAATTACGGCCTTCAGGAGCATGTGATTTAAATACTCCTTCTAGCTTATCTACTTGTTCTGATAGTTCATCTTTCTGCTGTAACACTTCCATGATTTCCATCACATTGTTTTGAATCTTTCTTGCCATTTCTTCTAAATGCTGACTCATTTCATAGCCTCCAATAATTTACTTGCTTTACGTCCACCATCAAGTTTGATAGATGATGGTAAAAAACCCTCCAGGTAGTTACGTCCATCAGCATAAAACTGCAAGACTAAATTATAGAGCTGAATATCTTCAAGAGCTTGATTATGGTGTTCTGATAAAACTTCAAATCTTTCTTTCAACTTTATTTTTTCATCTACCTGTTTATATAGCCATACTAGTTCAAGTGAAGTAACTTCTGATAAATGTTTTTCTCTTATTCCTGTCAATACTTCCTCCTCAGTCATTTAACCCCTCCAATGCTAAGTTAATTTGTTTAATAAGTGCCCAATGCTGTATGCTGTATCCATCTTTTTTATGTTCAATTGCTTCTTTTCGTATGTTTTCCAAGGCCCGCTTGTAGTTCTGATTTTCATCCCGCAAATCATTAATCATGTCGGCTAATTTTCCCATCTTTGTTAAATCTTTTAGCCTTAAATTCTCTAACTCTTTCACACGTTCTGCTTGTTGAATTACATATTCTGCCTTTTCGATATCGGAATCTTCCATACCCCACTCTTCTCTAATAGCATCTATCATACTTAAGACTACAAGTTTTGCTTCTTCCAAGTGTTCACTCATTCTAATTCTCCTTTCAAGAGGTTGATTAGTTAGTCAACCTCTATTTTTAGCTTTCTCTTTTCGCTTTAGCATTTTATTTAATGCTAATTTAGTAAAGTCTTGTGATGATGGCTTCATTCTTCCACCTTCCAATATAGACGATGCTAGTGAAGCTTTTCTTTCCAATGTTTGAATCAAATCCTCTTCATATGTTTCTCCCATCACATAATACATAATTGTGATATTCGGATTCGGATTCCCTGTACGGTCAATTCGCCCATTACGTTGTTCAATCATTGTTGGATCCCAAGGCATATCAATATGAATTAAGTATGCTGCCACCTGCAAGTTCAAACCAGTAGAAGCAGAATCAGTACCAACAAAGACTTTACAATATGGATTATTAACAAATTGCTCTTTAGCATATTCCTTATCCCGCTCAGATATTTCACCTGAATACATGACGCTATTAGGAATCTGATTATAAATAAGACGAACCATTCTTTCGAATCTAGAAAAGATAACAACTTTAGCATTTGGCTCATCATGTTCCAGTTGCTTAAAGAAATCAATTAATTGTTCTAATTTTGGAGACTTTTTCATCTCATTATCAGTTAGGCTCAATTCACTTATCATATTATGAGCTAACGATGATTCCGACATTTTAAATAGCTCTGGGGAATCTGTATTAGTTAATAAGAAACTCGTATAACCTTGTATCAGACCATCATAATACTCTTGCAATTGTTCACCATACATAAGCTGTCCATTAATAACTTTCCCATTAGGTGGTGAGCTACGAGACTGATCTTTTATTTCTTCAATCTTATCCAATAAGTAGGATTCTATTTTCTCCTGTGTAGCGGTAGTCTCCAGGAAGATATGGTCATGTTTCACTTTTGGCAGCTGTTGTTGAATTTCTGGCATCTCTTTAGTTCTTCGAATAAAGTGAGGAGCAATACGATAGTATAATTCTCCTTCATTTTGATAGCCGTTTATTCCAAAGCGTGGATGATATTTACAGTATCTTTCTCTAAAATACTCCCATGGACCTAATATGTCTTCATTTATGAAATGGTATAAGCTCCAAATTTCCTCTGCTTTTGATTGTATTGGTGTAGCCGTAGCAATTATCCTATATGGAATATTAGTTAACTTATAAGCTCCTTCAGCATTTTGTGATGGGTTAAGATTCAACATTTTATCGGTTACACCAGTTTTTATTTTTTGAGCTTCATCTAAAGCAACAATATCAAAATTCATAGAATGAATTAGCTTTAAATACTTTTGATTACGTAGCATTTCATAATTGATAATTAAAAAGCGACAACTTTTATCCTTCTTAAATTGCTTCATTTGCTTTTCTCGCTGTGAAGGTATTCCGTAAACAGGTATAGCTGACTCACCCATAAACTTAGTGACCTCTTTAGCCCATTGTCGCTTAATGCTACTTAGTGTAACGATTAGTGCTTGTTTAGCTTTACCTTGATTAAATAATATTTGACAAGATCCAAGGACTTGATTCGTTTTACCTAACCCTACGCCATCAAATATAGCAGCATTTCCTCGATCTGCTAAGAAGTGAGCACCCACTTTTTGATACCCATACGGCTGTAAAAGCCAATTTTTAAAATCATGCTCATCTTTCCACTTTAGATGCTTTGTTACTAACTCTTGTTTAACAGGTAAATCTTTTACTATTTCTTCTAACGGCTGCATCCAAACAATTTGATTACCAAATTCATGAAGTAGGTCTTCAATTGTCTCTTGAGGAAACATCCACTCACCAGTACTTGCCTTAAATGATCTTTGTCTAATATTACGTATTTTTTCTAATGTATATTCAAATGTTTCCATATTATCAAGAATACGGACATATATGTTCCCATATTGTTTTCGAACTTGAATCAAAAAAGATTCACCTCCAAACATAACTAAAACTATTATAACAGAACTTTTGAGAAAGCAAATAAAAATAGGAGATATTTAGAGGAAAAAGTTTATTAGAGGCTATATAATGCGCTACAATCATCATGTAACGCATTATATAGTTTATTATCCTAAAATACATTACCTGTTGGGACCATATTTTGTGTAAAAGCATTAGGAGCTGTATTTGATTGTACATTATTAAATGCATTAACAGGCTGCTGCATATTAAAAGGAGAATTGGAAGGTATTTGATTATTCCAATTCGAGCCTGATTCATTTGACGTAAACAATTCATTAGATTTCTCAAGGACAATCTCAATGATTGCTTTTTCATATACAGATGCAAGTAATTGACGCTCATTTGATGTCTCTTGAAGATATACAATATCCGTTGTCACTTCATCAATTTGAACAAGTCCCTGCTGATTAACTTGACCAGCGGCTTTAATTGTAGAGATGCCATCATTTTTATAGATTGGAACATAACGTTTTTTCTTAGGTAACATTTGAGCGTTATATCGATCAACAAATACATCTGCTTGTTGGTTATAAGCAGAATCATAACCTACAAGATAAGGTTGATTTGTCTCATTTGAAATTGTAATAAAGAAATTAATTGATAATAAATGAAGAGGTGAAGCATCATCTGTTATCGTTAACTTAATGTTTACTCCATTCTTCCTCTCTAAAGCAGTAAACCACAACTTTTCATTAGGCTGATAAGTAGCAAAGTTTGTATCATATCGCTGTTCAACATTAACTCCTTGTTTAAATTGTGAGTATACCTGTTGCACCAGTGTATATAGATTATTAAATTGAGGAATACGAACTTCTGAGAAGTGACCAAAGTAATCCATTGCTCTACCATTAAATTTAGATTTATCAATTTTATAAAGAAGCTCCCATCCAGAAGTAATACTAGTTGAGTTATCTCTAACAACTACTGGATACTTCCCATATTGAGGTGTATTGTGAACTTCTACATTTATATTTTTAGATACCATTTCTTTAATTTGATTTAAAATAGCTGACATGTATATCATCTCCAATTATTTGTTTTTTATTATGTTGATTCTTCTATTGATTGTAATGCGTTACTTATACAAGTTTAAAAGTATCCTTTTTCTCTAAAGGAAGCATACTTTTCACCAGCAATTACAATGTGATCTATAAGCTCTATACCTACAACTTCCCCTGCCTTTTGCATTCTTTGTGTTGATTTAATGTCTTCAGGTGAAATTGTTGGACTCTGGCTTGGATGATTATGTCCAATAATTATACTAGCTGATGACATTCTTAAAGCTTCTTTATACACCTCTCTGGGATGAACAAGACATGCATTTAAAGAACCCTTGAAGATTGTTTTCTCACCAATGACTTTATGTTTAGTATCTAGAAATAAAACAACAAAATGTTCTTGTTTATAATGTTTAATATAATGAAAGTAATCTACAGCATCTGGAATATTTAAAATAAATTGATTTGATTGCTTTTCACGTTTAACTAGTCGCTTTCCTAATTCAATAGATGAAAGAATCCTAGATGCAAGTGCTTCCCCCACTCCATTGATAGAAATCAAGTCATGATAAGATAATTCCAACATACCAATTTTTTCATCTAACTGAATCAATGTAGATACGATATCATCTGTCATAGATTTTTTAGGAAGCTGGCCAATTATCAAAGTAAGTAGCTCCCTATTCGTTAAATGTTCAAATTCATAACCTTTACTCATATAGTGTGCTTTTGCTTCTTTCACAAATATTGACATGTAATCACTTCCTTGGATTTAATAGATAGTATCTTTATCAATGATTTCTCCAACACGATTCTTCTCAATATAGTAAATACGATTTCTTTGTAATGCATTAGGTTTACTCATTATGCTTCCTAAATATCTATCTGCTTCCTTAGAGCAGTCAAATCCTTCAAATGTTTTCTTACCTTCATTTTCTGATAGAATTTCAATCGTATGAACGATAGTTGAACCAAACTTTTCTTTTTCTGTATAGGCTAAATCGAAAGCATTATCTAAATCCCAACGCTTTCTCCAACCGCCAAATTCAACATGAAAACCTGGGAACTCACGATTTGAATTGTCAAGAGTATCAATCATTTTGATAGCTTCATCATAGCTTAAATCACCAAGATCTAATTGAACAGTTGTTTTACATTTTGAACATACTGTAGTAGCCATACGCACTTTATTTTCAACTTGAGACATATTATCTCCTCCTAAATTTATTTCTAATTATATCTTCTAAAGCATGTAAAATTAACAAGAAAGGGAGAAATATCAATTCTCCACTTAGACAAATCAAAATAAATAAAAATCCATATATCATACAATCATATTTGATAATACATCTAGTCTTCCCTCAATTGAATCAAGTTCTGACTCAATTAATAATATTTGTGACATGAGAAGTGTAGCTGCTTGATGATTATGATTAGATAAAGCAAGTTCAACGTCCTCATCAAGTTTTTCTATCAATTCAAGTAAATAGTTTTTGTTGGTTTTTAATCCATTGTTTTCTAATTTTGAAGCTAAATGTTGGTGTGATTTAATTTTTATCATATAAACACCTTCCTATATTTAAATTTAATTATTGAATTAAAAAAGAACTACTTTTAGTAGCTCTGTAAGAAGAAATCATTACTATAAAAAAAAGGAGTTGCGAGCTCCATTGTAGGCTCATGTAATTAAGCCTACTAGCAGACCGTAACTACATCGATAATATTGGATACATAATTATACCTATTATGATACCTGTTCCAATTAATCCCAATGTAATATCTAAAAGAGATAAATCATTCCAAGGATGCTTATTGTTTTCACTCATACTGTTACACCTCTAATGTGATTTCTTTACCAGTGGTATTAAATAAGTTTCTCCTGCATAAACAACACTGCTAGATAAATTATTTTCATCTATTGTAATTTGAGCCAAGTCTAAAACATTATAAGGACCATTATAATCTTTATTTACTTTAGAAATAGCGGTTACAATAGTGTCCCCCTCTTTCATCTGATAAGAAATAAAGTCTACATCATAGTCACTTGGCATAGCTTGTCTAATTGCAATGAAAATTAAAATGACAACAATGAATGCTATTAAATAAATTTGAACATCAGTAGTCCAATAATCAGCTAAACGTTTTCTTCGCCTTTTTAACGCACCTGAAGCTTCCATTAATATTCCTCCTATTTAGCTATGATATAGCTACTTCATATAATTCCTTTTTGGCTTTCATGACATACTCACTAGACTTATGAATCGTATACAATTGATTCTCTTGATTCGGGTATGGCTTTTCATAATGCACTTTATAACTAATTGTTTTCTCTTGAAGTAATTGAAATACTTCTTGCCATAGATCTGCATGCTTTAAAAAACCACCATCCTTTCTCCTCCACTCTTTTTTCTCCCAGATAAACATGTTTTTATTTAATCCAGCAGATACATTTGGAATGTTTGTGTGAATATGAATGATAGAGCGATTTTTAATATTACGTAGGCCCTCAACGATAGCTTTAAGAGTCATACGAGTAACAGTTGTGTCTATTGCATAGCCACCTATGTTCTTTTTATATGGAGTTCCACTTATGACAGAGTAAAGCATAGTTGCATATCCACCATTACCATCTTTATCAGCAGTTCCTGTCACATACATATCAATGCGTAGTTGATCAAATTCTTTCTTGCTCATACAGCAGTCCCCTCTCTTGTAGTCTTTCGTACATAATGATTAAAATAATGTTCTAAAATTGGTTTTAAGATAATCGGATTATTAACTATAGATATGAATTTCTTTCTGGTAGTCTGTAAATCTCCCTTATAAATGTAAAAAGAATAAGACTTATAACGAATCAGTATTGCAAATTGGTTTCTATGTGATTTGATATGATAATTAACTTTTGATAAATCGATCATTATTGGTTCCTCCTTCTTTCCTCTAACTGCCGATAGGCAAAAATTATCTACTTATATAGCCTATAAGCTATGTAAAATGATATATTTCGAGTTATTCAATAGCTAAACAATAGAGTATATCAAAGTTCGCTTTATGAACTATCATATATATCGAGTTCCATCATAGCTTATGAGATATGAAATCTTACATATAGCGAGTGTTCTCATAGTTGGTGTATTGTTTTAGACATTGACACATGACATAAGTCGAGTTCACTCATAGGAATTGATATGTGACTTATGAGATGAAACGAGTTAATAAATAGCTTAGTATGTACGACCATTTACACAGCTGCTTACGAGCTATTAAGGAGAGCGAGCTTTTCATATGGCTTTAAATATGGTTTAATATAGCTATATGAAAGGATGTGAGGGTCATGGAAGTAGAATTTGTTACATTGGGGAATGCTTCAAAAATAATTGATACACCAGCTCCAACATTACGTGGTTGGGCAGACAAGCTAGAAGAGCTGCAAGTTCATTATTTAGAGCGGAATCATAGAGACGAACGAATCTTCTATGAAAGTGACATCAAGATATTTAGATACATGGCTGAACAAAAAAGCAAATATAATAGAAAGACAACAACAACAGATATAGCCTATGTGATTGCTGAAAATGATAAATTTGAGTTGCGTCAAAAAGGTAGTGTTCCAGCAGTGCCAAAACATAAAGCTCAATTGTCAGAAATAGACTTAGAGCATTTAGTGCAACAAAGAGATTTTCAAGAATTCATAGGTGGCATCATTCAACGTGCAACAGACGGTCTCTCGGAAGAGATAAGCGAAAAAGTATCTAATAATATGAGAGTCGAGTTAAATAACAAGCTCGATGATATTGAAGAAAGACGAATTAAAAGGATGGATCAATACCTAGCAGAGCAGCGTGAAACACAAAAGATGATAGAAGAATACTTGAAACTTCCTGCATACAAAAAGATATTTAGTAAGAATCCGATGAAGAACACAAAAAAGTAGTAGTGCTAATCAAAGCTCTGCTACTTTTTTGTTATTTTGTTACAAAATATATTGTCTATAAATATATTGATATTTAATCACGAAACAACAAAATATTTTCTAACTCTTATAAAGGAAGATGTTTTTCTTATACTTATGAGAATAATACTCCAGTATTTCATGGCTTCGCTTCAACTCATAAGGGGTTAATTTCTGACCTATGAGGTAGGGGAAGCCGATCTTAATTCCTGGTGATACTTTTTTTACATCATCAGGAAGAGTGAGTAAAATATCAAACATTTTATCTAAAGATGAAGGGAAAGCACTGTAATCTAGATGACGACCTCTGCCATAAGAGTATTGACCATATAGATTGAATATAATAATAGGCTTGTCAGACTCATAGGCAAAAGATAACTCACCTAATTTTTCTTCAGGTGAGTAGGGGAGTTGGCTATCCATTGATTGAGCCATTGGATATTTGTCGTTAATTTCACTAGCTATACCATAATCCATATCTGAAAAACAATTCATAACATGAGCTATGACCGTACAATCACTTGTTAGCAAATTAGTGTTCACAGTATATAGCATAACTAATTCACCACTCGTATAACTATCCAGCCCTTTGGCTTATTCAATAATGAACCGGTATATACAATAGATTCAACAAAACCACTTTTTGGGCAGGTTCTCTCAATCAGATATTTTTTAAAATACATAAAATCACTCCTTATAGATATTCTTCACATACAGGACAAGAAATCTCTTCTTTTTCAAATATTACTACACGTTCATTTGAACAAACAGAGCAATCCATAAAAAACATCTCCTCATAATTTAAATATCTATTTTAGATTCCAAAAAATCTTGTATGTGATAGGGTGATAGCTCACCATCATAAGTCACTACACAAGGACATTCTTTACGAAAGAAAAAGATATCAGTTGTAAGTCTTTCAATTTGAGGATTCTTAGTTGCATAATACAACTCACTTTCAGCTATGATATGAAAGTCATAGCTTTTTAATAGTGAGGTATGTATTGGTTCATTGTTAGTTGGTTCTTCATTATAAAATGATATTAATGTTTTCGTATTTAGCTCACCCATATATTCTATATTATGAGATTGAGAGCGAGCTATATATAGGCTGTGATTCTCACGTTTATAAATTCCGATATCAACCATATCGAATCGGAAAGTTACTTTCTCTTCCTCTAAAAGATGCTGCCAGATAGGGGAGGAGATTATAGAGCCAATGTATATGTCATTATTATTCATATTTTATCAATCCATACTAATTAGTAATTTCCTCATTGTTTGGCTTAAAAAATTCAACACAATCAACTTTAACAATTTTCAAGTCGCTTCTATGTGCTTTAAACTTTTTACCATTTACAGATTTAAAGGTAAAATTATTGTGCTTATTATTATAGAACATATCTTTATCGAAATGGGGATCAATGTTTTTAAGATACGCTTTAAAAACCATACGTTTACTTCTGTATGTCCATATACTAAGAGTTACAACAACATCTTTTGATTTAGATATTTCTCTTAAAAGCTGTTTATAATTATAAAACTGCATGTTTATTTCCTTTCTCAACAGAATGAACAATATAGTTATCTTCATTGATTTCTAGACAATTGAGTTGACCACTATATGCACAGCCACCATCAATTCCGATACGTTTTCCAACAAAAAAAGGTTCATGAGAGTCATGAAAATTGATACACGGTGTATGGCCGTGTACAATTGTGAAATCATGAGGATGTTCTTTTTTATAAAAATCCTCTCTAATCCAAATCATTTCTTCAGCTGGAGTAAGAATCCAATCAGATAGAGATGGATCAATACCTGCATGAACAAATAAATAGTTATCTAATTTATGGAAAAGAGGAAGGTGATAAAAGAATCTAACATGCTCACTAAAATTATTGTTAATAAACTTCCTTGCTTCATGTAAAGATTCAAAAGTCACTCCTTCAGTAAACCATTCATACCCAACATAGCTTTCAATTGTAGAAAGTCCACCATTTGATAAAAACAGTTGATCATTAACACCACTATTTGTAAGTAAAAAATCCAAAAACATTTGATCGTGGTTACCACGTAATGCAATAGCTCCATCATCTACTAGATTCATAATTAAATCAATAACTTGCTTTGACTTCTGACCACGATCAACATAATCACCAACTAAAATTAATTGATGTTTATAAGAATTATAATTCACCTTATGCAGTATCTCCTTAAGCTGGTCATAACATCCATGTATATCACTTATTGCTAATATAGTCTTTTTCATATAAATCCTCATTTCTTAGGGTTCTAAAATATCTGTCAAAGAAAGTCCAGTATTGTCAATAATCTCTTTATCAAGAGCTTCAAAATACGTGTGTAAACTGCCTTCTAAATTAATATCTAAATAGCAAGCAGCCATTATTACACTGGTTAAAAGACTAGATAATTCAGGACCTAAATCAGCAGTATTTCTTTTCAAAAGCTTTGTTGATAACTTACCTAAATCAGATGTGATTTTCAATATTTGACCAGATGCAAGTTTAAATCTTTTACTATCACTAGTTTCAGATAGCGGTCCATCAAAATGGTCATTCAATGCTATTAACGCTTGCTGTATATTTTCAATTTGCATATTTAATTTTTCTCCTTTATTTATATAGTATTTATGTTATGTGTTTAACGACAGTTATTATTACCAATCATAGTAGGGGAGGTATTCAGCAATTTCTACATCTCTATCAAAAATAATCCATTCTGCTTCCATAACTAGACATGTAGATATAACATAAGCAAGACTATAGGGAAGAGACATTAAATCTATTTCATCTGTTATAGGAATAAACCAGCCATACTCTGATTTTGGATAAATGATTAAGTCTCCAGGGCCAAAACCTGTAGAGACCCATTGTTCTATTTGTTGAGCCACATCTTCTTTAAGATGAGAAGTAGATAGCTCAACAGCTTTAAATGTTCTTGGTGATTTAATCATTATAAACAACCTCCTTGATATCGTTAATCTTACAGATTTCTTTAATGATACGTGTTTGTTTATCTTCATCCATATCATAATCCAAATCATAAGTATCAAGAGTATCAAAATCTTCTTGCTCATTATCACTGTGGAGATAGACTTGAAAATACCCTTCATCACTAGACTCCTGAAGTGATACGTGATAAATATCCGTAACTTCTTCTAACATTTCCTCAATCTTTTCTCTTACATCTGCTTGATGTCCTGATAGAATCATTTCACCCTTTACATATAGCTCATAATCTTTTTCGCCCCACTTATAGTAGTCTGGCTTATTTTGCTTACCTGATTTATCTAGCAATTCCATAGTAATATAGGGGACATCTTCATCATTGTGCACTGTTCTATAAAACGTTTTAAACTTTTCTTCTATATTTTTATCTTCTAAAGCCTTGTGTTTCACATGTTTAAGGAAGTCGTAATACATAAACTCACTGACAGACACTTCCTTTCCTTCAAGTAAGCTTTCTATATATCCATCAAATCGTTCTTGGCTCACAATAAAACCCCCAATTATTATTTACTTCACAGCATTAGCCGACAGGCGGTTTAGATTTAATCATTTCCTTTCTGAGTTTCAAAACCTTTGATCTGCCACCATCCGTAGGATTCCTTGTCTGCTTCCTCATCATAATGTGCCAGTTGCCCAGAGCTATAACCTTTATTAATCATATGCTTGATGTAGTCTTCATCAATTTCAGATAGATTCTTGTTCTCATCCATTTCAAACCAGTATTCGATTTCATGAAATAGAAGCATAGCCTTCATAATTGTACTCTCCTTTACTATTGATACTGTTCAATAGTTCATTTCTTATGTGCTCCTTTTCAATTGCTAACATAAATGGATATCACCAAGAACTTTTAGTTTATTGTAATCACGTTTATTACTTTTTGCTTTTATAATATATATATATATATAATGGCAACTACTATTATAATCTTTATCTTCAACCTTTTTTATGATTTCAGTCTGAATACTTTTTGCATTATATTCCAAGTAGTCAATTACTTCGTTATCATCTTCTCCCCAGGTTTTAATCCTAAAGGATTTATTAAATAGCATGATTTTCTCCTTTTTTAGAAGACAACACTAAGGGAAGGGGATTACCTGAAGCGTCAGTCTTAGATAAGACTTCAATCATTGCATGTTCATAAAATAAAGTTTTATCTATGTTGTTATGCTTTGAGATAACATCATATGAATACTGACGGATTTCATCGTCCGAGAGCTCAGTCATATTAGAATGATAGAGAGTATACGTAAGAGTTAACTCGTCTTCTAAGATAAAGCTAACTTTATATTCTTGTTCAGACAATACTGGAGCGGCCAGTTTAGTTTCTATAGAACGCAATTCATTAGTAAATCCATACATGACGGCTAACTGCTGAATCTCTTGACTACCAATAAAAGAAGCCAATAATTTATTGTTGATAGATTTATTCATTTTCATTCTCCTTTTCTCGATAAAATTATAGATTTTAAATTAAAATGTTATTTTCAATAATCAAAATACCTAAAAAACCAGATACAGTTGAGACTACTTTCATACTCCCTTTCTCTACTATTATATGCCCCTTATTTGCACCAAATAGAAAATCGTTAGGTGATTCATACTGTAGCTCTAAGTTATCAATATGAAACTGGTTACTTAATGCTCTCTTTATTTTATCTAACATTCTCTTCTCTCTCCTTTTTGGATAAAATTATAGTTTTAACCTGTTTTTAAATAGGATTGCAAATGATTCTTTGAAGCTCTCTGCTAAGTTTTCATCAAAGAATCGAACACCTTCAATAAAATCATAAACTTGATTTTCAAATGTTCTTGCTTTGTCTTGATTATTTGGTTTAATAGCCCATTCCCAGTAACCAACATATTGTTTAAACTCTTTTTCGATCTCTTGATTTGATAAAATTCGCTCTCTTTCATAATCCAATACTTTTGCATCTGTTTCTGAATTTTTAACTCCAAATGCTTTACGGATGATGCTAATTTGTATCATTACACGTTGACTTTGTTCTCTGGTGTACAATGGTTGGGTATCTAATTCAATAACTTTTTTCATTAATTCTTTATTATTCATTTGTTATTCCTCCAAACAATTAATGTACGTGCCTTTCTAGATATAATTTCATAGCATCAAAAAACAATTCAGTAAGAATATATCTCTGATCTACATCTGTTGGTTCAATAATATTATTATCTATAAAAAACTTAAGTGAATTAACATATGCCTTTTCTTCACTTTCAGGAGAAATAATAGCAACTTTAGAACGTTCATCTTCAATCTTAACTTCTTCAATCAATTGCCATGCAAGTGTAGCGATAGTAATAGCTTCATGTTTTTTATTCATATCGATAGTCAATGTAATTACTCCTTTATATTTTATTCGAACTATGCACTAACTTTTTTTAAAACATTCTTCACGATATAATTGCCCATCTATCAATAACCAACCTTCTTTATACTGTTGTGCCTTGTACATTTCGCCTAGTATAAAGTCGTAATTGTTATGCCATTTAACATAAATAACATCCATCGTCTAACACCTCACTGGTTCGGATTTTATTCGGACTATGCAGTAACTTTTAATTGTTCGTTTGCTAATTTAATGCCTAATAGATAAGCCACGAAACACATTGGCAACTTCTTTCCGAATTCGGATAAGATTGAAAAATCTTCGCCATCGAAATAATAAAATGAGTTGTCCATATAATAATTAAAAAGCTCTCTTTCCAATTCTTTTGGTGTACATACGGATTCTATAGTGCCTTTCAGAAATTTATATATTTCTTTAGCTTCTTTAAGCGACTTATCTTCTGCATCATAAGTATTTTCTTCATACCAATCTTTCAAATCGTTTTTGGCTTTCCGTTCATCAAAATACCAGCGTTCTCTTGAATGGCATGATAGTTTTCCTAGCAAATATCCTAGATCTATATTGTTAAAACTTTGCGGAGTAGCTATCCATGTCAAATTGAAAATTGCATCACCAATATCTCCTGAAACATATAATCTTGAACCGCAGAAAATATATCTTACTGAATAAATAGATGTTCCTGGCTCTCTCCAATCTAAGATAGTTATACCGTCATACTCAGTTATTTTTGCTTCATGATTATTGAACCATTTATCCTTTATTTCCTGTTCCATTTCTTCAATTTCTCTCATTTTTACCACCCTTTCAATGCTTTGTATTTTCTATCAAATTCGAATTAGTTATTCTCATAAAACATTATAAGCTTCGATGGTTCTTGTTCCACTGGTTGAAGTTTCACTTTCGTATAATCAACCTTATATAATTCATCAGTGTCTACTTCAAATCGACCCATCTTTTTTACAACAAAAGCCAAGAAGTGTTGGGCCTGAGCTTTCTGCCTTTCTAATTCTCTTATTTGTTTCTCAGTTTCCTTTAACCTGTCGATAACATCTTGAAACATAACAATCCTCCTATACAAATAAATTAAGTTCCTCTATCTTTTCAAACAGATTAGTATATAAAGTAGAGTTCTTTGGAATCTTAGTAAACTCTGTTCTGTTATCATCAAGCTGTTTCATCTTAAAGAAGTCTGATGATAACAGAAAACCAAACAATTCCTCATCGTTATGTCCAAGAATGGAAGACACATCATGTAGCTCTTCAAAGTTATGTAATAAGCAATACAAGTAATCACGATAATATAGATCATTTTGAAGAACAAACTTATCTGTCTTAAGAAGACTATCCTCTAAACTTTCAAGGACAGATTTATCTATCCAATGAATAGGGTCATGCAAGTAACTTAGATCTCCATCTTCATCAAAAGGAATTATATCTAAAACATCGTCTTTAGCATTGCTCATATCAAACACTCCTCCAAATAGTTAATCATACGTAAATATATTTCCGGTCACGCAATAGCTCTTCAGTAATTTCACCAGAAGGAATAGCTTTCTTAGCTAACTCTAATAACTCAGAGTCCTTACCTTGAATGACAATACGAACTCCTTTTTTAGAATTATATACATTTACTTGAACGGTATCGATTGTATCAAATCCTTCAAGAATACATTGAACACCATATGAAATAGGCTTTCTTTCACAAACAACAGCATTAATGCCAGAAGCCCAACTACCAACAAATCCATTAACTAATGCATTAAACAATTCGTCTTTATTCAATAGAAAAACCTCCAATATAATATATCTACCATGAAATCCACATAGCAACTACGTCACCATTTTCAAGTCCTAATATTTCAGACATTGCCTTGAAATACATTTCAATTTCATCTAACTCAACATTTTCTCGATGATCCCAATCTATATGCATTCGTATGTACATATCATTATGAACACGATACCTTGAGAGGATGTACTTCTTCCAGAAATCATCCTTACTCATATACCCATTAGCCTCCATATGATACATAACTTTGAATAAATCAAAGACACGATTATCTTTAATCTCTAAGACATCAGTATTACATTTAGGGCAAAACAACTCATAGTGCATCTCGAGAACATAACCACAATTCTTACATTCTCCGTAGTGCATAGTAAAAACCTTCTTTCTCTAATTATGGAATATTCAGACACTTACACTCCTCCTAAAAGAAAAAGATATACCTCTTACTAATAGGGGAGAGACATACATACTTAACCTATAAAGAAACAATACTCACAACAACCATGTGCTTGAAAGAAATCTGACTCTGTATTATCACAAGAGCAATCATCATTCTTCTTTGATTCATCTACAATATCATTAGACTGCATTATGCAACCTCCTCACATAAGTCATCTACATAATGCCATATCTCACCAACAAATTGGTCAACTAAATCTCCATCAGCTTCAACAAATACACTCATTGAAGTCTTATTAGAGTAACCAAACTCTTTTACAAGTTTACGTAAGAAATCTTCTAGGCTACTATGATCATGAAAACTAATCATTCTATTGCTAACAACTAAAGTATACTCATGCATAAATTAACCTCCAATATAATATAATGCTTACAATCATTTATTATTAAGTGAATAAGAAGACATTAACTCCTCTTGTTTACAAGCACAACCACCAAAGGGGTCTTCCAGTGTACGGCATTTCAAACAGCAAGAACTATCCTGCATTTCATCAATAATATAATCAGATTGCATCAACATAAACAACACTCCTATTATAATAATACTTCTACACAATTAGCCGACAGGCAATTATTCAATACTATACAATTCATTAAAATAAACATACCATTCATCTAGCTTAGATAATATGCGTTTATTAATTAACGTATAACGCTTATGAGAACTTTCAAGAAGCAGGTCTTCATAGTAATAGATTACCTCATGATAGTTATATAAATCTTCGATGTTATTATCCATTACCATACACTCCTGCTGTTTAAAGAATATTCAGACATCTATACAAGCCACCCCAATTTTAAAAGAGTGGTTAATAATACATATCAGAGAGGGGATAGTATGTAAGTATAATATAAAGACTATGTAAGAAATATTAATCCCCTCTAACTACTAGAAACTATATAGCAAATGTTATCTCATCTTTACCAACAGATTCATCTACTACATCAATAGAATGAAAATACCATTCGTCTATCTTTCTTTCTAATCGACTAAGCTTTCTTTGATCCCCTTGTGGTTTCAACTTGTTTTGAATAAGCTCTTCATAATACCCTAACCTATAGTGGAACTTGGCACATTCTCTCTCTGTCATGCTAATACCTTCTCCTTTGTTATTCTATCTCTTTTATATATTTATATCTTCGTAACTGCCGATAGGCATCCCAAATTAAGTTCGATTAACTTACTATGTAATACACTACATCATCATAACACACAATACATTAGATTATAGTAAATATCTATACGAACACATACGAACAAATAGTGAACAATTTGTGACAGTTAAAGTATAATGTAGCGAAACCTTAGGAATTCCCCGTCTTAATACTATGTGAGAGGGTTTTACAACAAACATCGAAAACTAACAGTGAAAACCTCATACTTACAGTGTAGGCATAATGAAAAAAGATAGCCTCATCAAAAAGATAGCAAACTACTAGAGAAAATGTAATACTCTTCAAGAATAGTCCTCCAAGTATAGAAAGCTACGACACCATCATCGAGTTAACCGGTACCTCCCAGCCATAGCGTGAGGATGATGTCGTCCGTGGCCCCCGTATGCCCTTTTGGAAACAGCATAAATCTAAAACCTTCGAGTCAATGTATGTACGTTTGACAAGGGAGTAAGAAAATTGATACCACCAAGCTTTCATATAGTATTTCCCTCGTGTTCCGCTTCCATATATAACCGCCATACATATAAGTGACATCACCATAAAATACATACTTCTTACCACAATAGCATGACAGTGCTCATACTTCTTAACACTAATAAAATACGCCAATACTATATAGTATGCTGTCAACATATCACCTATAGATGACACACCTTACATAGTACACTGACAGTATGGTCGCCTGTAGTAAACTTGGGGAATGTAGGGTGCCGGCAGTGTTGCCGATAATAATAAACCCACCACATGTAGGAGCTACCACACCCACTGGGAGGTGAATGAGATTGTCTGACGGGAGTTGCAATGTTACCGAAGGTTAAATGTCACGTTGGCATCAGGGAAGCTGAGAGAGCCTTCTATTTAATCCTGAGCGGTTTAGCGATAAGAAGGATGGTAGCATGCGGTGTGTGTGGGTGTTGAGTAGAACACGTACAATGTGTGAGTGTTCGGATGGTGGCGTACGGATAATGCGAGACTGATATATACTTTTGCTCGGTCAAAGTATGCTATGTGTGTGGTGAAAGGCGAACAATGATAGGGAGCGGATGGTGTGGATAGCCTTCTCCGAAGGTAGAGAGGGAGGGAGAGAGGGTAGTATGTTGAGGGTTATCATATATGAGGATGTAGCATGCACACCCGAAGGGTGGGAGAACCCCTATCCGAAGGAGTTCTCCATTGTCATACTTGGGTGATTAAGCTATAATTACAGTTATTAAGCGCCTAGCTTGATTAGCTTCCCTACTTCTAGGTTAACAGTGCGAGTACCTTTGCCGAGGTTACAAGCATCTACTGATAACATGAACTTATCATGACCTAGTAGTGGGGAAATGTTGTTTCTTGAGTTATATGCAAAACCTACTTCAGTCTTATTAATGAATAGCTTATACTTGTCACCTACACCTTGAATAAAGATGCTTTGAGTAGATAAGCCTTCTAATACTGTGTCTAATGTAAACTTCTCTTGAATGTCATCTGGAATACATACAGCAACAGTGAAGTTATTATCAATCACTTGATTAGATACAATTTGATCTTGCTTCGGTTTATTCTCCATGTAAGAAAGAGTTTGAATGAATGCTTCACGTGTAATCGTCCAAGGGAATGAAAGACCTGCATCTTGTTTACGATCTACATATGTTGCATAGTATGCTGCATATCCGATATCTTTAGCTGGATACTGGCTCATTAGTTCTGCTACTCTGTCACGAGCTTGTTCAGCAATCGTACCGATGTGAGTTGAAACCATCTCATCGATTTCATTCATTTTAAGTTCACGTTCTCCTTCTTCAAGGTTGCCACTCATAATCTTATTCTTATATTCTTCTGCTCCTCTGTATGTTTGACGAACAGCGCCACCGTAACCTGCTTTGATTTGTTTTACTTGATTCAATAGCATGTTAAAGTAGTTTGGATCTAAGTTGAATGAACTGTTCATCTTAGTAAGCAATGAGTAGCTGTTAGCATCTTGATACATAACTTCTATTTTGTTAGTAAGCTCTTTATCTTCAAAGTCTTGTACCATTTCCATTAGTCTAGATAATACGGATCCTACATCATGTCCGTCTTTACCTTTACGGCTTGCCAACCAGTTAGGCTTATTCCATACTCTTCTGCCTAATCCTTTATTGAAGTAAGATAGCTCTTCAGGTGGGTTAACCATGAAGTCTAATGTTTCTTTCATCACTTCTTGATAAGCACCACCGTGTTTAGCTGCATCAATTTCCCATCCTTGTACAAGGCGAAGAATGTTGATCCAGTTTTCATACTTGTTAATACGTTGTAGCATATTATCTTTCTCTTGAGGTGATGCATCTTTAATCATATAGTCATAGCCGATACCACGAACACCATCAGCTAAGATACTAGCGATGTTTGTTGCTAATCCGATTTTGTTAGGCTTCAACGTTCTGATAACATAGTCGATACCTAGTTTATGAATCTCTTCATAAAGAGCGGTTGTTTTCTGTCTATCTGTGAAAGTAACACGATAGTTGCTTTGGCTAACAACCATGTCAACTGGTAAGCGATACACACCAGTCATTGGCTTAGAGTATGGAACACCATCTCCAAGAAATTCTACTTCTCCATTCACATCTGTGAAAGAGATATCCATTAATGGTGGGAATACTTTACGTTGTAATGCTTCTACAACTGCTGGCTCTGTAACAGTTAATGCTGTATCACCATCGTTGTCTGCTCCACCCATTGCGAATGTAGCAAAGTCATGAACACTCATAACTAGCAAGTTACGGAATCCACCTTTACGAGAAGCTTGATTATACACTTCAATACCACGATTACGTAGTACTTGCCACTCACCTTTAGCAATCATTGGATTACGACCAGCCGCTACATACAAAGGTGATTTATCTTTGTGTGCAGATGGGATGTAAGCTTCATTTGGTTGAATGTGATAGTCACCACGATTAGTAATCATCAGTTGACCTTCATCATTACGCACTTCATATTTTGTACCAGCTTCTAGTACAGCATATGGATCTTGAATCATGTAGCGGTAGTGTCCTTCTACTGGAATGTTACCAGTTTTCCACTCTTGAATCTTTTCTTTCAACACATCTAATGCATAACGTTTCATTTGTACATCATCGTAGGACCATTCGAACATATCCAAGAAAGTAGTAAACGTGGATACACGAGATTGATCTAACAGATAGTGTTCTACTTCTGCATCAAGTAAATCGGAATCAATGACTTTATCTAATCCGACATACTTCTTCATAAGAGATGGATCATGCAATGCATTACCGATTTCATCTAAATGTGGTTTCAATACATTCCACAAGTCATTAACATTGAGTGAAGAAGCTTGAATGAATTGATATGGCATATCAGTGTAAGACTTAACTTTACTCATTGGCTTGTTGAACATAGCAATACGTAATTGTGGTACAAAGTTAGGGTTAGATTTGAATAGTAACTCAAAGCTACCTTTTACTGCTGACTTAAGTGCAACTACATGTGCATCATAATAGCTGCGTAAGTTAGGAACAAAGATCATTAAGCCTTTTACAAATGGAGTAATACGAATTTGCCATGCATCATTGAACTGGCCAAACTCCGCTCCAAGTGTATGATACATTTCTTCATCACAGAATAAAGCTCCATCAGCTGCAGTTAGTGTAATTGGATGCTCACTTGCATCGAATACTCTGAACTCTTGACGTTCCTTATCCCAAGCACGGTACGTACCAGTGTTGATTTCAACAAAGCGGTCTTCTACCAATGCAATCGTATGAGTTCCACCAGTTAGATATTGATCTCCAGTCTCAATATTAGTGACTACTTCGTTACCAAAGCGGACTGTCTTAGATGCAATACTGTTCGTACCAGCTAGTCCTGGACGAGTCATCATTTTGTCTACATCGATTACATAGTTGCCATCACGATCTACTTTTGCATAAGCTAAGAAATCATGTCCAAGCACACGATATGCATCGATAGGGGACATTACATTTGTATCAATGAATACTGCTTGCAATAGTCTTGCTTGTGAAGCTGAGCGTAATAAGAAGAATGCATGACTTTCATCACCATGCTCATTCATGTAATAGAAACCTTCTTTCATAACTTTCGTACGAAGCTCTACTAATTCATGATCTTCTTCAGTGTAATCCATTTCATCCTCTGGAAGCTCAATGTACAAGTCTGCAAAGAAGATGTGACGCATTGGCAGCATAACACGTTGTTTAATCAATTGACCATCCTTCGTGAATTCAATTACTTCAGAAGCGGATGCAAAGCTTTCACTTAGGAATGACTCACTGATCTCTTTGTAAGAATCAACATTCACTTCAGTATAATCAATTGTAGAATATACTTTATCTTCACGTAGCTCCATGCTATTTATCTTAGCAATAGGAACAAGAACACCTTTACGTGTTGGTGCATATACACGATTAGCTAGTTTGTGTGAACTAACAAACTCTTTGAAGTAGCGAAACTGATTAGATGGTACATCAGCAATAGATGGATCTTTAAGAATATCAAGTAGTACATTACCTTTTGACATAGCATTTAATACACGAGCAAAGTTCTTAGAGTTACGTGACTTGAATCCTTCAGCAACAGAAAGAGCTGCTAAGATATCTTGTACAGTAAATAGGTATCCATTTTCTTGTAGTAGTGAGCGATTTTCGATAGTTGTGTTCATAGTTAAAACATCTCCTTTAGTTTGGTTGTTTAATTTAGTTGATAAAGATTTCGCAGTTTGATTTTTCATAGTAATCATTTCTCCTTTTATTAGCTATTAGTTGTATAGGCCTAAGATATCGGCTACAATATCTCTTGTGAGATTCTCTTCGATCAGGAAGCAAATCTCTGAACGGTCTACTAAACCGTAGACATCAAAGTGGAAGACCAACACAGGTCTTGGAAACTTATGGTGAGCGTTGCCATATCGTCTCAAAACATGTATGGTAACGCCCTCCAACATATACTTCTTAACATACTTCACATAATTCTTGGAGTCAGACAAGGTGACGTCAACAGGGACATCACCAATGAAACAGTCTGTTCCATAATAAAAATCTTCTTCCTCTGTAGAAGGACGATACTCTTCATAGAAGAGGTCCTCAAATAGATCCAATACGTATGCTTCTACATATTCACCATGACTCATATTGCTACGATAAGACGTACTCATTTCTGCTTCTCCTCTCTTAGAACTGGATAAGTGATTAAGCATTCGATTACATTACTTCTAACCGAATAAACCCCATATCTTGCACGATGTTTCTTGTCATATCCGATAAAGATTGAATATAGATAACCAAAGTCATCGTCATAACCTAAATACTCGCCATTTGTTACTAGTCTTCTAAATGAAACTCTCATAGTTAACACTCCTTTTGTTTGTTTTTAAGTTGATTAAAGTAATACATTTCAAACAGGCATAAGCCTCTCATAGACAGCGAGCGGTCACTCTAAGAGAACCATCTATGGCATCTGTTTAACCCAATACAGTGGGATGTTCACATGCTTCAACGTGCTGAGTGGTCTAAGACCCATGCCTATCTTCGACCACTACATAGATAGGGTGAGGGGATGTTCCTGAAGCAACGACAACATAGCTAGTTAAGCTATCAATGAATAAGCGAATACATCAAACACTTCACTAAGCCCTACAAAGCCTTCATGCATAACTGTTGATATGAAGTAGATAGGTGCTATAGCAAGCAAGATACCTGTTGATGATAAGAGACCAACACTTAAATGTTTGAATGCTGTTGCAACCATATCTCTACCAGTAGCTAGATGCTTGTATCTGTTGTAGTAGGAGATCATCTTTACTCCTGCATAGAATGTTGCACTAACAGGTATAAACAAGGCTCCTTGTGTGACAAGGCCTGCTGCAAATGAAGTTGTTGTCACTAGAGCAGCTGATTTCCAATGCTTAGCCGACAGTTCCTTCACGTTCTTGTAAGCTGAGCCTAGCCCTCGCTTTACAGAAGTGACAGCTTTAGATGCCTTAAACTTACTCCAACCTTTCTTCACACTCTCTAAAACATCAGCAAATACATTACCTTTCATGTCTTCTTTCGCTTGTACTGTGATAATCATGGTAAATCCTTTCTATATGCTCGGTTTTATGTCATGAGCTGGACTAGTTTGACTTGTCTTATCAATGCAGGGATAGTCAATCACCTACAGACACCCCTCCTCTAGGGTGTTTCGACATTAAAGGGATATGATTGTGTATCCTTCAGCATCTACTCCAAGATTTACTTCTGCTTTCTTAACCGCATTAATAATCAAGTGCTGATTGTATCCTCGTTTCATTAAGTCTCCGAAACGAATAACCTTTCCTTGTCCTTTGATTTGCTTGAATAGAGTTACCAGTGTGTTTGTTTGCATTCTTCATCATCCTTTTCAATTAGTAGTAGGGGGTGGGGGCGACAAACGCCTATTAGAAAACCCTATTAAAAAAGGTGCTACCCTACGCAATTTTTTTATAAAAAATGTCCCATATAGGGATTTCCCCATGTTTGTGGGATGACAATTGAGAAAGTTTGTTATACACTGTTTGTAATGCATTACATAAAAGGAGGTAAGTTATGAGTAGATTAAAGCTTGTGGATTTAGAGTCGGAGTCTGTCGAATATAAGGAATTAAAAAATAAAAAAATATATAGGCCAACTGCCATACCTTATGTGTACTTTAATTACTGTTGTGAGAATAAAGGTGACTTCACACTATTGAAATATGACCCTATCTTTGGAACTGATGTCATCATTTCGAAGTCATTAGGTTTTATAAAGATTCCATATAAACTGTTGGAGAAATTAAAAGCCTGGTATAACAGAAAGCTTATGTATATCGCAATTAACCTTCACAACAAGCGAAAGATTGATTTACCTGAAGGAGTTAGGTTGAGCTTATTAGATGTATGGAACCTTAGGAAAGAAAAGAAAAAAGGAGTGAAGTAAACGATGAGAATAACAAATGAGGAAATTGCAAATCTATGTCACAGCATAAACAAAGCATACTGTGAAAGTATTGGTGATTACTCCCAACCTTCGTGGGAAGATGCCCCTGGATGGCAGAAGAAAAGCGCTATTGCAGGTGTAGAGTTCCACATGAATAATGAAGTAACTCCAGAGGATTCTCATGAAAGCTGGAGTAAACAGAAAATATTAGATGGATGGAAATTTGGAGAAGTAAAGGATCCTATTAAAAAAGAGCATCCTTGTTTAGTTCCTTACAGTGAGCTGCCACCAGAACAAAGAGTGAAAGACTACTTGTTTAAAGATGTCGTAGATACCGTGAAAGCATTAAGGGAAAATTAATATGTTAACTTTCATGATAATCTGGGTTCTTACTTCAAGTGTCTCTTGGATTTTGGCAAGAATTTCATTAAAGATAAGTAGAAGTCCAGTTACTTTCATTGATCTACTATATGTCTTAATACCATTTTTAAATATGATTTCTATAATTTTTTCGATGGTATATCTTGTCAGAAAATACATCCAGAAGAAAAATATAAAGGTGAATTGGAATAAGTTTTTTAGACTATGAGACTAATAGTGTGAAAATAAAAAAGGAGAAAAGTAAAATGCGAACACTTTATGAGATTGTTGAAGACATGCAAGCTAGTAAGATGCCAACACATGAAGAATGCTATTATGCTCTGCAAGTATATCGTTCCATGTTTAATATAGAACATCGCAAGTATAGAGAGGAACTAACAAGAAAAGAAAGAAGCTCAAAGTGGTATCGAGAACAATCTGCTGAACTAAGCTTTGATATGTATAAAGCCGCATTATCTACATCACCAAAGGAATGGATGGGGGAGGGAAAATAATGTTAAAACCAGCTTTACTTTTTAAAGATCAACTAGAAAGTAAATTTATCGAAACGGCTTACGAGGAAAAATATAAATATTACGTTAGCAATAACTATGTTGATTTCGAACTAAACCTACAGCGGGATAGTTGGACTGCAATCGAATTTGTCAGTATCGACAAAGATAATAATCTATTAGGATTTCTTGGAGCAAGGATTGATAGAAATTCAAATTCTGTCAGCTCATTGAGTGTAATCAATTTCTATGATGTTAACTACACATTCTCTAAAGATTTTCGACAGTTTTTAGATGACCTTTTATTTAAATTTAACTTCAATAAAATCAAATTCAGTGTTGTAGTTGGTAATCCTGCCGAAAAGATGTATGACAAGTATGTAGAGCATTACGGTGGGAGGATAGTTGGTATTTTTAAAGAGCATGTAGTTCTTACTGACAATCATTATTATGATTGGAAAACCTATGAAGTTTTCAGAAAAGATGTATTAAATAAAAGAGATAAAAAGGGGGTGACAAACAGTGGGGTGGAAGTATGAGGTTAAATATCTAAATGGCTTAGGTGTGAAAGATTTATACACAAATAACTGGTTCGAGTTTATAAAGACTCGAATTGCTAAGAAGGTTATATATTATAAAGTGTACAAATGAAGCTTACGGTAGAACAAGTTTTGGTTAGAAGATAGTTAAAGGAGTGATTCTATGACACAAGAAAAAATTGAAAAAAGTAAACAGGATACATTGAAACACATCGACGAAGTGCGAAATGCAATACAGGCTGCCATTAAAGAATTAGAATGTCGAGCAAAGTATCATGATCAATCAAAGTTAGAAGAACCTGAGCTCTCTATCTTTGCAGAATATGGTCCCAGGTTGAAAGAAACAACCTACGGTTCAGATGAATATAAAAATAATTTAAAAGAAATGAATAAAGCCTTGCAGCATCACTATGAAAATAACACACATCATCCAGAGTATTATGAAAACGGAGTAAGTGGAATGGACATCTTCGATGTCATTGAAATGCTTTGTGATTGGGTTGCAGCATGCAAGAGACATGATGACGGTGACGTTATGAGAAGCCTAGAGATTAATAAAAATAGATTTAACTTAGATAACCAGCTGTATCAAATATTCAAAAATACATTTGAAAGAAATATCTTAGAATAAGGGAGATTATTAACATGAAGAATATATGGTTAAAAATTAAAAGCTTTTTTAAGAAGAAAAAAGAAGTTGAGATTCATCCGAGGTGGCATAGATTCCATGAGCTAGATGCAGACCGTATTTATATACTAGCAGATAGAGCCACAGGTAAAACATTTAATATGTTTTATCATTTATTAGAGAGTGATAACGAAACTGCTTTATGGGTATGTCATTCCTATTTTAATTTAGATTATCTAATAAAGATAATAAGTGAAGAGTTCGATTTAAAACTTGAAAGATCTGGAACAATATTCAATATAAAGTATAAAGGTAAAGAGAAAAAGGTTTATTTCATATCTTCAAAAGGATTTGTAAATACAAAAGGTTTACGTGTGGATGCAGTGTATGTAGACGATGCCAAATTAAATATGAGTCTCATTAATGCCCTTACACCTGTTTCAAACAAATTAATCATTACAGATGATAGAGAATTTAACTTTATTGATTCAAAAGAATCTGTAGATTTCTTGTTTAATACAATGGATGCCCATCTCATAATTAAATAATAATAAATTTAAAAAAGTTTACAAAAGCACTTGTAATGCATTACATTTTGATGTAATATGTATTTAAGGTATGATTGATGAGTTTTCAGTTTTCCAACTCCTTTCGAATTTGTGATTATCATTAGACATGTATCCCCCATACATGTCTAAAAAAATTGGGATATAGCTCAGCGGTAGAGCAATCGGCTGTTAACCGATAGGTCGTAGGTTCGAAACCTACTATCCCAGTAATATGTTCCCTACTAGATGGTAGTTGACTCCATAGCGAGTGTACAGTAACTATGGACGAGGAGGTTCGATTCCAACAGGGAGCGGCATAATGCGGTGTAGCTCAGTTTGTGTAGAGCGCTTGGTTTGGGTCCAAGAGGTCGCAGGTTCAAGTCCTGTCACTGCAATCGATAATATTAAAAGAAATATCGGCTTGGCGATGATAGCTATGCGTGAGTATAGTAAAGGTGGTTTGACAAACTGCCGCTACATATGTAGTCAATCCAAGCACTACGACTTTCCAGGTCTTCATGTAACCAATGGAGATAGCTTTTGAAATCAAAGGAGAGTTCCTTGCGAGGGCAACGCTGTAGCGAGGTGGCATTAGGTGGCACTGATGCGCTCCACGCCAATTTGATTAAAAAGTGAGAAAGAATCGGAAGGCTATCAGTTTGAGGTTTGACAACCAAAGGCGTTAGTCAATGTCTAAAGAGACCTGTCAACTACATATAAGATTGGCACAGTACCTTTAGGGATCGTTCGAGTAACTAGTCGGTGAAAGAACAGGGTGGTGTGTGGTATTTTGTTCTCCAAAAGGGAATGAAGCCACTGGAACAGCACATCATCAGTTGAAAGGATAAATAATAAATTATAGTTTCTTATTTGGGAATAAGAGTCCAATACAACATATTACATTACAGTGAAAGCCTGTTCCACGAAATAACGAAAGCGACTTAATCCTTCACTCCATGAGAATGAAGGGGCTGATGAGTCTCGCAAGGCTCAAAAGCTTTTGTTCCGATTTGCAAGGTTCTCTTAGCGGAGATTTGTAGCGTGGCAACGTTGACTGAATTTGAAGAGCAGAGTAGTTATTTCGATGTGTCATATTATGCTAGACACATTAAACTAAAGCAGTCGTGGTCATTACTTGAGCGCTTATAGGTTCAAGTGGACACGTGAGGAATACATAATCTCACTAAAGATGACTAAGAAAGAGTTTAGTCTCAGCTCTTTCATTACATACTATTTTTCTCGGAAGGAGTTAAGGTTTTTCCTCCAGTTTTTCCTTAACACCTTCCGAGAGGGATAGTAAGTGCACTTCCTGTTCATATATAAACCACCTTTCCGTTAATTAAGTTTTAAATCACTTACTATCTCTTAATTAGGATTGTAAAATTCCTTCCAAAAATGGGGAGCAGCTTTTAGCCATGTAGCTGTTCTTCATTTTTTTTGTTTTTAATAGAGAAAAGACTTGCCTTTTATGGCATATATAGGTAAAATGACATTAAGTTAAAAATGTTAACAAATTAAACATACTAAACATAATAAACATTTTAAACAAATGAAGGGTGGAAGGAAAAATGGCAAACGAAAAGAAGCAGATGCATCTAGTGGCAGTCGATGTAGGTTTTGGGGGATTAAAGTACATGTCAAACAGCAAGCCAGAGCCACAGGTTATACCAAGTGGAGTTGTTACTGGTGTACCAGCAAGTAGACCATTACTATCATCAAGTGATATTAATATTAATGAGTTAGTAGTCCAAACAGAAGAAGGCACATACTTTGTTGGAGAGAATGCGTTAGGTATGCCAGTAGAAGAGAATGTTAGTGTGCGTACAGAAAAGCGTAATCGTGCTCATGATGTAAAAAGCCGAGTTTTATTCCACACTGGAATTGGTTTAAGCTTACCTGATATAGATGGAAAATATGAAGTTACAATTGTGACTGGTCTTCCAAACAGTGACTACGACAAAAGCATTCATGATGATTTACGAGCTTTCTTAGAAAAAGATTTTACAGTAGAGTTTTACTTGGATAGAGAAAATAGTATAAAAAAAGAGGTAAAAGTAGCTAAAGTAATTATCTTGCGTCAGCCAGAGGGAACAGTTACGTATAATCAATTTAGATTTGATCCTGAATCGTTCATTGTGCCGTCTAACAGTCGTGCTGATTATCTTGGAGTAATTGATTTCGGACATGTTTCTACTGACTATGCGCTATTTAGAAATGGAGTAGTAATAGAAGACCCAACCAAAAACAAGTCAACTATCGGTGTAACAGAAGTGTATAAACGTCTTCGTCAAGCTGTAGAATTGAAGTTCAGTGACATGGGCTATATGTTCCACCCTTCAGATCAAGATCTTGATTATGCGATTCAAACAAACCATATCCGTTATCGCAATCAAGACTTTGATATATCAGATGAAATTGAAATGGTTGTTAGGGATCGTGCAAGACCTATTACTGATTCAATTACTACTGCCTGGGGCAATGAAGCGAACCGTCTTCAATTGATTATTGCGACTGGTGGAGGAGCTCATGTTTATGCTCAAGAAGTAAGAAGGAATTTTGAGTCAGAGAATATCCAAGGATTCATTATTATGGAAAATTCTAGGTTCACAAATCTCTTAGGATTCTACATGTATGGAGCATTGGAGCTATCAGATACTTATGGTACTGAAAAAGTAATGGAGCTATATGTGAATCCGGTTAAGGAGTTGCATGAGCATGTCGCATAGTGATAAGCAAATGCTTGTAGCTCGAATCAGAAAAGACGATCATATTTTGAGAGATTACTTTAATGATATAAAACAGAGTGATCGAGCATACGAAGTCAGAAGATTGCTTGAAAAAGCTATCATCATAGAACAAAAAGAAAAAGAAGAAATACGAAAATTAAAAGAGGAACAGTAACTCCATCTCATTTGAAGAGTTATTTCAAGCAATTTAGAGCAATTCTATCATTTGAATATAAGCATGCCAAGGCAGAGTACAAGAGATGTATTCTGCCTTTTTTGCGTGGATTTAGCGACGTTTATTAATATGTTAGGACGTTGTAGAATTAAGATACGGGCCTACTGCACCGCCTCATACAGGACCATTGGTTTAGGGGGATCGAGTGAGTAGAGCCTTTTTTTGATATAGGGAGGTGCAAATCATGGGAAAGACTGGCCCGAAAACAGAAGCTGGATTAGCAACGGTTTCAGCAAATTCAAGAGAGCTTGACCACTCTGCATGGACAAAAAATCCAGAAGCTGTAGAAGCAATAGAAACAGCAAAGCGATTAAGAAATACAAAGCACGGAATGTATGCTGCAGTGCCAATTATCTGTAAAGCAGATGGTTGTCCATATGCTCAGTCATGTCCGTTACTAGAAATGGCACAAGCACCATATGGTGAAAAGTGTCCAATAGAAATAGCAGCTATTGAAGATTTGTTTGGCAGATATGCAGAACACTTTGATATTAATTTAGATAATAAAAAAGCTGGAGATACAGTTGATTTGATGATGGTAAAAGATCTGGTTGATGCTGATATAGGAATACTGCGATGCGATAGTAAGATGGCTTGGGACGCTGACTATATCATACACAACACAGTTGGGGTAACTGATAACGGTGATCCAATTACAAAACAGGAGCTTCATCCTTTAACAGATTATCGAGAGAAATTAGTTAACCGCAAACATAAAACCTTCCAACTGTTGAACTCCACACGTAAAGACAAAGTAGGATCAAAAATAACGGTATCTGCTGATCCTTCAGTACGAGCCGCTGAAATGTTAAAGGTACATGAAGACATGGCTCGGATTGAACAAGAAGAGAAGGAAGCTGAATTAGCCTATTATAAAAAAATGAATTCAAGCATTCCCGATGTTATTGATGTAGAACCAATAGATTTTGAAAAGGAGTGAGAAGAATGAATCCAAGACTTATTGCTAATCAAGCAGTTAACAGTTTTAGAAGCATGGGGAGAGATGTCCGTTCTACTTTTACAGGTGATGGTAAAGACTTAACTTATGCTTTTCGAACCCCAGAAGCAAGAGCGGCTTATGACAAACTTCCATTAGATCAAAGAGCAGGACATAAATGGGATAGAGGTAGCTTTAACCGAAGACGTGCTGCTGCCGCTGCAGGTGCCGCTTACGTAGGTGGAGATGCAACTTACCGAACATTAAGTGGTGGTTCTGCTTATCGAAATAGCTCTGGAGAAAGTGACGTTGTTGGGATTCCAATGATATAGGGGTGAGACTATGGCTAGGGCTGGAAGGTTTATACAAGGATTAAAAAGAGAGTTTAATCCAAAAGATCCTTTTATTAAAAAAGTAGACTATCGAAATGTAAATAACTTATGGACAGGTAGAGAAGTTGGTGGAAAAGGAAAAATTGCAATTGCAGCAAGTGCCATTGGCTTTGGTGGGCATCAAATTTATTCGGCTCCATATGAGCGTATTAGGCAAGAAGCTGAAATGCAAGCTCCTCAATCACTTCCTGGAACACGTGGAGACATGCAAGAGTATACACCAAATATATCTAATATGGAAGTCAGCGGAGACTTAGCATTTGCTCTTCATAATTTAAGGCATGGCGGGTGATATAAATGGCAGTAAAACAAGAACCACAGAATGGAAAAGGTTCAATAAATAAATTAAATCGTCTTAATGCTGGATTAGGGATTGGATTTGTTGGAGTAGATTCATACATGCGTATGCAAGAGGGAGAATCTGCCCCTGTTGCAGTAGGAAAAGCTTTATTAACAAATGCAGTGTGGGCAATGGCTCCTGGAGGAGTTTTAGGTGGACTGGCAATATCTGCAGGTGCCGCTGCCGTGCAAATCGCACCAGATCTAATTAATAAAGCAGAACAGAAAAAAGCTGAATTTCATCAAAACTTAAACCGTTTTGGAAGTAACTATCAGTCAACAGCTGCTCAGCAATCCCTTCAACAACAAGGAATTAATCAAATTCAGCAAGCAAGACAGCATGTCGCTAATGTAGCGAATCATGCCCGTGGAGCACAACGAGTTTATTAAAGGAGGATAAAAACATGTATATGGCAAGCAATGAAGCTTATAACCCTCAAGCAAGCAATCAGCCATACCAACGAGTTGATTCAGGAATTGGAGTGGGTGCTGTAGCGGGATCTTCTATTGCTTTAGCTTCAGCAGCTGCAACAGATTTTGGAATGAGTCGATTTAGACAAACCAGAGAAACTGGCAGAACAATGAGTAATGAAAATGGAAATATTAATATTGATAGTAAAGCGTTACGTAAACTTTCTCCAGAAGATCGAAAGGCTATGGGAATTGATACGATGGCTCCTGTTGAAAAAAGAACAGTAATGGGTAATACTCGTGGAATGTTATTTGGTAATAGTAGACTTGGAAAAGTTGCAAGGTATGCGGGTTATGGACTGGCTGGGGGCGGCATTGGAGCTGTAGCTGGAATGTATTCAGAATAGGCTGTAAGCAATGGAAGCATTAGAGTCAGTAGATCTATCAGAACAAGAAATGGATGAAGTGGAGAGGGAAATACGGAGTGATCCTATTAAGTGGGCTTATTGGAAATTAAAAGACCCTAAAGGGAATCCGTGGAAAGCTCGATGGTACCAAAAACTCATGATTAAAGACATCATGGATGGTGATAGACGTATTGCGGCAAGGATGGGCCGACGTGTTGGGAAAACAGAAACAATGGTTGTATTTTGTTTATGGTATGCCTTTCACAACAAGAATTCTCGTCTTTTAATCGTTACTCCTTACGAGCATCAGGTTCGATTAATATTTATGAGACTTGCAGAGTTAGTTCGTGATTGCGATGAAATGGCTGGTGTGAATATAACCAAAAATCCATTTATCGCAGATTTCCCAAATGGAGCCAAAATCATGGGCTTTACAGGTGGAGCCAATTCTGGTTCCCAATCAGGCGCCAGCGTTCGTGGGCAACGAGCTGATTTTATCTTCATGGATGAAATCGATTATATGAGTAGAGATGGTATTGACGCTGTAACAGCTATTGCAATGGAAGATCCTAAGAGAATAGGAATCTGGGTATCTAGTACACCAACTGGTAAGCGTGATTTTTTCTATGAAGTTTGTACAAATCCAGATACTGGTTATAAAGCTTATCATTTTCCTTCCATGGTTAACCCTGACTTTGATGACTCGATGGAAGCAGAGCTTCGTTCAACTATGACAGCTCAAGGTTATATTCATGAGGTAGAAGCTGAATTTGGTGAAGAGACTGTTGGAGTATTTAATAAGGCAGCAGTAGAAAAGGCTAAGTCACAATACTTATATTCTTACAGAGAACTGAATTCTTATGAGAAAGAACAGTATAAGAAACAGGGTATTAATTTAAAAGATATAACGTACTTCCCTGAATATACAAAAAAGAATCCTGCACCACCTGCACATAGAATTGTAGGGGTTGATTGGGATAAATACGGAACGGCCACTCAAATCATCGTAAATGAGTTCGATGAAGTGATTAAAAAGTTTCGAGTGGCTAAAAGATATGAGATTCCTAGAGGAGAATTCACCTATGATAATGCCGTAAATAAAATTATAGAAGTTAATGATATTTGGAGCCCTAAGTTTATCTATATTGATGCGGGGCATGGGGAATATCAGTACGAAGCATTGAGAAAGCATGGGAAAAACAATCCTGAAACAGGTATGTTAACTAAAGTGAAACGTATCCACTTTTCCCAAAATATTGAGATACGAGATCCAGCAACAAATGAAGTTTATAAAAAAGATGCAAAAAACTTTATGGTAAATCAGACAAGTATTGTGGTTGAACGGAACCAATTAGTCCTTTCTCCTTTTGATGATATGGTATGGAAACAAATGATGGATTATCAGGTAGTTCGTATATCGAAAACTGGTAAGCCAGAGTATACATCAGAAAATGAACATGCACTGGATGCACTGATGTTAACTATCTTGGGTTTCACCATTGAGTTTCCTGACATAACGAAGATACTTGATAAATTTGAGCCAGCACGAAAAGCATTTCGTAAAGATGGTTTACAATCAAAATCAGTACAAGAAAAGGTTTATGGCACTGAAAGTAGTGTATTTCATCATAAGAGTAAGAAGCGAGAATTGGAGCCTAGAGATAATCCGAACTGGCGATTAGAGAAAGTGCCTTTAGGATATTCGAAAAAGAGGTCTAATTCACGTAAAGCAACATCTCTGGCTATTGGTAGGAGAGGTGGAAGCTTAGGATCCTTTAAGAGATCGAGAATTTAAGCGTATTGGAATATCTTAAATAATGCGTTGTTGTCCCCGCTATTTCTAGTGGGTGGAGGATAGAAACTCCCCTGTTTCATTTTTTTGCTTATTTCTCCCAAGGCGTAGTCTCTACTACGCCATACATAAATTTAAAAATAATGAGGTTAATAAAATGGAGAATCATCAAAGATGGTATGGGAATAAAGGTATTGATACCCCATACGAAAGATCACTTATATATTATCGGCCCAATTTAGTTTTTCCAGAGAAAGAATCTAGTCATCCAATGACACTAGACGTAATCAGGCAAATTAGCCGATCTCAAGATTTTATGATGACTTCTGCAATATTAGATTATCGTGCATTGGCTGAAAGGATACAGGAACTGCTAAATATGATTTTTGGCAGGGCAGAAAGTTCTTCATTTAGTGAATATTTAGAGCTGCTGAACGAGAACAAACTAACTGAAGTCATTGAATTTGAAAATAGCCATAATGGATATGATGGCACACTAGATTATGAATTATATACAATGCTATATCTAATGAAGAAGTCAGTCGAAGAGCAAGCAGATTTTCTTGATGAAAACTATCGTACACAATACACAGATAAAACAGAAGATGAGCAAATGATAGAAGCAGAAGGAGAATCAATTAATAACTGGATTCGTACTGAGTATGATTTGTCAGCATTATATGATGAAGTAAGTCATGGAGCGGATTATGATCCTATCATTCAGGCAGAGATTGATGCATTAGAGAAGAAACGAAGAGACTTAGATCAATTGCATACAACAATTGCAGATTCAGCATACACACATCGGAATCGCTATCTAAACTTAGATGAGATTGTAGACAAAGCAGACATTCTTATTAATCAGCCACAACAGTTTATTGATGGCAATGTGGAGTTGTTGATGAATCAATTAGCAAATGCAAACAATCTGCCAGATTTTCGCTCTCATTTAATTCTTAGTTTTAAAGAATATAAGCAAAAACATAATCTTATGAAAAACCAATATATGATGATTGATGTACAGAAAGAAATATATGCTTCTGAAAGAAGTTATACTTACCAGCAAATTATGACCAAAACCAATGACAATATAAAAAATTGGTTATATGAGCAGCCGGAGGATACTGGGAAATCTTTTGACCTATTTGCTAATATCATGGTCGAATCTATCAAACAAACAAAGGAAGTATATGAAAATACGCTTGCAGATTTGATGAGTTTTTATCGACAAGAAGCAGTTTTTTATGGTCGCCAAATAACGCTTATCCAGAAAAAAGAGGAAATTAGACATTTTATTAGGATAATTGAGGATTTAGAAGATGTGGTTAGACCATCCGAGGAATGGATTAAGGAGTACGTTCAGAACAAAGGATATGTGACTAGACAGACTTAGCTAATTGTAATGCATTTCATGTATAATGGTTTATGAAGAATTAACTTACACACCTATCTAGAGGTATGAGGAAGAGGAGGGACATTATTGTCAAGACTGGTTTATAGTTTTATAAACAAACTGATTAGTAATGCGTCAGCTCCTTCCGCTCCATCTGGATCAACAAGAGGTGCTATTAATAGAGATCCAAAAGCTGTAAAAGCCAAGAGAGTCGGTTATCAAATAAGCAATGGCTCTGCTGGTGAAGCAGAAGAAATAGATATTGACTTAGAAGCGATTTCTCAGGCAATAAGGACAGATTCATATCTAACACAAGGTGTTCTAACCTATCAGGAACTAATATTTAAATCAGGATGGACGCTACAGTCTAAAAATGAACAAGTATTAGATTATCTGAAGTTTCGATTAGAGATGATGCAAGTCGCTACAGGAATCAGTTTAGAGCAATTATTCGAGGGAATAGCAAGAGATATTGTTTGGTCAAGCAACTGCTTCATTGTTAAAGCAAGAGCTAGAAACGGTATTGGATTGCCACCTGGAGTAAGCTTAACTCCTGTTCTACCTTCAAAAGAACCGGTTGTTGGATATTTCTTATTACCTCCCCAAACAATAAGTATAACGAGAGACGAAAATGGCACTGTAACTGGTTATACGCAAGAAGTTGAAGGTGGAGGCGATGCCATTGAATTTAAACCAGAAGATATAATTCACATCAAAACAAATGTAAGGTCAGGTGCAGCATTTGGTGATCCTTGGATTGCCCCTGTTATAGAAGATATTCGTCTACTTCGTAAAATTGAAGAGAACATTTCCCTTCTTCTTTATAAACATATCTTCCCTGTATTGAAATATAAAATAGGAAATGACGAGCCAGGTCAAGAAGCTACTGATGAGGAAATAGAAGACGTTCAAGCTATGATTAATGGTATGGATAATGACAGTCTGTTTATAATGCCAAACCGACATGATGTTGACGCTCTAAATATCAATGCAATTGATGGAAAACCTTACTTAGATTATTTTGAAAACCGTGTATTTTCGGGAATGGGATTGTCTCAAGTTGATTTCGGTAGAGGGGATACAGCTAACAGAAACACTGCAGATGCAATGACAGGGAAGAAAGCGGACCGCATCAAAGGATGGCAACAAAGTCTCCAGTCTGCAATCGATTCTCTGATCATTGATGAATTATTAATTGAAGGTGGATTTGATCCACTAGTGAATCCAGAATTTGATGTAGATTTTGTCTTCAATGAAATTGAGCAAGAACGATTGATAGCAAAAGAAAATCATGAGATTCACAAATTTAATAGCAATCTTCAATCTTTTGAAGAGACACGAGCAGCGATTGGAAAAGATCCAACTGTTGATGAGTCCAGACTTCACTTTAATATGTTTGGAAACACAGCAAATGAAGCAGCTCAAGCAGCTACAGAGAATAAAAGTCAACCAGAGAACCAAAACGGAAAACGTGATGGTCCTAAAAGGCAGACAGAAAGTGAAAAGCATTACAGTTTAGATGAATCAGATGAGCAAACACCTTTTCAATCTCTCTTAGAGAAAAATATTAAGCAGTCAGCTGACACATTAAGTCAGATATACGAGGATATGAAGAAAAGCGTACTATATCAGATTGAAAGAAGAGAAAGTCGCAACACCTTCCCAATGAATATTAAATCAGGTATGATTCGATTCAATCAATTGGAGCAAGATCGTTTATCTAAGACTATGGAAAGTCATGCTAAAGAGATGCTTATGAGTGGAATCCTATCCGCACATGAATCTGTCAGCTCTTATAAACAGGTGAAAATGTCAGTTGCACATGGTACAATTAGGACCTTTATCACTGAGAATAATAAGAGTTTAGAAGAAAGATTAAAAAAGGTAATCGATTCTCGTTTAAAGACGATTACTTCCGAAAAAGAAGTAGGGTTAGCAATTCACTCTGTTTTTAAATCTCTTCAACATCAAATGATTTCAAGCGTAAAGAGTGCTTATGTGAAAAGCTACAACTATGGTTACGCATTAGGTTTACTCAGTGCTGATGAGTCTTATGCTTCTGTTTATTATGAAGGTGAATGTAAATCTTGTTTATCACGCTCTAAAGAAATTATAAACTTAAAACAATTTTCATCTTTAGATGAGATTGCTATATTTTATCGGATACCATCTTGGCATCCAAATTGCGAATGCGAATTGAAAAATGTTAAAGGAGGTTAGGTATGAAATGCTTTACACATTAGAAGAGCACACTGCAAAGAAACTAGTTAGTGCTGCTCAGTTGAATGAAACTGCATCTATTGCTGCAAAGATCAGTGAGGAGAATGTGAAAGTCCTTCAGGAGTCAGCCAGTAATAAGAAGAAACGTAAGCTTATCGTTAAGATGGAAGCTATTCATACAGGTAGAACTAAAAACTTTACTTATTATACAGAAGAAGGATTAAAAGGCGGTTTAAAGTCTTGGACTACACCTTATAATAAGCCAGTTCTAACCCATCACAACTCTTATAATGGAGAAGCTATTGGTCGAATTCTTAGTGCTGAATATAGTGACAGCACACTTTCTGGTAAAGGTGGATTAGTGTTTACTGTAGAAATTACAGATCCAACTGCAATTGAGAAGGTTTTAGATGGACGATACCATACAGTATCTATTGGAGCATCAACAGATAAAGTTACATGTAATATCTGTGGAACAGATCGATCTCAAGAGTGGTGTGAACACTACCCAGGAAAGCAGTATGATGAACAGCAATGTCACTTTATTGTTGGAAACACCTATGGGAGAGAGGTTAGTTATGTAAATACTCCTGCTGATGAAAATGCTGGAAACCGCTCTGTAGAAGTCATCGATGAAAGTCAATCTAGCAGCACAAACGAGCATCAAAACTTAAAAATCTATCAAATGGCAGAGGGATTATATCAGGATGCAGATAATCCAGAAGTGAATCTATACGAACATTTAAGTGATGATGTTAAAGAAATGCTCAACTCTATGGCCGAAGCTAAAGAGGAGAAAAAAGATGACTTGGAAGATAAGGATAAAGAACTAAAAGACAAGGAAAAAGACAAGGTAGAAGAAAAGGACAAAGAGCCAGAAAAGGACAAAGAGCCAGAAAATCTAGAGGATCCAAAAGAACCTAAAGTTACTGAAAAAGATAAGGTTCCAAATGGAACAGAAGAAAAGGTCACTGAAAATCCTACTGCCCAAGTCGAAGAAGAATTAGATTCTGTAAAGCTTAATGAAAAAGTCATAAAGTTGCAAGCATCATTATCAGATCTACTTTTAAAAAATCAAAGGCTAGAAAATAAACTAAGCACTGTTGAATCAGAAAATCAAGATCTACTGCTTGAAAAGTCAAAGCTTCTAGAAGATAAGCATTTACATTTAGCTGAAAAAGTTGTTGATTTAAAAATAAATCTTCGCAAAACAGATGTTATTGGAAAAGAGTATGACGAAGCAGTTTCTGAGCACACAAAACGCTCTGTTGATTCACTCAATGATTCATTAGTAGATTTATTAGCAGAATCTAAGTCACGCAAAACAATGGAACCAGGAGTTGTAAAAAATCCTGGGTTAAGTGAAGCGGATAAAGATGCAAAGCAAAAAGAGAAATTCAGTCTTGATGAAGGCGTAGAAGGCTTCTTGAAATTGTTAAGAAATAAAAAATAAGAAATAGGAGTTGAAATGAAATGGCATTATTTGAAGGTATGAAGCCTGTAGAGGGCACAGCAGATCAATATGTTCGTTCTAATACGAAGTTGCAAGTGAGTACACACGATTCACCAGGTGAGAAGTTTTTGGTAGACCCTCGTTTAAAACGATTGTTTCAATATCATTTCGGTGGTAATGGATGGGTAGTAATTCCAAAAGGTCGTATTGTAGCTCCATCTACAGATAATAATGGTGGAATTAAAAATGGTAATATTAAGGACTTTGATGGTAATGTATTTCGTCCAGTTCTTACTTTAGCAAACGGCGGTAAAGATGTCGTAGAGATTGGAAAAACCGGTAAGGAACATACACGTGAAGCTAATACTCCAATTGGTGTATCTTATGCAAACATTTATGAAGAGTTTGTAGATGGATTTAATGGCATGCAGCCAACTATTGAGAACGAAATTTACATTGAGTTACCTTACATTCCTAGTAGATCAGATGCTGAAGCAGTTGAGTGGGGAAGCCTTTATGACGCAGATCCAACAAAGCGAATCAAAAATGGCGATTACGTTATCTCTGATGAAAATGGTCGATTTATTAAAGCGGATTTTGAAACACAACGTGAAATTCTAAAAAATACAAATGCTTCTGCAGATGATAAATTCGCAGCACTTGCAGAGATTGCTAGATTACAAGAGCAAGTTCTTGGTCAAGTTTGGACAGTTGAAACAAATCTTCCACCACAGGGTTGGTTAGGAATGCTTGGATGGACTGATGAGCAACGTGCTCAGGACTGGAATCCAAATGGAATGACTGCAGATGATATTGATGATGAGTTCCCAGGTTATCCTTATGAAAGAACATATGCAAACACTGATGTTAAATCAAACAGATACTATCCTCAAGGAATCCCAGGATTAACAAATGGATCAAATCTTGAAATGCCTTTTGAAGACATTTTAATTGGTGAGATTAACCCAGGTCAAAAAGGTCGTCATGATTTCCGAATCCAACAAACTCCAGTAGTAGCAGGGTCACTTGTAGTGAAGATTGATGGACAAGTAGTTGAACCAGACTATATTGATTATAAATCTGGCCTAGTTACATTAGTCGTTGAAACAAATGAAGGTGCAGCACCTCAAAAAGTGACAGCTACATTTAAAGCAACTGGACAAACACCTGGTGTACCAACTGGATGGGACTTTAAAGGCGCTCAAGGAGCAGTTCGTATTTTACTTCAAAAATAACAATGAATTAATGAATTGATAGACATAAGGAGGAACACGTAATGATTAATACAGACACGCTTGAATTAAGTGAATCGTCTCAAGATATTTTAAAACGCATGACTCGTCAATTGAGTCTGGATGAGGATTGGAACCAGATTCCAAAATCAGAGCTTGTTACTGTGAAAGAAGCTTTAAATACACAAGATGCAAAAATATTAATGCCACGTGTAATTTCTGGAATGATGAGAGAAGCGGCTGAGCCCAACTACATCGCAGCTGATTTTCTTCAAAAAGTTAGATTAACAGAGGGACGTTCAATTGAATTCCCATCTATGAGTGCATTAAGAGCTTTTGATATTGGAGAAACACAAGCGTATCCAGAAGACACTCCTAACTTCCAACTACACCGAAATCAAGAGGTTAAGGTTGGTAAGTCGGGGATGATCGTACGAATTTCTGATGAAATGATTACAGACTCTCAATGGGATGTAATTGGAATCTTGCTACGTCAAGCTGGATCAGCTATGGCTAGATTGAAAGAGGAAAAAGCATTTAGACAATTCTCTGCACACGGACATACAGTGTTTAATAACGAAATTCGTGAAAAGCACAAGGAAGCTGGTACGACTGGTATGGATATCGAAGGGAATTACAATAATACCATGTCTACAGAAGACTTAATCGACATGTTTATTGGTGTAATGGCTAATGGTTTCAACCCAACAGACATTATTATGCATCCACTAGCATGGTCTATGTTCTTTAAGAACGATATTATCAATAGTTTGACACATGCAGCACTTGGTGGATCTCAGATTACAAATCTAAAGATTAATCCAGATCAAGTTCAAGGACGTATTCCTTTCGCAATTAACTTGAACTTTACACCATTTGCACCATTTAATCATGATGCGAAGATGTTCGACATGTATGTGATTGATCGAAATCATGTAGGGATTTTACTTGAAAAAGATCCGCTATCTACAGAGCAATTTGATGACCCTGAACGTGATATTCAATCAATTAAAGTGAAAGAACGTTATGGTATTGGAATCTTAAATCAAGGTAAAGCGGTAGCCGCAGCTCGAAACATTGCATTCGATAAATCTTACCCTGCACCAGAACGTATTAAAGTTGTATCTTAATAAAAATAAATGACCGAAAGGGCGAGCGATAATGGTTGCTCGCCCTTTTTCATAGGAGGAAAAGCAATGCCTAAATTAGTAGTAGGTTTATCAGGGAACACAAATAGCTATTATGATGCAAAAACAAACACATATATTACAAAGTTAAATCCAGTTCGTGAAATAACATATGGTCCAAATACAAACTTGTCAGGAATTTGCCATGCTGTAAATTCTCATATTCCAGCGCTAAATTTATATGAAGGTAAATTTCCTAAGAAAACATTAGATGCTTGGAAAGCTAAATATGGACTTGTAGGGAAGCAAGCTTTGAATAGGGCTGATGTGAATCAAGATAAGAGCAAGGATACTGATCCAGAGGAGCCAGAAGTTATTGAACCTCCAGTAGATGACCATGAAGAGCCTGAAGAACCAGAGGTTCCTGAAGATCCAGATGCAGAAGATCCTGAAGCAGGTGCTTAATCATTCTTAATATTTAGGTGGCACATAAAACAAAAGTAAGGGGGTGAGATGTATGGAAGATAATATCTCACTCAAACCAGTGGCAAATGAAAAGCATATTGATCGACTATACCGAACAATTTCTTTACCTGATTATCATCCAAATGATAATATCCGTATAAAAGTTTTAGATTTTGAGAGAAATACAGTTGAAACTTTAAATCAAGTAAAAGTTGATTTAGGAATGGATAGTGGTTATGGTAGTCGCTATCGTGTACGAGCAAAGCTTTCAATGGCTGTTGCTGGTGTAAGAGAATCTTATTGGCTAGAACAGAAAGAAGAGGCAATAGCAGGAATAGATAAGATTAATCACTATCGCATTCGTGGTGTGTCGGATAAAAAGCTGCGAAGTGATTGGGTTTATTCTAATGTGAAAGATGATAAAAATGACACGGTTTTATATGAATTACTTCATGATATATTAGAAGTTTTACTGACAGCAAACGATGAAGACTTAGAGTATGTTATTGATACGATGGCAGCAGACATGATGCAAAGTATTATGTTAGAGGAGGCACCAGAAATTCAAAGTCAATTCTCTGATGATGAAGAACTCAGTACCTCCATCAAATCTGCAAGTGCTTTATTAAGTTCTGTAATGAAAAGGGATTTTAATGAAAACTTAGTAAGTTCTGTTCAATCATTTGTCGAACTTCTTCGTTCATATAATGTTATGGATAGGTTTGAAGAAAAACAGACTGACTTTATATATCTTCTTTTAGAATCCTTCTTAGAGGAGAAATTAGATAATATTGTAAAGAATGCAACCTATGAAGCTATTTTGAGAAATGACGAGGAAATTCACTTATTATTGCAAACAGCTTATGAGTTAGACGTTAAGGGTAGCCTAATCAATGCTCTTTACCGTACGAATATAGATGATCACTTTGTGTCTTTAGTGAATGATACAGTACAATTAATCTCAGAACCAATTGTCTACGAGGAGATTGTATATAAGCAAAATGAAACTTATTACAATCTATTTAAAACAATGTTGGAAGAAATTTATTTGCCATTATTAGTGTTAGATCAACAATCGGTATTATTAGAGAGTGACTTAAAGGATAAGAACTTGTCTAGAGTTACAGAAACTCCAACAGAGATTGAATATATTCATCATAATCACATTGTTAAGGAGTCAATGGTGAGAGATATTATAGAACTTTTAATACATGATTTTGATAAACCAATTCAAGACTTAACAATCGACTTTCTTGAACATATCATAACTCCTGCAAGAGAACACAAATTATCCTTATGGATAGAATATGCTCCTGTTGAATTGATTGAGTACATTACTTCAATTAGCTCAAAGACAAGTCTAGTTGATTCTACAAGTAGATTGACAATAAGTGAAAAGAAAACACCAGACGTATTTGAAAACCTCCACAAGGTTGACACTCAAAAGCGAAAAAGTCTTTCTTATCAGTTTCAAAGTAATCTAGGCGATTTGATACAGATAGTGTCTACATCTGAAAGTCAACCTTATCAGCAAAAAGTCATCATGAGAGTTTTAGATCAATATTTATCTCAGCAACTGATTGATAAAAACATTCAAAATGATCGGAAATCTATTTATTATCAGGATGATGTTAAAAGTAAACAAATCAAAGAAAGTAAGATAGCTAATCTATTTGAAAGAATTTGGTTTAGTGACCACTTGAAGGTAGATAGTAGAAATGAAATCCATGGAAATAGAGATAGATTAAATGCAAGTACTCAAATGAACTATCTAAATGTTTATTTGCCTTATCTCATGGATACTCACATTAATGTTAGAAAAGACAATAATGAAGTTGTCGTTCATTCAATGCCTTCAGATATCTACTTAATGAAAGACATAGATGAAGTGCATTACACTACTGATAGTGTCACAGGAAATTCTCCAATTGGTGAATTTGTGTTGGGTAGAAGCACACTTCAAGGGAGATAAGAATAACAATTATACTATGCGAGGTGTTTTAGCGTGAATTTAAAATCTTTAGAGAAACTAATTGCAGTAATGCCTGAAGGTGAAGGGAAAAAGCAATTGTATGCAAAACTTCATGCATACAAAAAGAAAGTTAATGAAAAGCCAGACGGACTGCATGATGAGTTTCATATGAAGCCAGAAGGCCACATTCAAATAGAAGCTATTAATAGTGAGGGTGAAGTGGTTGGTGTCTTAGCAGACCAGAAGAACCTAGTTGTTGATGGATCAGAAGAAATACTACTTCGAGCATTTAGTGGTGATCCAGCTCGAATTCTATATAAAAACCGAGTACCAAAAAATGGGATAAGCCACACTTATCATGCTCCATTAAATGAAATACTTTCCGTTGAAAATGAAAAGAACATTATTACGCATCATCCTAACGAGTTATGGAAAGTTGTAAATGATGATGACTTTGAAATTGAGTATGCGTATTATCCAAATACTCTTTATGTGAAAGAAGAAGTGTCAACAGAGCCTAATTTAAAAGCTTTCTCTATTCATTCAGAGCAAAATACAAACACTGCTCCATTGACTGCTGAAATATACAGCACATTCTCTAATCTCTTTATTGGACTAGGCGATGGAGAAAATTATGCTATAAATTTGAACGATGATCGATTGCAGTACGAAGGTTTTTCTGGAGATGGTGTTAAGCAAGCTAGTGAAGTAAACAGCCTGCTTTCATTTAAAGAAAAAATCAGCAACTTTGTTGTGGAATATAATGAACATAATAAAGGCGGTAAGCTTGGTGTTCATATCGATGGTGTCCTTGTTGATACAATTGATACTTACAATAGTGAATTGCAAGATGAAGAGGTATTGAAAAAATCTAAAAGATTTAATGTTCAGGACCATCAAACAGAAACAGAAGTCGATTTAGAGTTTACAGGTTTAAATGATGAGCTAAGTGTAGGTAATCTCCAAATTGCTGGAATTAAATTTGATGCTTTTTCAAAAGACATGAATGGATTAATTCATGAATTTGAAAATCACACAAATAAATTCCATACACCGACAGCTTATAACACAACTTCAGTTGCTCCATATACTATTAAGCTTGAACATGCTCCTGCTAAAAAAGAAACAATTAAAGTTACTTATAATGAAATTGAATTGGAAGAAGTTGAGCAGCTTGACCAAGTAATAGAAGGTAAGTATTACGTTGATTATTATCATGGTTTGATTTACTTTAACCGTGCCATGACAGGATTAATGGTTTCCTTTGAGACAACTGGTCAAATTATGGAGCATAAAAAAGCAACTAACTTGGATGCAAAAGATGCATTTGTTACTATCACTGATGAAACTCCAATTGGAGATGTAGATGGTTCAAATAAAGTATTTAATTTAGTTCATGGAGATGTAACAGAGGTTTCAAAAGTTCTTCTTAACGGTGCAGAGGTTCCAGCAGGCACATCTGCAGGACAATATAGATTGAACATAAGTAATGGAACAGTTACTTTCAATACAGCACCAGATGAGGGCAGTGAGATTAAAGTTGATTACATCTTTAAAAAACAAGTTCTTGCCTTTACAGCGGAATACAAAATTGATGAAAATAAAGAAGTGATCTTGTTTGATCAGAATTTTAAGGAATTGACAAAAGGTGGAGACACAAATGCCTTTGTTAACGATGGGGTATTTGTAATTGACACAACTGACAATACAAATAAAACAATCCTTATTGCTCAGAAAGATGATGTTGGTGAACAAATCAGAGATTTGGAGCTATTCTACTATTCAGATGAAAAACCAGGTGTTCCAACAAATTACACCCGACAAGTTGTGTTGAAGCCAAAAGAAGTTAATCAGTATCCTTGGTACGCTTTAGATAAAGGTAGTATTCAGTTTGTTGCAGAGTTTGCAGAAGATGTTCCAAACAGCAGTATAACAGTTCGTGAAATGGGATTATTTGATGGTCCACGTATGGACGATCAAATTAAAGGATTCCCAGGGTACCCTGTAAAAGCATTTTCACTTGTTCGTGTAGGTGAAGCTAGAAAGGATACTGCAACCGGTCTTCGTGTTACTTGGACAATTACATTAACAAATGAAAATGGTGAACCGTTTAAGGGCGGCCTATAAAAATTAATGAGGTGATAAAATGGATACAACTTCTATGAATCCAAAAGGACATGTAAAATTAGAGCTTTATGATGAAAGTGGCGTATTTTTCACAAAAGAGAAAAAGAATCTTGTCGTAACTAGCTCTAATGAAATTGTAGCAAATATGATGTCAAATCCAGCTAAAACTAGTCGTCTACGTCAACAAGACGTAGGTGACACACCAGTTACAGCTAATGAAAATGGAATGTTCGTACTTGAATTAAGTACCAAAGAAAATCAAAAACGAACCGTTTCTCAAGATGTATTATCTACAAACACTGAGACCCTATTTAACATACTTGATTTGAAGAGCATTACAGAAATATTAGAAGTAAAAGTAGGAGAAGAAATTCTTACTGTTGATGAAGAAGTTTTCTTACTAGATGCACAAGAAGGTATCTTAGAGTTTAAAGAAGCTCCTAAAAGCCCTATCCAAGTTAAGTTTTATGAATATGTAGATGAACAAGTATCTATTATTCGGGGTACTGAAAAGGTTCTTGTCGATGGGCAGGAATGGAAACGGGGCCTGACTCCTAATCATGCCGATAAGGTATATGCAGTTAACTATAAGACAGGAGAAGTTTACTTCCAAGAAGTCGTATCAAAAGCGCAAGTAACTTATGATATAACGAAGCATTATGGTCTTAGCTTTATGGGACTAGGCGGAAAGCCAGAAGGTCATCCTGAAAATCAGCCAGTTTCATTTTCTCAAACAGATAAAGCTTTAACTCGTATGGATAATGAATTTGAAAATGCTCGTATGCCTATTCTTTATCCTGCAGTTGTAGAGCAAGGAAAGCCAGAATTAGAAGTTCTTCCAACAAAGCGTATTGAACAAGAGGATCTCGTATTTACCCATACAGCTGAACAAGCAGGAGCGGACGTTGAATTAGAAGTACAAACGGGAAACAAAAAAATTCTAGAAATTATCTCAGCTACAAAAACAGTAGAAGATCCTAACAATCAAGGAGAAACGATTCAAACAGATTTAATTGTTGATGAAGATATTGTCCTTAATGGTAATCAAGTAATTGTTCTTAGAGGTGAAGTTGCAGAGGGTGACACGTTTGAAGTGCATTTCAAACTTCAATCTAATAACTTGCATCTAAATTACCAGTTAGCGATGGCACCAATTGTTGAGCTTGTAAGTGTAGTTCATGAAGATGCAGCTACAAATACAGTAACTGCATACCAAATTCAAGATAGAGGTATGCGGATTGGTTCTGGTGATGTATGGATGATGAATGCAAATGCTGGTGTCCTTCAATTTAGCTCAGATCCAAGTAATGGAGTTCCTGTTCATACTCCAGGACAATTAACCATCGAATATAAAGTGAACTCTGGTACAGTCGTTAAATTTACTGCTGACTTCCCTAAAGGGGTGCCGGGACCAGTTACTTTAGAAAAGACAGATTCATTCACATCTCTTGGAGAAACAACATTTATCTTAAGTGATGTAGTAAATAAAGATGGTGAAGGAAACTTCCTTATTGAATCTGTTACACGTAATGGTGTAGATGAGACATTTACTGTACACCCAGATGGAACTCGTATTGATGTAGATAATGTTGCAAGTGGAGATATTATCGCAGTGACTTTCAAGTACAGCAAAAAAGCACACAATATTTATCAAGTAGCCATGTTTGACGAAAAAGACAGTACAAACAGTAAGATGTTTAACATATCCGGTATTGGACCTGTAACAAAGGATGAGAATACTGGTATGCGAATTACATGGTCTGTCACATTTTAATTAGGGGGTTATCAAATGGAAGCACCCAAACACATGGAGCGAATTAGCTTTTTAGATGGACAAATTTTACATGATTTCCATTTAAATAATATGCAACGTAATATAGCAGAATCTGTAAAAGTAAATGCAACGAAGGAGAGATACGACATTTTAATGCTCGTATCTCCCTATAACTTCTATTTTGCTGAGCCTTTTGTTAATACGAAATACAGGCATCAATCAAGTACAGCAAATTTAAATACATTAACATTTTCCATTAACCAAGACCAATGGATTACACCAGTTATGGAGTTGCCAGAATCTACGAATGAAATGTATTTATATGCAGAGTATGTTGACAATCCAGAAGATAAGAGCTTTGTAGATTTTTACTACCGAACAGGTGAGGGAAATAATTGGATTAAAGTAGATGTAGATACTCCTATATATATGCCAGCAACAAAATATATACAGCTGCGGATTGATTGTAAATATGAAGGCACAACAAGGCCTACAATTTATGACTTTGCGGCAATGTTTAAATAAGGAGGGATCTTATGGCTTTAGTTAGACCTTATCCTGGATTTCCTCAATTTAGAAGGAAAACAGGTGTAATGACAGACTTTTCTGGTTCACGGTTTTCTGACCAAGAGAAACCTTATGGAGATCAGAATGGTATAAATCGTGTATTTGTTTTATTACATCAGCCGCTATCAGACAGCTTACAAGTCTTTAAGGATGGCATGTTGATGACTAAAAATGTTGATTACACATTAAATATACAAGAGAAACGCATTACTTTTTCAGAAAAACAAATTCCGCAAGAAGCATCTGTAATAACTGTTTCTTACAAACACTACTAGATTGGAGGGGATGTTATGAATTTTGTAAGTAAAAGTGTACCCCATCATTTGCAAGAAAAAGTAGCTACTGACCAGCAAATAGATATTTTCTTCTTTATAGATATTCATAAAGGTTCATTAACAGCTGATAAAGTAATCTTATTTAACCTAACTGAAGAGCGAAGCGAAGATATTGCATTTGAATATTCAAATCGAAGGTTGATTATTCGCCCACGTAAACACCTATCTCAAAACACACACTATCAGATTCAATTGATTGGTGGAAGAGAAGGGATTAAAGATATTACGGGTCGAGTGATGGCTGAATCATATCAGAGCGAATTTTATACAAGTGTAGCTACAACCATTCAGCCGCCAACAATTACATCCCCTACTGACTTGGTTGAGATAAGTGGAGATGTATCGTTTAAATGGACTCCTTCACCTGGCGCTGCTTACTATGAAGTTGAAGTATCACGAACCAATACATTTCAAAATTTAGTCTGGCCAGCAAGTGAAGTGAAGATATATGAAACAGAAGTAAGCCCCTATATTAATTATGAAAAAGGCTTGTATTATATGCGAGCACGTTCTGTGAATGCAGAGGGAAAAAAGAGTCATTATACAAAAGCAATTCAATATTATTATAGCGGGCTGCCACAGACGAATAACCGAATCGTCAAAGAGATCAATCCACCTCCTCATATCTTATTAGAAACGAGCGCAAGAGTCATAAGTAACGAGACACCTATCAATGTATTGCAGCAGCACTTTATAAATGAATTAGGGGAACAGAAGAAAGCTTCATTTCACCTGATTCGCAGCAAACCAAAACATAAAGGAACAAATCTTACATTGAACAATAATGAAATTGTGCTTACTTTTAATCAAGAAATAGATCCTGATAGCGTATCAAGTGAAGCGGTTTATGTGTTGGCTGAAAGGAATTAGAAAGCAGGTGAAATTTCGATGAAGGATTTAGGAGTATTAAATAGCGATTCCACGATTTTACTTGAAATACTAACTAAAGATGCATCTGGTAATGCCATAGATATGGATCAACCTGTCATAGCAAGGATTGAAAGGCAAAACGGAGATGGTGTTGTAGCTGTTGATAGTGTTACACTAAATACATCAGAAGATAGGCTGATACACAGCTATTCTTATGCATTATCCTCATCTTTAGAAAAGGGAAAATACTATATTACTTATCAAGTTTCTATCAATAATCAAGTTTATCATAAAGTAGAAACATTTCAGATACAAGAAGCTGTAACTGAAGAAATAGTAGATAATTCGGATAGTGTTTCGTATGGGGATAAATTGAAGCATGTAATGCCTTCTGATTTTCAAACTCCATCAACCTTAGAAGTAGATGGTAAGAAGTTAATAATAAGGTTAGAAGAACCTCTAAATATGAATCATACGTATCAAGTAATCATAACGGATGAGTTAGTCTCAGAACAGTCTCAAAGCCCAATTGATGGAACGTATGGTATCCATTTTACATCAGAGTATAGTCCAATTTATGCGACGCCTTTAGAAGTAAAATCTATACTAAAGAATGTGTTTTTTTACTTTGAGATCGAAGAAGTATATCAAGCTCTTCGTAATGCTGCCCAGAAAGCGCATCAGCTTCTTAGAATGGCAGCTGATCCAAATGAGACTGAATTTGAATTAATAGAAACAGATGAATCTACATATTTTCCTGCAGGAAAGTTTACCGCATATCAAGCATCTATTCAGTTGCTAAATCAATTAGTTATAAAAATGGTTTATGCGAATAGTCAGGATTATTTAGATAATGATGATGTGTCCATTATTCAAGAAGGTGTTGACAGCTTTACACTTGGTGATTTAACCGTTAGTAAAAAATCCTCTACATCTGATAGCTCAACTTCTGTAGAAGAGGAGCCTTTAGAAGTGTCTGTGATTCAACGATTAATAAGAAGCTACCAAGAAGAATTGAAATTCTGGACAGATGCACTGATGGGCAGAAATGCAAGAGGATATGCAAATGCAATTACAGCAACAAGTAAAGGTTCTGTCACTGTACCAGGAAGTAGGGATATTTAGTGGATATAAGGAGAGACATATCTGAAATTCTTAAGAAGTATGGACACGAAGCTATTTATATCAGGCGAAATAAAAAGTTTCGATGTGACTGCTATTCAGAAAGAAGTGGAGGGCAATCTTATGATAATTGTCCAAAATGCTTTGGAACTGGTTATACAGTTACAATTGAAAAGATACGTACAAGAAGACAGATATCATCAGTCCCTGAATCTCTAGTGAGAGCTCGAAAGCAATATGAGCATGGTTATGTTGCTGCAAATGCATATGTTTATTATTTGGAACAACAAGCAAATCCGAAAGATGGAGATTTGATATTAGAAGTCGATTGGAGAAATGGAGTTCCAGTTAGTGTTAATGAAAAAAATATAATTAGTGTTGGTGATCCATTGCGTGGCAGTGGCGGGCGTATAGAGTTTTATAAAGTGTACTCTCGCTTCGAGCCAACAAGGAAGAGTGATAATAATGCCATCACCTACCATTGAATATACACCTTATGAATTTATTGAAAATCTCCCTTCATTATCTATCGGGAAACGAATAGTCATTGTAGGGGAATCTCATGATGGACCATATTATGAACCAATAATAGTTCATAACATGAAGGTTGCAGAAGGTATTTATCAATATGGCCCTTTACTTGAACGATATAGAGATGCATTGCAAGTAGATGATTCAATTGAAGTGATATTTCTACGCATTGAAGAAAATCGTTTTGATAAAGCTTATCAAGTCCTTCTGTCTTATACCTTTGATCTAATCTACTTTGATAATTTCAATTTTGGGAAATCAGAAGAAGATATTCAAAAATATCTGGACTTTGCAGGTGAGAAGGAATATCAAGGTGAGTTGGTGCATGGTTTCTTCTCTATAGAGCCACATGATGACTTAGACAAGATCAATTCTATTATCAGCTCATTTACATTTGATAACTCCATTGATATTCAAGAAATGGGAAAATATATTAGCTTAGTTTTGAATCAGACATCTGGATATGTTGGTGCAATGATTTATGCAGCACTTGTGACTTCCCTTAATCCTGAAGTGTCTCCTGTTAACAAACAGCTTGATATTTACTTGCACACAGAATATACAAAGAATGAATTATTGCAATTCCAGAAACAAGGGATAGTAGCGTTTCGTAGCAGTATCTTAAATGGCAATGTGATTTCAAATGCTACATGTGCAGTACAAACACCAGGTAGTGTTCATAAAAGTATTTCAAACTTTAGAATTAGCCAACATCTTATAAATGAATTAAGTAATGTATTTCATAACGAAATTGGCGAAGTTCAAAACGAGATACAAATAAATAGGATACAAGCATTGATTGAAGAAAAACTACAAGATTTTATTGATTTAAATCGTATACGACAAGGTGATTACACTATTATTGCTAACAACATTCAAGGTGAGATCAATATCGAATTAGAATTTGTTCCTATTTTTACAACATCTACAATGACAGGACATACAAAGCTAAATATTTACCGCTAATGGAGGTGATGAATTTGAGTAATGATGCTTATCAAGATGACAGGATGAGATCCGATAGAGGAGCTAATTTTCTTGATTTTATAGATGTTATAAAGAAGCTTTGGGAAGCTGCTGGAAGGAAAGGAAAAATCACTCGCAACTATACAAAAGAAGATGTAAGTGATTATCCAATTATAACGTATCACGTTGTAAATCGTGCTCCTCATCCTGCTTTTAAAGAAGTGAAACCAAGGCCTCGTCAAACATTATATCATCCAACTGACCCAAATAAATATGAAGAAATTCTTGGTCAGAAACAGCTTGTATGTATTTGTTTCACACTTATAGCTCAAAGCGATGATGTAGCAGATGAGTTGATGTTTGACTTTGAAGATTTCTTATTTATGTATCGTTCACACTTTATGGGAAATGGTGTAAGTGAAATGCTTTTCAATGCGCAGGGAGAAGATACGACTGATAGTAGTCATGGCGTATCTCTTTCAAAAAGAAAAGTCTATTATGATGTAACATTTGATGTTAACCGAGTTAATTATCTAAATCAAATTGATCAACTGGCAGTAAAAGCCGGTATTCAAGATAAATTGAAAAAGAATAAGGAGGGCTACACATGGTAAACCCGTTAGATAGACATGAAAATCTGCCTGGTGTAAGAGTAGAATATGAAAATGGAAATCTTTACTCTGATCAGCAAAATATTAATGCAAATACCAAATCAATCTTGATTTTGGGAACTGCTATCGATGGTCCAGTAGGAGAACCAGTATCTGTACAAGCTATTGGAGGTCCAAAGGCAGCCGAAAGACTTTTCGGTGGAATGCTTCAAAAAAAGGAAGTAGAAACAGGACAACCTGATCCAAATACAGGAGCGCCAGTAACCCAAACTGTTAAAGTCCCACATGAAGGAACATTAATTCGTTCCATGTATGAAGTATTAGCTGCAGGAAATGAAGATGTTCGATTAATGCGTGTTAGTGGAAATCAGGCAAAAACAGAATTAGTTGTCCATGATATTGAGAAGGCATTAGAACAGACTCTAGGAGTTAGTGGCGGTAACGTTTCCTTCTCTAAGCGAATTGAGTTTGGAGACACAGGAAGACTATCAACTTCTCCAATTCAACATATCCGTGAAAAAAGAGAAGATGGAACGTTAGTAAAAGAATTTGCTGGAGCTGTTGCTATTCAAAATGCTGTTCTAAGTGTTGATGCTACATCTGGCCAAGAAACAGTATTCTTTAAGCCAAACGTATTCCGACCTGGAAACAAAATTGAAGTTCAATTTAACTTCAATAAGCGTACGTATTACGAAGTGTTGCGTTCTGATGAGGATGGACGATTAACACAAGATCCTTCTAAGCCTAACTATTTTGGAAGTGAACATAGCTTCTTCTCTGATGATGTGGCTTCTGGGCATACAATTAATGTCTATGTGAATGGAATTGGTATTCCTCAAATGAGTCCTAATGGTCAATGGTTATGGAGACCTGGTAAAGAAGATCCAAGCATTTCAAACCCGCTTACAGATGCCTATACAGCTTTAGAATATGAGCAAGGCGGCATTCGTTTTACAGAAGCGTATCAAGTGGAGGTTGCAAACGGAACTTACCCAGAGTTAAATAGCTCTGCTGAAGTCGTAGCAGATTACTTCTATTACGATGAAGTTGCATTGCCAACAAATAATGAATATGTCGTTCCAGGTGAAGATGCTACGTATACATTAGACTATCTTCCTAAACAAGAAGGTTTTAGTGTTTTTTATGAAATAGCCGGACAAAAATATGAGCTAACACCTAGATCCACAGAAAACCCAAATGGAGATTTCTCAATGATTTTTCCAGGAGAAGGTTCATCTGTCAATACAAGAGTTGTAATTAAAGCTGGTTCCGTGCCTGTAGGAGTTACATTGAAAGCTTCCTACGCAACAAATCAAACAACTTCAGTTAATCCTAAAATCATTGTTGAGGCAGCTTATGCAGGAGAAGATTATGCAAAAGTGAAGGACATTTCTAACCCAGATAGTATTGAAGGTATTGCAATTGATATTCGTCACGACATTACTGCAGAAGACCCTTCTGGTAAAGAGAAGATTATTCATTTCATTAAGCCAGTTAATAAACGTCAATCTGTTCGAGATGAATTTATTGAATATCGAACAAGGGACTTGAAAGGCATTACAAATATAGGAGAGTTTGCAAACTTTGTTAATAATGACTCTCGAAATAACATTGTACGTTTAGTAGTTCCTGAAGGAAGCACAGTACCAATGCAAGGCATTGCAGCGACAAATGGCTTGGTGTATCTTGGTCAGAAATATAATGATGCATTAGGTGAATATGAAACATTTGTAGATTTAGATAAAAAAGTAGATGATCCAAAGCGTTATCCTTGGGTTGGTTCTAACGGTTTCTTTGATCGAAATAGCTTGACTAGCATGATGGAATTATATGAAGTGCTAGGTGGAGTTTTTGAACCAAATCCAACTGCTTATGATGAATACCGCTTAGTGAAGCAAGGTGTCTATAACAAGATTGAGAACTATCCAGTTGACTCTATTGTAATGGCTGAAGCTTATATCAATACACCAATTGGAAGAGAGACATATGGAACAAATGGTCAAATCGTTGTTGTTGAGGACAAATTTAAAAACTTTGCTACTCAATTAGCACAGCATTGTGCAGTAGCAACTGCAAAAGTGAGAGAAACTATTGGATTTATTGGTGTAGAACCAGTTCGTAATGCTAGTTTACTAAGTATTCAAGAGTATATCGAAGAGCTTGCATCCTCCAAAGTGAATGATCACTACTTGTATAACGATAGTACACACGAACACATCTTAAATGATGAGGGAGATCTTATCGATATTGGTCATTATATCAACGTCGTATTTGGGCCAGAAGTTGGATTAGTGAACGATAAGCTTGGAAACTACATTACAAACGGTGTAAGCATCTATGCAGGGTTAAACTCTGTATTGCCAGCTGAAGTTGCTACAACCAATAAAGAGATTTCCGTTCATGGTTTACGTTATCACTTGTCTGAATCACAGCACAATTTATTAGCTGGTGCTAGATTCGTTACATTTGATGAGCGAATTGCTACTAATGGCACAAGACAAATCAAAGTGAAAGACGGCGTGACTGCTGGTCAGCCAAACTCTGATTATACTCGATTGTCTACCGTGAATATTACACATTTTACATCTCAAATTGTTCGATCTGTTGCAGAGCCGTTCATTGGAATGCCAAATGGTCTGGCTCAACAGAATTCAATGTCTACTGAAATTCAAGCTGGTTTAGATCGACTTAAAGAGAATGGTGTATTGCAAGACTTTAAGTTTACGATTTTCACTAGTCCAAATGAAAAAGTTCTAGGCAATGCCTTCATAACTTTAGAGATTGTTCCTGAATTTGAAACTAGACGCATTCACACAAGTGTGGCACTTCGTACAAGCCTTTAATAGTTAGGAGGGGATCTCCCCTCCTACAAAATATAGAAATAATTAAGGAGTGAATAGAATTGAATATGACAACTGAAGAATACTCTCGTACATTTTCTTCCTATTCAGGAGCAGATATTGTCGCATCTTTTAATGGTCGAGTAATTGGTGAGTTGCAGGCTTTAAGTTATTCTGTAAGTCGTGAGGTCGCACCAATTTACACAATGGGTTCAGCAGACGCAAGATCTTATTCTCGTGGGAAGCGTGGAATTAGTGGCTCATTAGTGTTTGTAACATTTGATCGTGATGCACTGATGGAGGAAATGAAAAAAGATTATTCTGGAAAAGCACCTGCAATGATGCAATATCAAACATTCCAAGCAAATGCAGGATCTCTAGAAAATCAGATTTTAAGTGGATTAAGGTCCAGAGCAGCTGATGGTCAAAGCACATATGGGATATCTACTTGGGATGACCAAATGACAAACCTTGGATATGGACCATCTGGTGATTTCAATCCAGATAATTTAACTGGATTCTATGACCCAGAATACGCTGACCAATTAATGCCTTTCAACATTACGGTAACCATGGCAAACGAATTTGGTAATCGATCTGGAATGGAAATTTACGGCATCCAATTACTAAATGAAGGCTCTGGATTCTCTATCGATGATGTAGTAACTGCTAAAGCATATTCTTTTGTGGCACGTAAAATCAAAGGAATTCAGAAGAAAGATAGTTTACGTCAAGAAGGACGTGCTAGCGCTAGGCCAGTATCAGGTGACTTGCTAAGATAATCAAAAAATGAAAAGAGACAGCCTACTTGGTAAGCTGTCTCTTTTTTTAAAGGAGTGATTAAATGAGACTAGTTATAGAAGCCCTTTTAATGATGATTCGAAACAGTGACTATGAACTATATGTAAAGCAAGGAACTGTTCGCTTAAATTTAGAAAAGAATGTCATGAAAGCTTTAACAGATATGGATGAAAGAGGGTGGCAGTGGGCGATATCTAATATTATTGAAATCATAAAAAGCATGGTTGGTTTAGAAAATACTTACTACGCATTACAAAGATCATTAGCGGAATACAGTACTGAATTAAGCGAAGAACAGTCTGCTTGGCTCACTCAGCAAGTAAATCAAATCAGAAGCGATTTAAGAGATAGAGGTGTAAACACAGATAGACCTAGAAGCGCAGCAAGAAATGCTGTTAATGGCTCAGATATTCGTGTCGCAAATAAAACTATCCCTAATAAAATTAATGAAAAGCTATATAAACCAGAAACTAATAACAGTTATGCAGGGTCAGATATCGTAGCATCTATTAATATCCCAGGAAAAGGACCAGTCATTTTTGGAGAATTGACGAATGTGTCCTACTCCATTTTCAGAGAAAAGGTTCCAGTTCGATCTTTAGGTTCTGTAACAATGAGAGGTTATACAAGAGGGATGAGAACAGTTTCTGGAATTCTAAGTTTTACAGTATTTGACGAGAGTGTTGTGTATCAATGCCTAGAAGACTTAAAGAAATTAGGTTATCGCCCTCTAATGGATGAAATGCCTCTTTTTGATGTAACAATTACAATGGCTAATGAATTTGGTAGTCGGTCTAATCTAACAATCTATGGTGTTACAACTTTTACAGAAGGAATGGTATTAAGTGTTGACGATTTGATGACTCAAAATGTATATGAATTTTATGCAATCGATGTAGATCCAATAGCAAAGCTGGAAAGCAAGGAGAGATAGTATGAATAGACAAATGAGAGGTTTTGCTCCGCAGCGAGACTTATATAACCGTAGGGATACACGTGTTGAATACCAGTTATTTAGCCAAGAATATTTTTCGGGAGCAGACATGCACATATATTTTGGTGATATATGGGTGGATGAAATCACAGACTTATCATTTCAAATGCAAGAAGAAGTGCTACCTATCTATGGTTATAATTCCTACACCTTCGATGAGTTGGCGAGAGGGAGAAGAATGATATCTGGAATGTTTACAATGAACTTTACATCTGTCGGTTATCTTCAAAAAATATTAGATCACGCAGACGCCATTAATCATGTGGTAGGTGCAGCTGCTGGTGCTAATCCAATTAATATTAAAAACTATGATAAGTATCGATTGGATGAGATTCTTGCACTTTATGGCAAAGATAGTTTTGAGCAAATTGCAAATGAATATGAAGAGGCCATTTGGGGTAAGTCTGAAATGAGTGAGTCTAATGCACTTAGCCTACCCAATCAACCATATTTTCAACGAAACAATAAAGATGGCTTTGACATTAGAATACATTATGGTCCTGTAGAAGAAACATATAGAAATAATAGTGTCTATCGAGTAGATTCTCAACGTATGAAGCCAAACTTAACTGTTGAAAGTTTAAATGGGGTTCAAATAACAGGATTACAAAAAAGCGCAGGAACATCTGGACAGGGAGCACCTGTTCAAGAGACTTATACATTTATAGCGCAGGATCTAAATAGGACTTCCATTAAAGGTTAAAAACATCTATAATATTAATATGAAATGCATTACATTCAAAGGAGAATTGAAATGGAAGAAAATAATAATCAAGAAGTAGCCGTTGTAGAAGAAGCTGTAAAAGAGGAGGATGTAAAAACTGTCCTCACAGAACGTGGAGAAAAGTTTACAGAAGAAGAGTGGAAATCGCCAGTATTTAAAAATGGCCCAACTAGGGAACAAGTTGAAGCCTGGAAGGATAAATATGAAGATATATATTTCACACCATTTGATGGTGAAACATATATCTGGAGAACATTATATAGAGAAGAATACAGAGAAGTTGTTTCAAAAGCAGATATGACAGTATTTGATAAAGAGGAAACATTTACAGATCTTTGTGTATTATTTCCTTTAAATTATAGTAGTATCAGTGCTCGACAAAAGAAAGCAGGTATTCCAACTACGTTGTTTTCAATGATTATGGATAAGTCTGGATTTGTCGCACAAACAGCTCCAATTAAGTTGTAATTAGCAGGTGATAATATGGCTCTTCCTTTAAAAGAAATAGAAGAATTTAAAACTAAATATGAAGACATATATGAAATTACTATTGGCGATAAAGAAGGAGAATTTTCATATACATTCATTTATCGATTGATTGGAAAGAAAGAGTATAACGACATTATGGATGATGAAGTGGATATTCTACAAAGCCAGGAAAGAGTATGTAATCTCTGCATACTTTATCCTGAATATGATTTTACAGAGGGGTTAGCAGGAATTGCAGAAGTTTTATCTAATCATATCATTCATTCATCCTCTTTAATGCAAGGTCAGCAAGTAGAATTGCTAAGTAACTATCGTGAAGAGATGATGATTTTTGATTATCAAATTGACTGTATTATTCATGAAGCGTTTCCTGAATATCCTATTGAAGAAATAGGTAACTGGACTATTGATAAAACGATGTATTATCTGTCACGAGCAGAATATATCTTAAAAGAACTTAGAGGTGTTCCGCTTCAATATATACCTCAAGAAGAAGCAATTCCTCAAGAGCAGCAATATCAGAACACCTTTCATGCTAATAAAAATGATGTATCTCCATCTCAAATGGAAGATGAAGGTCTAAAATTGATTATGGAAAATGAAACGAAAAAAGGAAAACAAATCAACACTGAATTAAGTAATGTTAATGACATGATGCCAGAGTTGTCCTGGTTTGCATCAGAAGAAAATCTAAAAGGTGAGTTTGATTAATAGGTGGGTGTTTCTGTGGAAGAAGTAAGAGTTGAAGATTATCAGAATAGAGAACATGACTATCGACGTTTTCTTGCTTCAGAAGCAGAACGTAATGAAATGCCATTTTATCAAAAATTAGGCCTTGGAGTTGCGGCTGCAGCTGGAGCATTAGCGGTAGGATATAGAACAGGTGCTATGCGCCATATGGCAAGATATCTTGATGATGTTGTTGCACCAACCAGGCAGGCAGTACGTGAAGTCTCTTCAGAGGAATCACCAATACTGAAAAACTTAAGCTTGGATGGTTTAAGAGATCGTGGATTGAAGATACAAGACAGACGAAATGAATTAATGCAATTGCGTCAAGAACAATCAAACTTATTAGATCGTAGAGAGTTTGATATGGTTCGTTACCTTCGTCAACGAGATACGCTAATCAATAAGGACGTTCCTGAATATATCTCTGAAGGACTTCGTTTTCAGTCTGTGATGCGTGATATTAGAAACTCACCTTCTATAAAAAGGGAAACTGCTAATCAGATTGAGAAAGGATTGGCATCAGGGTATACCGGCATCTTAAAACGTGGAAGTGCTTCCGATATCAATCACCTATTAAGACAGTCAGGTGTTCAAGATAAAGATGTTCTTGATGTTGTGCATGACGCTAGAAAGAATAACCGGGATCAAGACTTTTCTAGAAGATCTGAAGAAGGAAGAGCTTGGATTGAAAACGTTCAAGAAAAATTAAGGCAGTCAACAGCTCAAGACATTGAATCTATCACAAAGCAAAATAATCCAATTAAGCAGTCTCTTTTAGGTAAGAGTCAACGTCAAGCTACCATTCAAGACGTATTAGAGCTACATAAATCAAAACAAATTGTTTTAAATGAAGATGTACTTGGTCAGATTAAAGATGTAACCAAACACAATAAAGGGTTTCAGGATGCAATTTTTGATAACAATCTATATGTCACATTGAAAGATGGAAAAGTATCAGGCTATGCTGATTATAAGGCATTTGATAATGTCGGAAGAAACACTATGGAGTGGTGGTCACATACGATGCCTGGTGGATTAATGCATTTTCGTGACATGATTAATATGCGAACAGCTAGAGAGCAGTCAAGCTTCCGTATTTTTAAAAGAGGTAGTATTCAACCTATGTTGAATGCTCACATGAATATTAATCCAGGTGAAGCTCTGACAGAAGATGTAGTCTTTTCTGGTGGAAGATTCATGCGATTATTTGATGATAACGCAATTAATAGTAATCAACCGCTTGAAGTGTTAAATCCAAATAGAGAGATGTATCTTACTTCTTCTCGATATGGTACTGTTTCCACAATCACTCGACAAGCAAGTGGTGTTATGACAGATGGTACCCGCAGTGTTATGGGAGTCGATGTAACGAATAATAGACTTTTTAAATCCTTGGATATAGGTGGTCAAGAGAAAGACCCAATTGCATCAGAAGGTTTTAGTGTTTTTAGTAAGTTCTTTGACCCGGAATGGGACAGAAATCGTATTAATAAGGCTTTATCTAAAGGTATTGATTCACCTGAAGAGTATCATTTCTTACAGAGATTTTTAGATGAAAATACGATTGGACTATCACCTAGAGTATTAAATCAAATAGAATCACATTTACCACAGTCATTACAGACTGAAATTAAAGATATGGGAATTCATTTTGGACGAGACGAAGATATGCTTAAGCTATTTAAGCATCTTGGTGAAGGGAATTATCGGACAAGTTTTGAATTCAATCAATTGTATAGAAACTTTGATCGAAACCCGGAAGAAGTCTTAAATAGAACAATGCCCAGAGGAAGAACAAGTGTCATCTTAGGCGGCAGCATAGAAGTTAAAACAGGAATGGATCAAATCAATCAAGAGATTGGTAAAGAATTGGTTCGCCAAATAGCACAGCATGAATCGATTACTTCAGGTGTCCCTGTTCGAGAAGCACAGCATACTTTACGTAACATATTGAAAGACAAAAGTAGTGAAGGACTTTTAACAAAACCTGAATTTCAAAACGCTGAAAGATTAATAAATCAACAAATGTTTGAGCAAGCTGGAAAGAGTTTAAGAGGAAACTATGAGCACCTCATTAGTGAAACCAACCAATTATTGTTAGGCAAAGATAATATCAATCAAACATTCCAACAAGGACTAGATACTTTATCTAAACAAGTAAATCCATTGCTTCATAAAAGCACAAATGCAAACCATGTCAATCAAATTGCAGATGAATACGTAGCAGTTAATAAGTCAAATGTTTGGGATAACTTAAAAAGTATTGATGGAATTAGAGATTTAGGTAGACAATTAAGTTTACGTACTGGTTCTCGAAATATGGAAGACATGACTACATTATCTATCTTTGGATCTTATTATCCAGCATATCGTTTACAAGAAGCTTTAGGCAGTCTTGGACTAGGTTTATCTGGAGCTTCTATGGGAAGTCCGTTGCAAATATGGAGCTCCTTGCTTTTAAAGCGTGGACTTCCGATTGTCGCAGGTGTTGAAGGTTATCAGTACGCTGACTATTTGATGGATGAATATACAGGAGCAGGATTTTCGGAAAGATGGGAAAACTATAAAGCTCATCAGCGGTTAGCTGATGCTGGTGCTAGGGAAGAATTCGATTCAATAGCTGACTTAGAAAGACAACGTATGCTGCGTCCTGGAATTGAACATTTTGAAGCAATGCCATCTATTCATTTACCTGGATTTGGTGAAGTAGGTCCTGGTGTTCTTCTTAATCAAATGATGGGAGCTGTAACTGGAATATCTTCTCCATTATCTGATAAAGATACAATGACAGTAGAAGAGACATACGATGATATCCTCCATGGTACAGATGAGATTCGTAAAGGTCGATGGTGGGCAATCGGGTCACGGACTGCTTATCGTGGAGACCGTATCATTGAATTTGCTCCTAATAGTTATAGGCAAGCCCACAGTGATTGGGAGTATACCAATGTTATTGGAAGCGGAGAAGAGCAGTATGCTCATTCCTTATTTCCAACGTTTGAAAACCCACTAGGAGCTCTTTCCTTTCTAATTGGAACTAGAGATCCTTACTGGTTTGAGAAAAAGCATTATTATGATCGGCCTTATCTTTTAACAGGTGATTTCTTCAATAGTAATACTCCTTTCATTGGAGATATTGGAAATATGACCATAGGACAGATTTTAAAGCCAACACGAGAAATGCATGGAGAGTACTGGGCTGAACCAGAAATCATTCAGGAAAGTGCTGATAGTTTAGGTGAACGGCCATCAAGACCAGTAACAACTCGTATTTCTCCTTCAGGTCGTGTTGAATATAATGTTGAAGCATCAATTCAAGACTATGGAGCGGAAGCACCTATTTATGTTGCCAGAAGAAGAATTGATTCAGAGACGAATGAAGAAACAGGCGACATGATTATTGGTGATTTGCAATCAGGAAAAACAATTTATCTTCCAAGTAGAATGAATGGTGCATATGTTGACTTAGATAGTGCTTTTATTGCTTCTGAGCAAAACATGGAGCGAATGATTGAAACGAGTCCACAAGGGCTGTTTGCACCAACTTATGAGTACCAAAAAGAAGTAGATCGCAGGAAATTAGCAGAATTAAATGACCCTCGAAGTGCACAATGGAGAGCGCAAGAGATGGCAAGTAACTGGCTGGAGCCACACGGTGTATATAACTGGATTTTCATGGATGAGCTACTTGGAAGAGATCCTTATGCAGGAAAAGAAGTTATAGCAAAAGCAGACCAAGCTTATAATGCATCTAACGCTTTCTGGGACTCTGAATTAGGTTCTCTAGGAGGAAGTCTTTCAGAGATTGGCAGACGTTTCATACGAAGAGATAGCGGGCAATTAGAGCATTATAATCCCATTCGAAATCAAATGCCTGACTGGTTACCAGGAGGAAATTATTTTATTAATTTCCAGACAGGTGATCCTTATTCTTTAATACCAAATGGAGTATATCGTTTACCAGGAGAAGCTTATGAAGCGATGAACCCATTACATCCTGATGAAACAGGAAGATATGGAGCTTTTGATAAGCTTAAGATACTGGCAGATGTTGCACCATGGTCAGATGAATATCGTTTCTGGAAAGACTATGTAACAGAGTATGAAGATGACCCAGAAATAAGAAAGCAAGCAGCTGAAATTAAACGTCAAGTATCTCAACGGAATCGAAAATATGAATTCCATGACTATATGTACAAGGATGCAGAACTTGAAAAGGAAAAAGTAACAGTAACAAAATTTTTAGATGATTACACCTTCCTCGCCAAAGAATATGGCGACCAGCCTATTCGATTAGCGGGCATCGATGCTAGATCAAATGCTGAAGGTGTATTAGAGAAATACATCGATGTTGGTGATCGCATCACTATTGGTGTTGATGCTGATGAGAATCATCGTATTTCTGACGACACTTATGGAACAATGAGAGCAGTTGTCTTTAAAGGAATAGAAAGCCTAAATAGGCAAATTATTGAACGAGGAGAAATGAAAGAATCTCAAACAGATTTCTCTGCCCCTGGTGTGTGGGCAAGGTTTACTCCAGAAGAAATTGCTGCAGGTGCAAGATGGGAAACAGTAGCTCACGCAGAAACAGCATTTAATACTAAGTTTTTACAAGTCAGAACCGCTCTAGAAGAATATGAAAGAGACCAAATTTATTTGCAAGACTGGTCAACGTGGCAAAACTTTGGTGTCACTGACTATGCTATTCCTGCCGTTCAACGATTAGCTGGTCGTGACAATCCATTAATTGCAGGTGTTGCAGGCGCTGCATTTGGTGGAACCATTGGTAGAATCTTCTTAGGTGGGGGATCAAGAACCAAAGGTGGGGCACTTATTGGTGCGATTGGTGGAATTGGTGCCAATCTTTATGGAAAAGCTTATGAGTATTCAACTGGTGAAAGATGGATACCAGAGCGTAGGCGTATTGAACATGATATTAATGAGTATTTTGATGTATTAGAGTATATGAAATACACAGGACTCTATGAAAAAGCTAAAGTTGAATTATCTCATATGGGATATGATGCTGAAGAGTTTTTAAATTATGTAGAAGAAAAAGAAGGAAAAACAAAGCAGCGTCGCAGTGAGCTTGAAGAAAGAAAACAAGAACTTTATCTTACTCAACCGAATGGATGGGAAGAAGAACGAAAAGAAATTAATCGGGAGTTGGCTAAGCTAACAGAACAGTGGGATGAATTACAACTTCCAGAGCCAGTTGCTCAAGCATTATATTATAAAGAACAAGCAGAAACTACGTTATATGCTATTGATCCGTTTGAAGATCGACTTAATATAATGCAGGCTTTACCATATAAAGATCGTTGGTTCTTTAATGATTTTGCAAATGCACGAACAAAAGATCGAGATGAGATTTTAGAGTTGATTCCTGAGAACCAACGAAGAATTTATCAAGCCCTGTGGGGAATGGAAACTGAGGAAAGAAAACCTTTATCATATTATGCAGAAAAGTATGCAATACCAGATGCAGATTGGGAAGGATGGAGTCCTCAATACTCATTAGAAGATATAAAGGTTCAAGTTGTTCAAGATAGCGGATTAAACCTATCTGATTTTAACTTTTGGGAAGATGATGTAGAAGCATCTAAATATGCTCCTAGGTTGCCAGACTCATATGATACACCAAGGTTTGGAGGATTTAAGCAAGTTGAAGATAGTATTAGACAAGTATTGGAAGGACAAGGGCTGCATGATGTTCAAGTGACTGTTCATCCAAATAACGGTTCTGAAACACATGCAAGAGTGAATTATCAAAAAGACCGAAGCCAAGAAATTGAAGATGAATTCCGTTACCATATGGATGACTATTTGTAGGATGTGATTAAATGGATGAGATGAAAGAGAGATTAGAATCACTTGGATTAACATATTTGCCACCAGCTCAAGGTAATCAAGAGTTGGTGGCAATGTTCAACCCAGTTCAAAGAAGAGATTATTACCATAATTATAACTATCAAGATAATGTGCAAAAAATGGCCCAAGTTGTGAATCAAAACAATAACAGTAAAGACATTTTTGACAACCAACAAACATATCGGTTGTTGAATAGTTCGCATAGTCGTATGGGGCAAGATCAAATGCGAAAATTTCAAGACTTCTCAACTGCAAATCAATTTTTCACATTTGATATTGAAACACTTGGAAATGCTCTTCATGGTGATAACTTCAGCATTTCTGAAATTGCAGTACAAGGGTTCCAGCGAAATGGAAATAAATTTAAGCCATCTAACCAAAGCTTAACACTTGTTGGATCACCATCGCAGTCTGTACAAAATGATATGATTCAAGTTATCACTCAATTACGTCAGGATCCATATCAATTCAATAAGTTGGAAGATTGGAAGAAGCGTACGCTTGTTGACTTAACAAGATATTCAACTCGAACCGATGGCGGAGTAACACCTGCTGTTTTTGAAAGTCAAAATGGCAATATGATTAACTTTGGTCATAACAGTTTAGCTAATACCTTCTTTAAAGATGAAAGAATGATTGCTTCAAGAGTTATTGAGAAGATGAGTAATGTGTTACAACATGCAGAGTCAGGTTTAGAAAATCTAAGCGAAAATAAATATGGATTAAACTCTAATCAAATGATTGATCAATTCAATAAATTTGTTCATCAAAACAATGATAGTTATTTCATATCCTACAATGGAGATTCATTTGATATTCCAAAATTAAAGGCTTTTGGAGAGCAAGCAGGAAATAATCCTATGCTGACTCCCAATAAACATTTAGACTACTTTCGTGTTATTCAAACAACATTCCCTAATCCTTTAGATTTACATCGCTTATTAAATCAAGATGCAAGCAGACCTAGTACTGGGATGACAAAACTACAAGCATTCCGCAGTACTTTAGGATACGATACGGAAGCAGCGCACAGTGCTACTCACGATATTGGGTTAGAAGGATTAGCTGGAGTTATACAAGAAAGTAATCCTCATATTCAAGATAGAATTCAAAATGGCAAAACAAGCATTGGAGATGGATTTAATTTTCAAACTGAAAAGTTTAGTTGGAATGATGCACCAGTAGAGAGAGGACAGACTTTATTTGCTTTGGGTGGAGTTCGAGCAAGAAGAGATGGCGAATTATCCTTTGCAGCAAAGTTTGATCCAGAAACAGGTGTGTACAATCCGATTAATGATTCTTTTAATACAACTATCATTAATGCAAAAACATTCTATGATCTGGAAGGAATCGTTGATTTATCTGATGGAAATACGAATCGATATGGATTAAAACTTTACGATCAGGATAGAGATTTACACAACTTTATTATTCGTGAAGGCGACAATGCATTACATGAGATTCAAGACTTTATGCAAAATCGTTTCTATAATTGGGATGGTTTAGATAAAGAAACACGTAGAAGAGTATCAGATGCTCGATTAACAGATAGTGCTAGACGGCAGTATGAACGATTGTTTAGTTTGGAGAAAGCAGGAACTGGAAGGACAGGTGGGTTTAATGCTGCTCAGCGAACGTATCAAAATGCAAAAGTTCTAGAAGAACGTCTTAGTGGAAAAGATAAAAACATACAAGGACCTGATTATCATGCGTTAAGGCAGAATCGTATCACTCATGAAAGTATGATGGAGCAGCTTCGTTCTGGATTCGACAGCTTATGGAATCCTGAAACAAAGTCGTGGGTAAAAAATGAGAGAGAAATGGAAAACTTCTTCCGTATGGGAGAAAGACTTATTTCAGAACGGCCAGCCTTTGAACCTGCCCTAAAATATATTGAAAGTCATTTGTCTGAGCCGACACAAAGGGATTTAGCTTGGAATCTATATACAAAGAAAGTAAATGAAGCATTCCCTATGGCAAAAGAGACTATTCCTCTACAAGAATTTGAAAACCGAAGAGTTGGATATACAGACTTTAATACAAATACAAAACACTCTTTAGATATGAGTTCATGGAGCTCAACTGAGCAAAGCATAAGTCGATATGTTTACAGTAGAGATATAAGTCAAAATGGAGATTTAACGCCTGAATTGAGAGAAGATCGATACCGGGAGCGAATGAACCAATTTTTAAAAACATTACAAGGTAACGATGTTATAAATGAAAATACAGCTAACGAATTAATTAATATTAATAATCAAAGCGCTACAGTTAGAAATGCCATTATCGAAGCAACAGACATTTTGCAAAGTAAGGTCTTTGACTTTGATAGCACTGTTCAACAAATATCACTTGGATATAATAATGCTATTCAGCAAATGGATTTAGCAACAAATGAAATAATGTTCCAAGAAGCGGTCAAACAAGTTAGATCCATGAATCAGGTTCGAATCAACCCACAGCAAGTAACAGGTTCAAAAGTTGAATTCAGTCCAGAGGTAGAAAGAGCACTTCAGCGATTAGATCAATCTCGTTTAAGTGGATTGTCACCGAACAACAGACAAGCGTTAGAAAGTGTTTTGTCTAGTGTTGTAGGAAACAGCAAATTTAATCAACATCATGTTGCTTTAAGCATGGACCAGCAAACAGCTAATGCTAGAATTTCCATTTACAATCCATCAAATAGTACAAGCGTGATTGACGCTATCAGCAGTGGACAGGAGCACCCCAATGCCCTAAGCATTAATGTTCCTTTAGTTGGAGAACATGGTGTACATCAAATTGGAAATAGACGTATTAACGCAAGAAGATACATGGATTATCAAGATGGCCAGTTTGTAGTAAGGTCTTCCACTCAACAGCTTGCAGATAATTATACTCGTAATATGAACCGAATCTTAAGAGATTTTGATGAAGGGGATATCGAAGGTGCCAATAATCGTGCCAGAAGAGTTCTAAATGAAAGCTTAAGAAATCTTTCTGGAATACAGAGAAACTTAACATCTAATGATAGCTTCAACATGAACAATAACCAATCTGACTTTTTCAAACAAGGAAATGTTGAAGTTGATACAGCAATGGTTAAAGATTTATATGCAAGAAACAGACTGACAAATGATGATTTTTATACAACAGCATTTGAAGGTGGAAGGTTAAGGCCAGATGTATCAGTAAATGATTTAAAGCCTGCCAAAGCATATGAAGTTTCATTAGCAGCTGGAGATTGGTTAAGAGATAACAATTTAAATCTCTTTGCAGGAACAAATAAAGGTGAACATGTATCTCAAATGATGTTTAACGAACTGGATATTCGAGAATTTCTACCTTATGGTCATTATACGTTCCAAGGTCGAGATAACTCTGTTCAGTTACAAAATGCTCATTTATTAAACGCTCAAGTGCAAGAAAACATCTTAAATAATACAGAAGGCTATGTGAGCTTTAATGAACTAGTTGCTACTAATAAACAACGAGAATGGGTTAATCATTGGAGACAAACAAATCCTTCAGACGCAGCAGGAATGCAAATAAAAACAGCCTTCATTAACGATGGAACATTAATGGATCGAATAAACTCACTTTCTGAAACAGAAAAAGGTTTAGATCTTCTGCGAGAAGAGGGAATTATCAATGCAGATGGATCATGGAACCACACAAAAATCCCACGTATATATGAACAACAAGGATTGATTTCTCAGGACTTACAAGAGCAGGTTAAAGTAACAGAGCAGAAGATTTTATCTGAAACGGACGATGTAACACTATTTCGTAATTCAAGAAATGGAGATACTGTTCAACCGGGGCAGGCAATAGGATATGAAATGATTAATGGGTATCAAAGAGAGTTGCGATATCAAGGTCCTAACCCAGGTACCGTTATCCAGCAGAATGGTCGTGTAGGTGTTGCGTGGGAAGAAGATGCCTTCAAGTATATCGTTGAAGGGGAGAAAATGACAGATGTTCCTATCAGCAGACGTTTAATGTCCGCTATAACCGGTGATGATTCCGTCAGTATGATTCTTAACCCAAACATTAAAAAGCACCGTGACTATGGTATGTTCTTGTCAGGAAAAGCAAAAATATTAGCAGACTATGCGCATCAATTAAGTAATGATTTAGTTCAAGCTACAATAGATGCTCCTGTAACAGATAAAGCAAGCAGAAAAGCGTTAAGACGTATGGAGTTAGAGACTCAGTTTAACCGAACCATAAATCTCGCTTCAACAGTTGGTCTTCATTGGGATGCAAGTAGTAGGTCATTCATTCAAGAAGGAAACCCAAATATACCAGCAAATAGTTTTGAAAATATATTTGAAGAGCTCGGTTTGGTGGATAGGGATGAGCAAGGAAATGTTCTCCGAAGAATCGACCAATCATCTTTAGGTGACGAACTTGCGATTCTTGAAGCAAGAGTAAGTAAAGTAAGTAATCACAGTAAAATGATAGATGAAACAGGCCGAATCGTTTTAGAAGTGGGTCATGATAGAGATGGTAATATAACGAAGAAATACCGTCGTAATGATTTAGGACAGTTTGAGCATGGTGGAGTGAGCTGGGGTCATCGAGAAATGGGGGTCTTTAAAGACCTAAATCTCACTGAAACCTATAATAAAGTATATGAAACGATGATGACTCAAGCTCAACAGAATAATAGATTAAATGAAACAAAGAGTATGATTGCAGCTGTTAGTGGAGCTGTCAATGAAAACCATACATTGGTTTCTGATGCTTCGACATTAAGTGTTGATGATTTTAGATCTCTTCCTGAAATTGATCGTGATACAAATACGTATCAACAGACTATTTTTGATCGAGACTACATTGAACGACTGCATGGTAATAATAATGCTCACGGATTTTGGTTGGAGCTCCCAGGTGTTCAGCAAACAAATGGCGACACAAGAAGAGTGACTGCAAACATAAATGGAAGCAGTGGGGAAAGACAAGCATTAAATCGAATTTTCATTCCATTTACTAACTTAGAAGGAGCTAATGGAGAAGTTCACTTAAGAGAGCTTCAACGTAGCATTGGTGACATTTACAGGAGAGCAGCAGATGTAATTGGCGCAGGTTCCATTGATGAACGAGCACGCTCGATGGACGGTTTGCAGGGTGCTGTGGATCGATACTTTGATCAAACAGTAAAAGATATCACTTCTTCTAAAGGACAAACAGGGAGCAGTGTATTGAAAGCTAGCATGCCTTCATCTGGAAGCGGCCTGTTTAAATTATTAGATCCATCTGTATCAATGGCGCTTGAAGGTGAATTTACATTTATTTCACCAGATGATGCGAAGGCGCTAGGTGTTTATGATAAGTTAAAAACAATTGAGGAGCAGCGGGTAGCTGGAAAGAGTATAGATGATTTAATGGTGATGAATACTCGTTATCCAGTGTTCCATAGTGATGCTGTTCAGATTTCAAAATTGCGTGTAAGTGAAGACGCAAGAAAAGGAGAGTTTTTAACTACTTCTTGGCAATCTGATTTAATGAAGGCTGACTCCGATGGTGACTATAACAACATTGTTGTCTTAGATGATGATAACATCCAAAAAGAGTGGAGAAGACAATATAATTTACAAGAACAAAATCGAGAACAAGCATATCTGGAACAGCTAGGAGATTCTGCTAGAAGCGGACGAGGATTTAATGCAGAGTATGTGCTTGGAGATAATGATGCATTTCGTCCTTTTGATCCAAATACGCAAGAGGAAATGGCAGCGAAAATTGGTAAACGGGTAGTTGGTTCTGCATCTAACTTAAACTTATATATGAGACAAGTTGCTGACCAATATCTAAATCATGGTTCAGAAGAGCGCAGAGCTATTTACGAAATGGGTCAGGATTTAGAGCAAAAGCTTATTTCTTCAAAACATGGATTAACCGTAGAAGAGGGTCGTGCTCCTGCTATTGAAATGATTAATTCGGTATACAATAATAACTTCAGTGAAGCCAGAAAAATACAGCAAAAGTATTTTAAAGAAGACTTCAATTTAGAAATGATGGAAAAAGCTTTCTCTGGTTTAAGTAAAGCATATGAAAACCTAGACCAAGGCCTATATAATCCTTCACTAAAGTTTGGTACATCACGAGGATTGAACACAGATGTCGGATTAAAAAATATCCATGACTTACTTCAAGGAGAAGCGGCCATGCATGAGACTGTTCAAACGAACAGCACATTGCGAATGCTTCAAAACATTTTAGGAGTAGATAATCAGCAAACATTTACAGACATGGAAGGGAACTCTCATGTTCGAGTAGACCCATATGAATCCAGAAACGCCCATATGCGTTCTGATCGATTAGGTGGCATGCAAGGAGCTATTCAGGAATATGGAGTAGATTTATCCGGCGGCTCTGAAGGATTTGGAAACAAGATTTCAGATTTGATGGATACTGTTAATAATAATCGAAACTTTAAGTGGGGAATTATTGGAGCGGGGCTTGCACTTGGAGCTCTGGGAGGATACAATATTCTTAGACATAAAGATCCAATCGAGGCTCCACAAGATGAAATGCATTACACAGTTAACAACTCACCTGTTCAGCCAGCAATAGATATGAATCAAGGGAGCTATTCAGCAAATGCTGATATAAGTGTTAATGCACGAGGTGGATCTTTAAATGACAACGAATTGGCACATATGATAAATCAAGGAATGGTAGATTCACAAATGAATCCTAGCAATCCACGAATAACAATTAACACAACTGATAATACACAGCAGCTTAATCGTTTCTGGTATAGAGATAAGATTGAGGAGAATGTGTAAGGAGGTTCTTTAATGGCTACAACATTAGCAGTTGATGACCGGGATTCCCGTTATGGGGTCCTCGGTGATCATTATATGCGTATTGGAGATACACAGTTTTATTTACCTCCAACAGATATAAAAGTACATCGAATGATGAAGAATCAAAAGGTTTCTGTAATGCGAGGGAAAAACAGCTTGCCGAAAGAGTCTGGCTATTTTGATCGAGTAATAACACTAACTATCTTCTTCCCAGATGTAAGGTCTATAAATGATGAGTTAAGACCTCTATTGGCACAAAGTAAAAAGTGCCCATTTTTACCAATAGAAAACACTTATTTAAATGATGCACATAAGGTAGAAGCAATTACAATACAGAATGTTACAGTGCAAACCACACCAGGTTTTCCTAATACATTGCAGGCAATTATTCAATGTTATGCATTTGAACCAGCTGCGTACATATATGGTTCTACTGAAAAGACATTTGATGAGATGTTTCATTGGCCATTATTTAGATGGTATTATGGCAGGCATTTAAAAAAGGTAAAAGTTGTTGATCCTGTCTTCAAGCAATTGTTTGGCAGTAATTCAGATAAGCAATTAACTTACTTTGAGCCTGTAAGTGGAGAGGTGACAAACGATTTTCAGTTTCGTATTGTAGCTGAAGATGATTTGTTAGCAATACGTGAATGGAACAAAGAGAAGAAAGAGCTAATTAAGGCTTGGCAGGAAGATAAGAATGGGTCTAGCTTAGGTGATTTCTTCAAAAATGCTATCAGTTCAAAGAAAGATGGAGCTAAGCCTATAACGAAAAAAGGCAAAGAACAACAGTTTAATGAAGAATATGATGAGTTATATTCAAAAGCAATGTATGAATATGATTTGCATTATGAAACTTGGGACTTAGGAAGAATGGAGCTAGAAGACTTTAGCATAAGTTTTGAAAACTCTATTTCATCTTATCAATTGCAGATGCATCAATCTCCTGCACACCAATATTTAGGTTCTCAGGATACTGTAATTGTAGCACGATTTAAGACAGATGATATGGAGTCTGTTGCCAGTTTAGAAGATCTTATGAGAAGGACATCCTATCTGACACGTGAATACCACAAAGAAGTTTCAAATGGTTTCCTTGAGATTGACCATCAATTAGCAAGGCTCTATGGAGTGAAAAGTGTTGTCATTGATGATGTAAGTATCAATACAATAGAAGGTATGCCAGGTGTGTATGACATTACATTGACCTTAATGGCTTATAATCGTGCTGAAAAGAAAATGCATGAAGTAAGTGCAATGACTTTGGGGTTAGACTGGGATGCAAGTGGTACTATTGTAAATCCATACTTACAAAATGCGATGGCAGGATTTAAGAAAATACACACGTCTATTGGAATACAGCAAAATGCAGAACAACAAGCTATTTATAATGAACATGTTATTAATGCTTTTCGTGCGGCAGAACTTTATCCAGACTTAGAGCTTCCAACATATGATGAAGTAAGAGAAGCTGGATTTAGTTTAATAAATAATAACAATGGAGTCTTTGTAGATCCAGACTTTTTTATAAAGTATGATAGTTTTCAAGACTATGCTCAGCTATTAAGCGAATCTATTGATTCAGGAAGCAGCGACATCAAAATGTATGATGCCACTGGAGGAACTGCTACGGTTACTAAAGGTGGATTAAAGCTTGATGAAGTTGCTGATAGAAAAGTAGAAGAAATGAAGACTATTACAAAAAACAGTGTTCCGAATCTGGGTGTTTCTGAAAACGTCAATGCAAATCAAGATACTACAAATCGTTCTACCCTTGAGATGGAAGCCTTAATAAGAAAATCTGCACAGGTATATGAAATTCCTGAAATCTATCCAATAGCTTTTGCGAAAGCATTTGACTCCAAGTTAAGGCATTTTTATGAAGTGGGAGACAATCCTGAACTTGGTGGGATCTATAATAGTAGTGCTGGCTCTCCAATTTTTATGGGGTCCAATTTAAACCTTCTAGGTGGAGATAGATCTGCGGATTATGCAGGTGTTATGCGTGTTTCCAATCAATATGGGGATGCTAAATTAATTAGTAAAAGCATAGAGTATAATGTTGATGTTGGAATGCGTTACATGAAGTACTATTGGGAAGTTGCAGGTTCCATGATGGAAGATGAGAGAATTAATACAGATCGCTTGCATCAAATGTTAGATATTCCTAATACGAGTTTAGACGATAGCTACAAAGCGCAATTCATTCTTATGTCTGCTCTCTATTTGCAACATGACCGAGAAATTCTTGCAGTGATGAATAAAGGGCAAGAACCGAGAGCAAGTATCCTTCGTATTTATGAGCACTTACTAGATGTATTGGATGGAACAGAAGCATGGGGATATGAAAAGTTGCAGAAAGAGTATGGGAAGCTAAAAGTGCAAGATTACAAGGCCACCATCTATACCGTTGATGATGACAATCCAACTCTTAATATTAAGCAATCTGATATCGATATTGAAGATACAACAGAGTTAGAAAAAACAATGATGCATGATATGCTTGAATATGACCGTAGAGGGAGACTTGTTAGGGCTTTCCCAACATTTTTTATGACATTTATTGATGAAGGACAATTTGTAGGAAGTGCAAAAATGTCAGACCAGTACTTTCACTACAGAGCAATTAGTGACATTACATACAATAATAGTCGGAAGCAAGCTTCCAGTACACTAGTGTGTGAATTAAGTAATGTATTCGGCTCCTTAAGTGATAGTGAGAAAGCACAAGATTTAACGCATACTTCATTTGGCGATATGTTCCTTGCATCAATTATGCCAGGCGCTGTTGCAAAAGCTCAAGAGAGAAGCAGACATCGAAATTCTAACTTCTATAAGAGTATTTATCTTCGTACAGGTGTTAGGGTTCACATGAGAATGGGATATGGAGCAAACGCTGCTGAACTGCCAACTATCATGAATGGAACTATAACAAGTCTTCAAAATAATGGAGCAACCATAACAATGATTGCTCAAGACGATGGAATAGAGCTTACGAATAAATTAAATGCAATGATGGATATTGATCCACAAGATGAAACCAGTGGATTTTTAAGCTCCAAAAAAGAGCCAACGGAAATTATCGATGAGCTATTAACTGACTCACGAGGATTATGGTCAAACATTTCTGCATCACTAAGCAACAAAGAATATCAAGATCATGCACTTGGTGTAATGCATTTCGGTGAAACTGGATTACCTCAAGGAATTGCAGACTTTAAAGATTTATTTACACTTGGAATTATGGAGAGCAGGGATCGGGCTGAAGTAAATATGAATGTTTATCAGACGACGGGGCTCCTTCATGAAGATCAAAGCAAATGGTACAACCGATTAAAGGATGGTCTTGGAATTGGAGAATCAGATGAGGTAAATATTAATATTAACCTTTATGATAAGACGATATGGGATGTTCTAAACATTGGAGCATCAGTCGGGTCTGACATGATAACAGCGGTCCATCCATTTGGTTTAAGAAGTACTATCTTTTTAGGGAAACCATACTTCCCAATCACCTATGGATATAAAGTTGACTTAGAATCAGAAAAAGTTGTTGGTGAGAAAATCAAGTCGTTCAAACAACTGCATTCTTACGATAGTTACACATCCATTATTAGTAATGGGATTAAAGCTACGGAAGACAATATGTATACTGTTGCAGTAGGGGCATATAACAATGAGGGTAAACTGAATGTAACCCCACCAGTTTATGTAGATAGTAATATATGGCCAGAGAAACAAAAGACAGTAAATATTGATACAACATTGAATGCTAAAGGAGTAGCAGCGTTAGGGGCAGTTCCCTTTATTGGAGATATGTTAAATAAACCAGCTAAATGGTTCTTTGATGAAGGTGTTGCACTTAAAATAACTGCTGCAGGACTACGTGATTTTGTAAAAGATATGTATGATGGTTATTTGACGGTTCCTGGTGATCCCTCTGTGAAGCCTTACGACACAATGCTACTTCAAGACTTTTATACAGATATGGTTGGTCCCGCAGATATGAAGGAGATTATTCACGTTATGAATCACGATGTAGGATTCATAACAATGATAAAACCTGATGTAATTGCCTACAATGAAGATCAAACTATTTTTAATACCATTGCACGAGCGATGACAGTTGTAGCTTATGCTGCCACTAGAATGATTGCCCACAATATTTTAAAAGCAAAAGGATATACAGGTTCATTTCCTATTTTAAACGCAGTCTGGTCAAGCACAAAAGAAAAGATGGGTAAAGCTCATCGAACATTTAAAGGAACCGCTTCTAAGGTAACAAATAGAATACCGCAGCTTGATATTGACCGATGGAAGAAAAATGGAACATTTGATAGTCTCTCTAAATCCTTTGGTAATGTTTCTAAGAAAGACTTAGAAGACCTGTTGAAGAAAGGGCAATTAAATGCATCTAAAACAATAAAAGATTTCAATAAGAAGTATCCTAACTTAAATAAAAAAGCAAGTACAGTTTTATTGAAGGGTGAAAAGGGAGCTAAGAAAGTTTTGAGTGGTGGAAAGGCTTTGGGATCTGTAGTTAAAGGAGCTTGGAAAGCAAAGCACGCTTTATTAGGACCTGCAGGTATTGTAACTTTAGCAATAGAAAGTGTAGTTGTATCAGCTCTTAGCTCAACAGTTGGTGAGTTTACTGAAAGATTTTTAATGAATAGGCAAGCTGTAATTATTGTTCCTCTGAAAAAAGATGGATTTGAGTTCACTGCAGGTATAAATGGAAATAAAGGTTCAGTCGAATCCATACCAGAAGATTTAACAAAGTTTTATGAACATCTTCCTGGACCGCTTTTAGATATGTATATAAGTGCAGAAAGTGCAAACAGTGAAGATGCAGGAGCTAGATTATTTTCAATTCGAAGTGCTTCATCTCAAAAAACAGTTGATTTAAGCACCATTTTGAATGGACGGATATCTTCCAGTCATATGTATAAAGATAATGGACTTATTGAAGAGATGTATAAAACAGATGTAGCAGCAGCAGAGAAAGAGATTGCAGAGCGCTTAGAATATTTAGTTAGCATGACACAAGAAGCTCAAAATGTTCAATATACTCATCTTCAAGAAAAGGATTTGAGTGCTCAAAGTATTTTCTCTAACTTCCTCAATCTGTTGTTTAAGGGCAGTGATACAGAGACCGAGCAGTGGGATGGTACAGGAAGTATTTCACTTAATGGTAAAGCTGTTAATCTATCAAAGTATTTTAATAAGCTTGGACCGATGATCGATAAAGAAACAGAAAGACAAGGTGTTCCCCAGTATGCGGAAATATTAAAAGCAAAAACAATGCAAGAATCTGGTGGTAATTATGAACGATATCCAGATGTCATGCAGTCATCAGAAAGCTTAGGACTCCCTCGAAACTCTATCGGTTTAAGTCGAAGTTTAGAGCAAGGTGTAAAATACTTCATACAGATGATGAATTCAGCAGGTGGAGATGTCGCCCTAGCTATGCAAGCTTATAACTATGGTGGTGGATTTATCAACTATGTTAAAGAGCGTGGTGGAGCATGGACACAAGAATTAGCAAATGCTTTCTCTGACATGAAAGCAAGCCAATTGGGTTGGAAAAGATATGGAGATAAAAATTACATTAAAAATATCATGCGCTACTATGAATATCCAAAAGGTGGAACAGATGACGCACCATCCACAATCGGGTCAGAAGGAAGGTCAAAATATCGATTGAGTTTAAGTCAAGCTAAAAGTCAATTGATTGAAGCTAGAGAAGCTAATGATAGAAAGTTTAATGTTACATTAGTTGGATCAAGTACAAGCTTGATGAGAAAAGGCACATTTGATTTATTAAATCAAATAGCTCAGGATTATAAAAAGTCTACAGGGAAAACAATTAATATTACAAGTGCTTATCGAGCAAATGATCCAAACTGGCATGGTACTGGATATGGGGTAGATATTGATACCCCCAATACAATGAGAAGACTTTCTGGAGGAAAGCTTGGATTTCCAAACGGTAATGATAAAAATGAAGCAGTCAAGTTGATTGAAGCATCTATTAAAGCAGGTTTTAGTGGAATTTATTTTGGAGATTGGTTCATTATTGAAAATATGAAACGCAAATATCCCAAAGTACAATTCACCTATGAACCAAATAATCATCATAATCACTTGCACTTATCATACCCTCTCAAAGGATAGGAGGTAAAAGCTTTGAGTCGTTTAAGAGAAAGTATATCGAAAGAAGGAGCAAAGCAGTCAAAGGAAGAGAGTTCACATGGTCTAATCGGCCATGTGATTCGCTACCATCCTGAATCATTTAAATGTTACTGTGATGAGCATAAAGATCAAGAGTTCAAAGATACAGAAAGACATACAGCAGATGTCAAAGTATATCGTGGGAAAAAAGATGAGATATTAAAACGTGTCCCTTGTATGGTATACTCCCAAGGAATAATTTCAAATGGGTTAGTAAAAGGAGATCGAGTATGGGTTCAGTTTATTAATGGAGATACTGCTTTCCCAGTTATCACAGGTTACTATCGTGAACCTTCTCAATGGGAATTGACAAAGAACACATTTCAATATGCTGCTGCAGACTTTTTAGGTGGACTTTTAGGAGGTGATTAACTTTGGCTAAATGGAAAGACGATTTATATGAGTTTGACCAAAATGTAGATTCCAATATTAATGATTTAGATACGGAGCGAACAGAAGCTAAAGTTAATGATATTGGGATGATTAATCAATCGAATGGTGTTGGCATATTAGCACGAGACAATGGACGATTAGAAGGTTACGCAGATTATGGATTAGGTTTTCGTATGGATCCTGAGACACAGAGTCTTTCAATTTTCGCACCTAATCTAAGAATCTTCAGCAATAGTGTGGAAACACATGATTTTAATAAGCAAGTTACTTTCATAAAAAATGAATACAAAGATGTTCTTCAAATCATACACCAAAAGGAGGATAATTAATGGCTGGTAATTATAGTGAAACGGATATTTCTTTTTTTGGACAAGAAATGATTAGAGATTTTGAAGTCATTCCTCATGAAAAAGGATTCTTCCTTCAGTGGGAAAAGTCTGAAGAAGCAGGAGGTTACTCCATTTATCGTAAACCTATGGGAACAGAGGGATGGGAACTAGTAGTGACATTAGAAGATGGAATAACAAGTTACTTAGACAGTAAACCTCCAATTGACCTACCTTACGATTATCGTTTGTATCGTATTCTTGAAGGAGATTTTATGCTAGGTGAAGCTGATAATGCAGGCGGTGTTGACTTTAAGATGACCACAGGACATGAATCAGGAGCACAGGACGCTACTAATCGGTTACGGACACAGAAAGGTGATTGGAGGTCTCATCCAAATTTAGGAGCTAATTTAGAGCTGTTGGAAGGAGAGTCAAACACACGAGAAACCGGTGAAAGAGGCGTGGAACAAATAAAGGATGCTTTGACATATGATTCACGATTCTCAGATAGTGATGTAACTGTTCGTGCTGTTCCAACTTCTATTGAGCAAATTGATTTCTACGCTATCATAGATAGTGATAACAGAGAGCCAATAGTAGTTAAAGATACATTAAATTTATAAAGGAGTGATGGGTGATGTTAGTTAAGAAAAGCGGCCAAGAAATCATACGTGATGCAATGAATTTAATAGCAGAAAATACACCAATCACGAATCTGAACTCTGGAAGTATTGCAAGATCAATTGTTGAAGCAACAGCTGGCGAATATGAGAATCTGTATGAATTTGCAGAAGCAGTTCTTCATAATGGCTATTTAAGCAGAGCAGATGAGGAGCATTTATTATATTTTGGTGAGTTATTTAATTACCCTAGAAGGATAGAAGTTGTCATTGACCCCGAAACAGGGGATAGAATAGAACAGCTTATTACATTAGACACCTATCGTTATGAGCTTTCAAAACAAGTAACAGCTGCAGTGTCTTCCAATGAAGAAGCTTTGCGATTAGCAATCTTACCAATATCAGGTGTGCAATCAATTGTTGGTAAAGAGTATACACATGGTACTGGTAGCTTCAGTTTCATCATAACAACACTTTATGGATTTGATGCAGAAGCAGTTAAGGTTGATGTTGAGAATGCAATACAAGAGAAGAAAGGCTTTGGAGTTAGGCCAGAGGTTGTGTTGCCAGCAGATATCCCACTTGAAATGCAGCTGCAGATTATTTTTAAAGAGAGCACCCCACAGAAAGATAGCATACGCTATAAAATTCAATCAGGATTAATGAATTACTTCGGTAATTTCAAAACAGATCAAGACTTTATTTATAATGATTTTGTAAAAGAAGTAATGGATATGGACGAAAATATTGTGGATTTTAAGCTTAACTATTTCTACCTTAATGATATGCCCGCCTTGCTTACAAATCACACGGTATTAGAGGAAGAGCGCATTCGACCACGTTTAATCGATGTTTTATAATTAAAATATACTAGGAGGGATATGTTTTGAGTAATCCAACGAAAATATTAGAATATGATTTAGGAATTGAGCTGCAGAATTTATTAGATGAATTAAAGCTTGTGAATGAAGATATTAAACTCGCAAACGCAGAAAGTGGCAAGAAAATATCCCAACGTTTAAAAGAAATTGAAGAAAATGTAATGTCTTTCAATATGAATAAATTAGAGACAGGAAACTTCAATGAATTCTTTACGTACGATGCTGACAGTAATGTTATTCAACATGAAGTTACTGGTGATAATCCTTCTGTAACAGAATATGGTTATAAAGAAGATGGAAGCGGAGAGTTGAAAGATTCAACTAAAACTTTTATAGATACAAATGGTAATACAATAACAATCCATAAAACGTATATGTATACCGATGGAAATATTACAGGTATTGCAACAAGTACAACTGTAACACTACCAGAAGCATAAAGAGGTGATTGTATGGACGTAGTTTCACTTGGAAAAGCAATGAGTACATTGCGAAGTATTCAAGAATTAAATGATGCAATTATTGGCCAGAAAGCAGAAGGGCATTTCAAAACTGTCGATCATCGGTTGGATTGGATAGAAGGACAAGCGGAGAAATTGATTGTGAAAGGAAGCAAGCAAATTGGTTTAAATCAAGGTTTGTCTTATAACACTGAGGTAGATAATAATAAAATAAAACTACAAGTAGTGGGAAAAACTATAATAAATTCAGAGACGAATTTGTTATTAAATAACTTAAACAAAACCTTTGGATTTAGTTTTTCTCCTAATTTGTTTCGGTTTAGTAATCAGGGAGAAAGTGCAATGTTTGATGGTGATCTAGGAAATTTGGGAGCCAACTCCTCTATAAGCTCAACTTTTCCTGGATGGTTTCAAATTTCTTTTCATGAAGCTAAAAATCTCTCCAAAATGAGATTTATTTATAATGGGTATGGAAAACCAAGAGAATGGAAAGTAGAAGGAAGCAATGATGAAATAGAATTCGATCTTATTTATCATGAAACAAATGAAACCAAAACAGAAATTGACATATTAATAGAAGACCCAGTTCCTTATCAGTACTATCGCATAACATGGAACAGTATAAGATCTGGAAATAGAATGACAGTTAATGAAGTTGAATTTTACGAGCAAGAAGAAATAAACACATATTTTCCACAAGGAACATGGACTTCTCCTGTTATAGATTTAGGTATAGGATGGAAAGAAACAAAGTTAGTGGATGTGTTGAAGCAAGAAACAGCAAATGCTACGGTTACACTAGAAGTGGCCACCTCCACAGATGGAGTGTCTTTTACACCATTCACACTTTTAGATGAGTCCAATCCACAACAATCAAGATACGTAAAGATACGTGCAACACTATCAGCAGATGCCGACATTGGTGGAGAAGATAAGACTCACGACTTTGACCAGTCCAGTGAAGAAAACAGATTCACCTTGAATGATTATGTAGAAGCTAACGGTGAATTAAAACTTGTAACGTCTTACACAAGCATAGATGAAACACCTACACCAGAAGGAGTAGGGCAAGTATATGAGTATGTCATTGATAAGAGCAAGTTTAAGAAAATAGAAAGCATTTCAGTAAACTAAAAGGAGAGATATAAAATGTCTATAGATGAAACTTATTCGAGAACATATATAGCATTCTGTGGTGCAGATTTAATGGTAACAATTAACGGTGAAATCGTAGGAGAATTACAAGAGCTAAATTGGGAAGAAGATTTCTTTGCTTCAGACGAGTATACAATTAATGGGGAAGCTTTATTCGTTACTTTTGAATACGAGCTTGATCTATATAAACTAGCTAAAGAAAAAAGAGAATTCAATATCTGCATTGCTTATGCAGCTGAATATGGTAAAAAAATGTATTACAGAATTTATGATTGCTTACTAACAAAGCGAGCAGGAAAACATGCTGTAGATGATATCGTCATTAATGAAAAGTATTACTTCAAAGCAAAGAGAATTGAAAAGATAACAGGTGAAAAAGCAGATTTTATATTAAGTAAGTAGAGGTGAATTGATATGCCAGTACCAGCTACAACGGGTAGTTTAAAAACAAGCATTCACGATATGGAGATAGGGGATTATATAGTTGCAAGTTCTCATAGAGCAAGCTCTTCATCTGTACCAAGGTTAAATACTAACATGGGAAATGAACATGTGTTAAATAGCGGTAGCTATGAAGATGTGTATTCAGGAACAACAACTGGATCTATTCTTTTCTATTACGTGAAAGTAGCAAAAGGTTTGCTTATAAGTGATCGTGTAATTTACCATACTATTTCGTGGGATTTACTGAATACAAATAAACTTATACAAGAATTACCTTGGGACAATGGAAACATTATCCCCATTATGACAAGTAATAATTCTCCTAGTGGAGTGGCTAGTGCGAGTGGGGAATATGTAGAGCCTCTTAATAACAGTAAGGTTTACAGAGCATGGGAAGCTTTTCATGATAATTATACTGGTTGGTTATCAGATACTCCTGGAAGAGGTTGGCTTTCATATCAGTTCGCCAAAGCAGAGATTGTAAACGGCTATAAATTTAAATCCTCAGGTTCTATGTATAATTTAGAGCAAGCACCTAAATCATGGACATTTGAAGGCTTTGATGGTGAGAACTGGGTCATACTTGATGAACAAAAAGATGTAACAAATTGGATTGAAGGTGAATATAAGTCATTCAGTTTTTCAAATTCAACTCCTTATTTAACTTATAGAATACTTGTCACAGAAAACCAGAATACCAGTAGAGTTGTTAATATAGGGCATTTAGAAATGTATGACACAGCAGGCACTATACGCTCCCTTACAGGAGGAGTAGCTTATGCAGATGAGAATGGAAATAAAAGTACAATGGATCAAAGCTTTGGAGCATGGCCGACCAATAATGAATGGGATCGTTATATTGTAAACTTTCCTGAAGAGAAGATACAAGTAGGTAAGACACTAGATGATGTGTTTCATTCGAGTAATATTAGAGCGTGGACTCAAGACACTCCAGATGTAAACCTATCTTCAGGAAGTCCTTCTAGTAGGGTTACAAGAGGAGGAGGAAGTGGGGTAGAAAATGTTGTATTCTACACATCAAGTGGAGCCACTACAACAAATGGATTTCGTCCGTGTTTTGAGTATAAAGAATAAAGGTAGGTGAATAAAGAATGGCAACAGTAGGAGAACAATTACTTCAGCCAGAGAGTGGTTGGAGAAGATATGATGATACACATGAATCTATTAAGTATCATGACTTAGTAAATATAGGAGCTTCTTTGTCAGGAGCATACAATGGAACTTATTCTTCATACAATATTCCTGAAGGAGAAACATTTGCTAGTTTTAAGTTTATTGGCAGTAAGATTAGATGGACTGCAAGAATAAATATAGGTTACTCCGAGAAGGCAGATATATATATAGATGGTAACAATATTGGATCTGCAAGTCTTCAAGGAGATAATGCATATCAAATTTTAGTGTTTGATTTTTCAAACTTAGAATACAAAGAACATATCGTAAAGATAGTGCTTCCTCAAGGTGGTACTGTTAATTTAGATGCTATTGATATAGACGAAACAGGAGAACTCCTTCCACCACCTGCTCAAGTAGGCGACCAACTTCTTGATCCAGAAGAAGGTTGGAAAAGATATGATGATAGACATCCTGCTATTAAGTATGAGGGAAATTGGATTCGAAGTAATATAACGGGTTACTTTAACGGAACAACTACAGGGACAGATTCAAATGGCGAGGATTCGTACAGCTTTAAATTTATCGGAACAAAAATAAGACTAGTTGATGCTTTAGCAGAAAATCGCAGTTCAAGTGTTAGAGTAATAATAGATGGGGTTGAGGAATCCTATTCAGCTTATGGCCCATCAACAGCAAGAGCTACTCTAGTTTATGAAAAAACAGGGTTAGAATTTAAAGAGCATACGGTAGAAGTGATAAATAGTCTAACAAGATTTATTGCTCTTGATGCTATCGACATAGACGAAAATGGTAGATTCCTTCATGAATCGGAAGCCCTGACACCAGATGAATTAACAATCGGAAAGCGCATCCGAGCACACTACTCAGCTCCCACAAGTGGTCAAGTAGGAATCTTCTCTAATCTAGGAGAAGAAACATATGTAGATGGAATTAATGATTTTATTCCACCAGAAAGTAGCACTACACCTGATGGGGATTTCTATTATATTTGCGTAGATGAATATAATGGGAAGAAGATACTTGTTGCAGATCGAAATATTCAACACTCAATTTCCTGGGACACATTGAACAGTGAAGGAATTCCAAATACGGGTTTGCCTATCACGATTGAAGAATATGATCCATCTTTATACTCCTTTACTACTCGTCTATTAACAGGGGGAATTTCAAGTTCCGATAAAGACAATGAATGGGATAAATATATTGTAGAAGGAACAGGTAATGGAAGATATGTAGCGGGTGATGATGAGGTGTGGCATTGGGACATTAGTGTAGGTAATCAAAATACCTGGTTTCCTAGAACATGGACTTCATCAACTCCGTCATCAAATGCTCAACATCGTGTGTTAAGAGGACAATCTTTATCTGGAATAAGCCCAGCGGGGGTTGATGCTTTTTACACAGCTCTTTCAAATGAAGCGTCTAATGTTAGAGCTTTCCGTCCCGTCCTAGAAATAGAATCACTTACTCCTCCTTCTATTAATAAATATTTATTTGAAGATAATGGAGAAGTGAAGAAGTGGGATAGTCTAAATAATATTTGGATTACTATTTCACCTGCTCCAGCAACCGAACAACTCTTCCTAGAACAAGGAATGGATAACTTGGACGAAATAACCGATGAAGGATTACAACAACTTGTATCGTCGAGTCCAAAACTACTTCATTATACAGATGATGCAAGTAAAGAAAGTTCTACTATGAGTATACAAGCTGTACCACATGGACAATTAGTGTTTCCTGAAGGAGATATAGAGGTCTCTGGGGGAGTAGAAAATATAAATATAAATATAGAATTTGAACCCTATGTGTTTGAAGGCTTAATACCAACATTAAATTCTAATCAATCTAATATTGGAGAAGTTATATATAACCATGAGTATAGTTCAGGTTATAGAGGATGGATGGCTTTTGACGATAATGATAATACCAGGTGGGCTGGTTCAACTAATCCAATAGGATATATCGGTTTTCGTTTTATTGAACCTCAAGTAGTATCTAAATATTACTTTAAAGCATTAGCTCAAAAGCCATATAACTACCAATTCGAAGGTCGCAATGACAATAGTAATTGGGAAATATTACATGAAGTAAAAGGTGAAACATGGTTGAGCGATGAGATTGATAAAACACATATAATTGATAACAATGAAAGCTATTCGCACTATAGACTTCATATTTTAAATTCAAATGAATTCGGCCCTTCTATTTCGGAGCTAAAAATGTATAAGAAAAATAGTTATTTAAATCTGAATTGCATAGTTAGTCCAGATCAAAGTTTTACATGGTACAGCTTTAATGGAGAATGGCAGCCTATCGAGCCAACTAAGGAATCAGTCAAACTAAACGGCATGACTCCTGACGTTGTAAGCAACCTTACAAAAGAACAAATTGATTCTCTTTTAAATGGCTCAACCACGTTACGTTTTGCTTACTACCTGGAACAGGAAGAGTTAACTGACACTGTATACGTAGACACACTCACTATTTCTTCTCCACCGGCAGCAAGCGAAACACCTGTATTAGAAGGAATAAACTTAACGTACGATGAACTAACCATTGAAGGTCGTATGAAAGACTTAGAGAAAACTAATGCCATCAATATGGCTAAGCTAAATTTTAAAGCAAATGCATTAATACAATCTGAAAGATACAATCTACATGATTTAGTTATCGACACTTTTGAAGATACTACAGGTGTAGAAAGTATGACCGCTACTTATAGTAATGAGGAGAAGGCGTTCACAGGTACAGGTGAAGTCATTCTTCTCCCAGAACAGGTGGATGTGTCACCTCATACACTATGGATAGCTACAGAAGGGAGTAACGATTTAGTCTTTGAATATTTAAGTGATAATCAAACATGGGTAGAAATTGCAGAAAATAACCTCCATGAATTAAATGAAGTAAATATTACAGAACTAAAAATAAAAATTAAACTTCCAAGTAGCAACTCCAAACTTTCAGCAGTTTCAGTTGGTTGGGCTTAAAAAGCCCTTCCTTCTTTTTATTTGATACGTTATAATATTAACAGTGAAATGCACTACATTATTAAACCACCTTACAGAGGAGGTATTAAATGGACGTAATTAGTTATCAGAAGGCAAGTAAAGCAAAAGAAGAAATTAGAAACACACAGGATCGACTAGGCATGAATGGAACAGAGCAAGAGTTAGATATACGTGATATTTACAATAATGTCGATGAGCGAATAGCTGAATTAGAAAAGAAAAATCCAGAAGTAGAACTATATAATAGAGTATCTGATGTTTCAGCTCACACCATGATTAATTTAAACAAACACAATTTACGTGTAAGCTCTCTGTTAAATCAATCACGATATAGCTTATCAGACATGATAGTTGATGACTTTATCGATGAATCAGGTATAGACAAAAGTATGTCTGTAAATTATTTGTATGATGGTTTAAACAACATCATTAAGATTGCTGAAGGGGAGTCACAAGCAGAAATTGTTACTGTTGTTGAAGAAGTTGAAAATATCCCCTTACAGATAGTTGTGTCTCAAGCTACAATTGAACAGCATCTTAAATTACAATTAATTAACTTTGAAGATGGAATGCATGACAATACGATAATTAATGGCGATAAAATTGAGCTAAGAAAGATTGGTCAATATGAATCTCCTGATTTACAAAACCTAATACCAAAAATGACAAGTGATACAAGTCCAGAAGGATTTGTTTTCGCAAGCAGCCACTATTCAAATAGATACCCTTGGTTAGCTTTCAATCACGATGGCTCAGATTTTTGGAACACTACAAGTCTAAACAACTATGTTGGATATCAATTTACAGAACCTAAGAAGATTGAAGAAGTAGCAATCACAGCAAGAAACGATACTACCCCAGACAGAACTCCAAGTGAATTCATTATACAAGCATCTTCTAATACTACAGATGGAACTAATGGAGAATGGGTAGACCTTGTTCAATTTAATAATGAAACAAATTGGGAACTAGGGGAAAGAAGGATTTTTTCAATAGATAATGAGTCTTCTTTTATAGCTTATAGAGTACTAATTTTAAATGCTGTACGAGCTGATTATCCTTCAATTGCAGAGATTGATTTTTTAGGAAAAATAATAAAAGATATATATATTCCTAATGGAATATATGAATCAAACACTATTGATTTAGGTAATAGTCCAAAGAAAATATCTATATATCAAGATGATCGAAGCTTAGTCCCTAAAATGAACTCTTATGCAGACCCAGAGGGGCTTGTCTTTGCAAGTGATTACTACACTCACATTAATGAACCTAGATATCCTTGGTTAGCTTTCAATCAGGAACCATCAGATTTTTGGAATAGCGAGGGTGTAGGTGGTTATGTTGGGTATAAATTTAAAACTCCTAAAGTGGTTACTAAAATATCTATGACAGCAAGGAATGACTCAAGTCCAAATAGGACACCTAGTAGTTTTTTAGTTCAAGCATCAAATGATACTACAGACGGACACGATGGAAACTGGTTCGATATTCAAAGAGTATATGGAGAAAATGATTGGGCACTAGGAGAAATAAGAGAATTTGATATTGATAATAGGAATCTCTATAACGCCTATCGAGTAAAGGTGTTAAGAGCAGATCGGGAAGACTTTCCAACAATTGCAGAGTTACAATTCATCGGATATGGAACATTGGATTTAAAAGAAGAGGATATAAATATATCTATAGCTAATTCCTTAGATGATGTTATTTTTTCTGATTATGAGTCAATAGGCTCAGATGGGTCAATAAATTCTCCTGATAGATTCATAAAGATAAAAGTAGAACTTGCTGCTGAAGGAGAAAAATTAGAAACACTTGTACATGATTTTACAGAAGAAGAGAAAGCTGATTTTGAAGAGAATAATTTTATTGAATTTGATGAAGCAGCTAAATTAAAAACTTCCTATAGTGATCCAATGGAAGTAGATACTTATTTTACAGGAGAAGGGGCATTACTAAAAAAGGCTATTAATAAAATTAAATTTAAAGCCATTGAGAAAGTAGAGGTAATTAAGTAATGAATGAGTATAGACCTGGATTATTGTATGACAAAACAACAATAACAGGAGAGAAAAATATGACTGATGGTGATATAAATACATCTGATTTAATTACAAATGAAGGACTTATATTTATATTAGATAAAGTTACTTTTGTAGAGAAAGTATTTATGGCTGAAAGTCATCCTTGGAGAACTAAAGTTGAGTTTTATCGTGATATCGAATTAAATGAATTAATCACGTACATCGATCCTTCAAACGCAAATATGTCAATAACAGGAGCCTTTTATAATGTACATGCAGATAAAGTAAAAGCCATTAAAATTCTTTCTGTTTCTGCTGATTTTACTAGAAATATAACGATGTTTGACATCTATGGAGTTCAAGAAGTTCTAGATAAATACCTCTTCCAAGATGGAGAAGAGATAAAGAAGTATATAGATATTATAGGAGATTATATTCCAGTTATTCCTACAATGTCTTCCAATAACAGCCCTGACGAGTATGTTGTAAAGTCTATACAGGGGGTCCAGACTTCTTCTTATGCATATAAAATTTTCGATAATGACAGTGAGACCTCTCCTGGATATAGTGGTGGTAATGGAGTTATTGCCATTAGTCTTCCTGAAGAAAAAAGAATTCGTTCAACTGAAATTTCAAACATAGGCATTGATAACGCCCCTGACTCGTACATTTTGGAGGGAAGCAATGATGAGGTAAATTGGGATATATTATTTGAAAATCATGAGTTAACTTGGAATCAATTAGAAGTTAAAAAATTTAATTTCTTTAACGATAACTTTTATAAGTATTATAAATTTACTGTCAGTAGGATCAGAACTCCATACACCAGGGTTGCAAGTATTCAAATATATGAGAACAAAACAATTAAGACTTGGCAAACTATCGGGACAGCTCCCGCCACCAAAGAAATGTTCGACACTCATGGTATGACTGATCTATCTATAATAGATAATGAAGCTATACAAGGTTTAGTATCAGATACACCAGAGTTATTGTGTTGGACAGATGATAGTATGACAGTAAGCGAAGCTGACATCATACCAAAAATGGGGCCTTCTAATATAAATGAAGACTGTACAGTGTCAGCTTCTTCATTTAGCGGCAGTGGTGAAAGTTTTGGTCCTTGGAGAGCATTTGATGATAAGAATGATTCCACGGAGGCTTGGCTTTCTAATAATGAAAATGCTGGAGCGTGGTTGAAAGTAGAATTCACAGATCCCAAAATTATTAGAAAATATGTGATTGAGTCAAGAAGAGATACCTGGGGAGGAAGAGGTGCACCTAATTCCTGGAGTTTTGAAGGAAGTCATGACAATGAAGAATGGGTTGTTTTAGACACACAAGTAGGACATGATGATTGGGGAAACTTTGTTACTCGTAAAGAGTTCAATATAAGCAATAGTGTTTTCTATAAGTATTACAGAATACTCGTATTGTCAACAAATGGAAGTAGCGCCGCTATAGGCGAGATGGAATTATATGAATTATCTCAAGTAAGTCGAAAAGTTAACTTAACAGCTATCCCACACCCTCAACTACTTCTCCCTAAAGAAAATATAGAAGTAGGAGATATAGAGAGTGTAAAGTTAGAGTCAACGGTTTCAGATCAAGGAGTACTTAAAATTATTGCAAGTGGAGATAGTGGAAGCAATTGGCATGGTTTATCTGAAGTGATTGGTTATGGTAATCTTTCAAATTTGCCTTTAGTAAAAGACATCGGATTTACGCTGGAAGAATTTAATGTTCTTACAAAAGATGAGTTGTCAGCAATCTTCCCAAATGGAAGAGCAAGATTTGCATTCTATCTAGAGCAAGAATCCTTAACAGACGTAGTGGAAATAAACTCACTCACCATCAATGAAAAGCAATACACCATGACACCAAGTGTTGAAAGTTTATCTGTCATGTATGAGCTTCTAGAAGCAGATAAGCCCACATTATATGTTTCTCGTGATGATGGGGAAACCTGGACTCAAGTAAAAGACGATAAATTAACAGATATATCAAGTCAGCCAGAAGGCAATAAGCTTCGTGTGAAAGCAGTATTAGAAAATGGACAAGAAATACATGGATTAAGTTATGCATGGATATAAAAAAGGAGAGAATAAGATGAATAAATTTAGATTTAATAATGGAAAATATGGCATTAATAATGGACATGTTGCTTTATCTTGGGAGAATAAAGGTGAAGTAATTTTTGTAGACTCATTGAATCGCTTCCTATCAGTTGAAGAATTAGAAGAGAAAATGAAAATATTCCCTGAAGGACATCAAAATAGTTTGCATGGTACAATCATTTCTAAAATGTTAAAAGAATATTATGAGACAGAATTATACCAAGAGGAAGAAATTGAAGGAGATCAAGATACAGACAAAGTTTCACTTTACCCTATTTTCACAGTGTATGACAAAGACAAAAATGAGAAATTCATCGTGAAGAGAAATAAAGACAATGTGTTAATTGAAGGGAAGCTAATTCCTGAGTTGCAGAATATAGCTTGGAGACCAGTCTTTGACGAGAAACTTATTGCCTTATTTGCTGAATCTGAAAAACAATCAATTTTAGAGGTGAAATAGAAATGAGTAAATATAAAAGTCAATTAAGAATACCAACTGAACAGTTATCAAGAATATTAGGGCTTGAAGAAAAGAGAGTAAAAATTACACATGTTGAATATAATCATGAACGGGATCTAATTCAATTTATATTTGAGGGAGAAGAAGAAACTAACTTAACTCCATTAGTCGGTGAGTTTCAGACTATACCTGCTATTAATGGAGACTGCTTAAATGAAATATTAACAAATCACTTCAATAAAATAAATGACCAAAGCATTGGTGAAAAATAGTCTTACTACAAGAGGTGGTTATAAATGGATATTCTTTCATATGGAACAGCAAGTAAAGCCAGTAAAGAAGAAAGCAACACACGAAATAAAGTATTAGGAGAGGGAGTTACAGGATCCTTCTCCACCGTAAAAGAGCGTATAGATAATATTGATAATGCTATTGGAAATGTAACTAAGCAAGCAGATAACTTAATCATCAAGAATGCTGTCAACATTATGAAAGCAAATGCAAAATTAAATGCAGTAGCTCAAAGTAAAAAATATGAAATGCATAACATGATATTTGATGACCTACTTGATTTAAGTGGAATTGACACTGAGAAAAGTAGGGATTATACACATGATTCAGTGACTGGTCTAATTACAGCTGGTGAAGATTGTGTGATTGAGACGAAAGAAGAGATAACTCAAATAATCCCTGAACAAATTGTTTTACACATCGAACACGTAGGAACATTGCTATGCTCCATATCCCGAAACAATGGGACTACATGGGAGTCAATTATTCCAAATGAGCTCTTCTATTTTAATGATTCTGTTAGTTTATCAGGTAATAAGATTCGCATTAAGGTGAAACTGTCAGTAAGAACAAAGCTATTAAATTACGCCTTAACTTGGACATAAGGAGGAAAACAAATAGTGGTTAGAGAACACATTAGTTTCATTCCCGCAGAAAAGAAAGAACAAAAACAAATAGAAAGTATGATTAAGACTGGTGAAATTAATCATAGTAATTATAAGACGTTAACACCAGGACAACAAGAAGAAGTTAATGAAATTTTATTCAATATTGCTGAAAGCCAAATCACCCTAAGTCAAGGAGTATCTGCTGTTGAATTTGTTTTATATGCACATATTCGATTAATGCGTAAAAAAGTTGAAGGGATAGCATTGTCCGCTCAAGATAAAAAGATTGAAGAAGGGTTACAAAAAGTGTTAGACCTTCATGAGATTACAACAGAAAATATTTCAATCGATGATTGGCTTTTTGATTATATGTCATATGCTGAAAATGCAGCGAAGAAAATACTTAAAAATCGAGAAGAACATGTTTTACGTAAAAGAAATGTTACTGGACAGGTTCAATAAATGATTAACGGCTTTCCTTAAAAAAGAAATAGTTATTTAAATAAAGGTGTACTTGCTGTATCGTCAAGTACACCTTTTCGTGTTATAATTGTAATGCATTACAAGGAGAACGGAGTGTGTTAGATATGCCTGATTTAGACGAACAAAAATATGTGCGAGTAGGCGAATCAACAGATACAGACTTAATTATTAAGGGACCTCAAAATATCATTGTAAATCAAGTTGTTTTAGACTTTGAAGAAACCTATATTTTTCCTAAAGAGCCATCTTTATATCAGAGTGAAGAGCCAACTAACTTACAGTTTCACTTAGAGAATATAAATGAAAAAACATCTGTGACAATTCCATATCGTAATCGATTGACCCATACGGAAGCAAAGTATGCATCACTCTACCAATATGATATTGAGCTAAATAAATGGGAAACAATTGATTTCTTCCATAATCAAGAGGAGAAGACATTCGAGTGTGAAGTAGCCAAAGATGGATATTTAGTTGTATTCACAAACACATATTGGTACTCAACAATCACGCAAAAGCTTGCAGATGAATATCCTCAATGGACAAGGATTCGTAAATACAAGGAAAGTATAGGACAGCAGTTTCTAAACTTCTATGGAATGAATTTTGAAGAAGTCGAATCCTGGTTAAATTGGATTGATGACCAAAAGCATCTAACAAAGACAGATGTTCATGTTTTAGATTGGGTCTATGTATACCCATTAATAGAAGTTAAACAAAATGATATCATTCAATTGTTTTACCAAAAAGAGAGTCAGACACATATTATTCCAATCATCGAAGATATTAAGGGCTTCTTTAATAACGACACAAACCAGGGTGGAATGATTGATTATGAGGATCGTAGGTTTTATTCAAAATCAATGATTGATGAAATTAGAGGGATAGTTCGAAATGAGAATGGTATCAAAGAATTTAAATCAAACCCTATACCCTATCACATCTGGAATACCTTTGATGAATTTGGATTGCTCTTAAATGTAAAACGTCTTCATCTAGAGAACAATAAAGATTTCAAGGAAAGATTGTTAGATGTATTCCGATATCCTGCAAATAGTTCTAAGACAGGTATTGGACATGGCATAGCAAGAGAGTTAAATCTCATTAAGCGAACGAATGGAAAAGAGCTCCTTTGGGAGAACGATCAAAAATCATTGCTGATACATAATAGGAGCGGGCTTCCGATTGACATTGATAGCCTACGAGTAGACTATCAGCCGTTAAGCGACGATCAATATGAGATTCTTAATAACAAGCATATTTTAATTCATCCATTAAGGAGATATCAAAAGCATATTATCAGCTTCATTTATGGATTAGATAAGCATGAATTGCATAATAAGAATGATATTAATTTACAAAAGATGATGTATCAAGAAAACGGCCAAGCAACTGGTAAGCTAATCGAATGGGTGTCTTATATCAATACGGTGGCTCCAATAATGTGGAATCGGTTTAAATGGGATGAAGGATACTGGGATACCGTTTCTAAAGAATTATCAGGGCTTGGCTATATTCCAAACATGTGGGATAGTGACATGTCAGTTTGGAAAGATTATAAGTTTCTTATTAATAGATGGGAGGATGGGCAGATATGGAAATAGATGAAAATGTTAATCCTGATTCATTTGAAAGAGACGATGCTTATGAATTGGGACGAAACGATGAAGATTTTGAAATAGATCCTTGGGAAGATAAAAGAAGCAGGAAGGACCCTATTACTTCTAAAGGTCAATCAACATTACTTCACACTCAAGGAAAAGAGAGCTATGAAGAAGTTAATGCCATTCGTTCAGGGATAGGAGATAACGATGATTTATATGTTAAAGTCCCTCAAGAAGAAGTCATTGAAGAATCCTTTCAATATGCGGCACGTCATCGAGGGAGAAAAAAGCACGAGACTGTTATTTACTCAGAAATACCTTTTGAATATGGCATTCACTATAAAGGGGAAGAGCTAGTAACTGATAATGAACAACCTTATGACCATCGTGTTGATGCATATCCGGGTAAGACAATGAAATATGAGGTTACACAAAAAGACCCTCAGCCAACGAAAAGAAATTGGGAAGCTCAGATGAATGTTCATTCTAGGGTAAAGCAAGACATTTTAGAGTATGCGGTTAATTGGAAGGGAAAAGCAGCCACTGAAGCTGTTTCGGGTGCTGCTGACTTGTTTACAAGTGCCAATGGACACTTTATCGGACCTGGGCCAAGATCTGTTTGGAACAAGTCAGGTAACTTTGTCAGGGAAATTGACAACCGCTCCCATGCTAGTGGAATCATCGCAAAAGAGTTTTATGATTGGTCAGATTACGAAGCTGAGTATGAATTTAAAACAGTAAAAGCAACTGGTCTTCGTGATGATCCAATAACAAAACGTGTTACCTCTGATGGCCGTTTAATAGATGAGCCAGGTGCAGATGATGACGTATTGGGATTCATTTTTCGTGCAAAGAGTAACCGAAAAGATTTTTACATTTTTGTGTGGGAAGGTGACGACTTATTAATTAGTGGATGGAGACCAGGAAGCCTTAGTGGATATAATATGCTCACAGGTAATATTTCTGGTTCGTATTCTCATACGAAAGCAGAAAATCAATATGCCAAATTTATGGGCAATACAAACCTTTCACGTATAGGAGTAAGCAACTACTACAGTGGAATGCGTTTGTCATCTGCACAGTTGGCAAACTACCGATCCCTGCAGAACGATCAAGGTTGGGGTAAGCAGCATTACAGAGTGTATAAAGTAACCAATGGCGTTATGCGTCAAGTGAATCTAACTTATAGTGGTAACGGCAGAGGTTGGAGACAAGATTGGGCAAACATGAATTGGAAAAATAGTGTAAAAATACGATGCACTGGCAGAGAAGTTAAAATATATACACAAAGCTACAAGCAAGGAAACTATAAGCCAGATGGATATCAGCTTGCAGCACGATTTAATGTAAGTAGTGGCTTTAGTAGTGGGAGTGTAGGGCTTGCAACTTTCTCTCAATCCGTACAGTTTGAAAAGATATCTGTAACTAGGTGGGATAATATATCAGGTAGAAAGCCTGAAACAGGGTGGAATACGTATAAAGACCCAGGTTCTAAACAAATATCTTCATCGGGTAGAAACTATGTGAATAGTGATGCAAGAGCAGCCGCTAGAAGTCAAACTGGTTTAAGGAATCCAGATTATGAAATAACAAGTGTTACTGGTGTGATTAGAGACAAATCAAAAGGAACAATGAGTGCCTCATTAAATAATCCAGTGACAGTGCGAACAAATAACCCACAAGATGCAGGAGAGATACGGACTCATGCTATTGTAAAAAAAGGAAGTGTAACTATCACTCCTGAAGAAATATCACCAGCTACGGCTCAAGTTGTTTTCACAAGTGCTAATTCTGTTTTTGGAAAGGATTTAAAGAATTATATAAACAAAAATCCTAACCTTATCTTTGAGAATTATGATTTGCAAATTAATGTTCCTTCTAATCCGCTAGATGACTGGGACCTAGAAGGTGAACGGTTCACGATGTGGAGAAGAAATCCAAAGGTCATTGAAACAACTAAATCATTTGAAGATAAAGTCTACGCATACCAAGGATGGATTCAATCTATTGATTGTAGAAAAGAATTTGATGGTTTAAAGTGGGCAACGTATCATTTGAAGCCAATCGACCAAACAATCAATGATGATTATGATGAGATTGAATTGAAAAATGAAAAAGTCTACATGAAAACAACAGAATGGTATATGGGAACATATCCAGCTGATATCAAAAGTGATGGAATTGTTACAAATAAAAAACATGTATTTGTTGATATTCCTCCAATGCCAGAACACTATGTGGAACCAACCACAGAAGAAGTGATGTATCATGGATATGAAGATGTAGAGTTTCTTTTGATTCAGATTAAGCCTAGCCTAACGAATGAAGTATGGATGGGATTCAAAAGCAGCTTTAATGAAATGAATACTAATATTACAGCTCAACCTATCAATATTATAAATGGGAGACCCATTATAAAAACAAATAAAATTAATGACCAAGTAGAAATACATTGTGAAGATAGACCAAGGCTAGTTCCTTGGACATCAGGGAAGTACATCGGCTATGGGAAGGTTAACGGTAGAAGACCATTCTTTAAAGATGGATTAGGTAAAGCAGATATGATTGATGTTCCTACCGATGTTGTTTATATACCTGACCATTTAATTAGTGTTACAGGACCATATATTGACGTAAGTGATGAACGAATAAATTACAGAATTCATCAAACTAATGATACAGTTGATTTTTCTTCAAACTATATGGATGCATACATTTGGTTTACAGATTGGTATAGCGAATGGAAAGAATGTAATGATATTTTTAAAGTAAAATCGAATGAAGTTCTTTCCATAGATGACCCAATCAAATTAGACTTAAGCAATGACCAAACATATGATATGGCTGACACTATTATTGATAAGTTTGAAGTGATTAGTACGAATCCATTTGTTGATGTATGGACAGAAGATGTAAGAGGAGAGGGAGCAGGATGGCAAGGTTCTTATTATCAGTTCCCGCTAATTTCCAATATCATTTCTGAAAGTGTGCAAGTAGATGGCAATTATCATGAAATGATTCAAAACTACACAGTAAAGAATTACATGACTGATGTTGCAGTAACCATTCAATCAGATGACCCTATTCATATTTTAGAAGTTACACTTGATGGTGATCCAGTATCAAACAGTAGTAGTAATGGTTGGAGCTACAGTAATAAAATCTTAAGATTACAGGGATCTGCTATTAATCCTGGGGAGCTTGCTATTCATTATAGCTCAGGAAGTGTTAATAGGCGTTACACTTTAAATAAAAAACATGGGCAGGGTATAACTGTATTTCATAAAGGTGAGGTTTTACCTTCAAGTGCATATCAAATTGTAGATGGAAAAGAAATTTATATACCTAGTCAAACTTTAAATAAGTATGATTGGATACATGTTCAGTCATACATTAGTGAATCTCAATTCAAACCGGGAATGAAAAACTACCTTGGTGATTTTGTTGGAAGTCGTATGGACCCAGAAATATGGTTCGATTGGGGAGATGGAACACCGCTGACTGCATTTCAAACAGAACCTATACCAATGACGCTTCAAATGTTTGCAGCATCATCAAAGATTCCATTTCAATATGATTTAGAGATGGAGGCAGTATACCCACGACACGAAGTTGTAGATATATCAAACTTCACAGGAGAATGGGAGCAATTTGATACAATGCCCGTTGAAGAAGGCGGTCTAAATGGGCCAGGAGATTGGCATGGACCACCTGAAGAAGGATACCCTGAAGTGACAAATCTCAGGAACCAAAATGGAAACTCTGGTTGGTATAATCCAAATCATGCAGATTTAACAGACTACACATTCGAATTTACTGTGCAGGTACGTGGTGGAGATGACGACATGTACGGAGCTATCTTTAAGTTTGATGAAGATACGCTTAACCATTATTCATTTGAGTGGGATGCATATCATTCAATTGGCAGTGGAGGTACAGGAGTCAGGGGAATGGCAGTATATAAAAACATATGTCAAAATCCTGAGAATAAAGGGATTGGAAGATTGGAATATACAAGAACAGAACTGATTCATCTGCCTATATCTTGGACTGCAAACGCAAACGAAATCAATAAGATAAAGGTTAGTGCAATTGGAAATCAAATCAAGGTGTGGACAAATGATATACTTCGGTTTGATATAGTCGATACTGACGAGCCACTGATGAAAGGAGCTTGGGGTCCAGTAACAAGATCGCAGCCTAATACTTTCTTCTGGGATTTTTCTATGGAATATTTTGATCGTGTAACACCTAAGGAAGAGCCAAGATTCAGAACACCTATGACATTTGAAATAGAGCGACCTGTGATTGATGAGGAGCCAATGATTGAAGTTCATTTAAATAATCAAGTGCAAAGCTATTTACTAGCTGCATTAAATGATTTTGCTTTAGAAAAAGGATTGACACAAAATGATATTGTAGCTATTGAGTATTATATTAGAAGTGATCAAAGTCCATATAAAGCTTACTTTAAGCACAATCAATCAGAAATAGGTGTGCAAACAAATATAGGTGAGGCAGAGGTGTATGCATTGGTCGAGGGGCAAGAGCCCCCTCAAAGTCCACCAGTGAATAAAGAGATACCTAATCAGGAAGAGCCAGAGATTGATCCAATTAAATTACCTGAAGCAAATCCAAAAGATAATTTTGCAGCTAGTTGGAGTGGATATTTGTATGCACCTGAAACAGGAATCTATGATTTTCAAGTCAATGTAGATGATGCAGTACGAATGTGGGTAAATAATCACTTAATCATTGATGAGTGGGTTGAGAGTAAGGGTTCTAATTATTCGGCTTCAACTTACTTAGAGGGAGGGAAGTGGTACCCAGTTAAAATTAACTATGCTGAAGTATTTGAAAAAGCTCATATCTTCCTGGAGTGGAAAACACCATCAGGTAGCCTGCAGCGTATAGGAGCTGAGAATGTCACACCATACCTTGGTTATAAGATTAAAGCTGAAGTAAAAGAAGAAACACCAAAGCCGTGGAATCCGCTCATTCATAATGGATATTATTATTATAACGAAAAAGAAAATTATCTGTATGCAAAAGAGATTAGATATACGATAGAAGATGAAACAAATCAATTCTTTATAACACCACGGCCACGTCAAGGTAGCCCAATTATTCTTGAATCGAACCAAGGAGTGTTATATCGAAAAGTTAATTTCTATAATGAAAGTGATGAGCTCACATTAACAAACAGAGAAGTATTCCATGGTAATTATCGTAACAAGTACTACTTGCAGTATAGTGATATTGATCAGTCAACTTTAGAAGTATTTGTTAATGAACAAGCAGTATCGAATCTCTTTGATGCTTCAGACTCATCCATAACCTTTGCTTCAAGCTATTCAAAAGAAGATAAGATAGAAATAAGATATCGATTAAAAAACAGCTTTTATATTGATATGAATGCAAACGTGCTAAAAGATGAAGCAAGAGTTCAAGTCCATAATCCAGAAAACATAAAAGGAGCCACAATTAAATATGAAGGGCATTTCACAAGTCCTTTTTATAGAGAGAGTGGAGTCCTTTCAAACCCGATATTAAACCATAATCATAAAGGGTTCCTTTATCTCACAAATAAGCTTGATATAGAGCCGAAAAATGTTAAAATTAATGTATCTCCAAACACTATAAGTGTACAAGGTCAGGATAAGGTTAATGTGACAGCACAAGTATTTGATCGTCATCATAATCCTGTTCAAAATAAAGAAGTAAAAATCTTGCGTGATGAAATTCAAATTGCCAGTGGAATAACAAATGCAGCTGGTGAGTTTTACTATCAAGATGTTCCACTCATTAATGAAGAGCTGTATAGTGTTTACAGAGTGGAATGCGATGAGATTGAAAATAGTGCATTGCTTAACTTCTTTGTTGATCGTAAAGAGAAGCGTAGTTACATTGAACTTAAAGCTGGAAAAGGTTCTTTAATTGCAGGTTCACAAGATAGTGTAGAAATATATGCGACTCTACGGAGTGATACATGGCATATACTTCCTAATCAAACAATTCGTTTTGAATGGAAAGACACACATAATGTAATGCATTCCGAAGAAGTTAAAACAGACAGCAAAGGATTAGCTCAATTAAGCATATCTAGTAAAAGTCAGAAAAATGGGGTTGTATTTGTAACTGCTACTTATACAATGGAAGAAGAACATGCTAAAAGCAGCTTATATATTAAAGTTATCGGGGGATAATTCCCCCTTTACTTTAACCAAAAAGGAGTGATATGAGTGGCAAATGAAAAGCATATAAAAGCTTATCAAGATAAGTTAGAAGATGGCACATACACAATGCGTATAGGTGATGAGGTACCGGAGGGAGATGTTAATCTTGCATACATACATACGCCAAGATTAGATAATGAAGAAAATATTGCAATGGTTAATACATCTCATATACCAGAGAATGTTATTCCATATGAACAAAGGGTTTCTTTAGTTGTACCAGATCATGAGGGAAAACTCTCCTATGCTGAGTTACAAAAAGGATTGGATTCTATAAAGGAAAAACCACCTTATTCTTTGTTTCCTACAAAAGATTTTAATCTGACAAGGCAATTTAAAAATAATCGATTAACAGTAGAAGATGCATTGTACTATAAATTCGAGATAATGTATCACTATGATAGCCGTATTGGACAACCAAACAAAGTTGAGAAGTATACCGGTGATCAAATTAAATTAACAGATGAAAATGGACATCCATTATCCAATCAGATTAAATATGATATCTACGTAATGGCGATGGAAGAGAATCCTCATATTTATTGGGTTAAAGTTTATTTAGATAAAACAACAAATGAATTAGATACTTTTAAGATACGATACAATCACATCGATAACGTTACTTCTAATCGTGATGTTCAGTCAGCTAAAACTGAATTAGAATTATATCGAAATCAAAGCAATGAGATCGTTGCTTACGGAAGATCGAGGCAGCTTGTAGAAGGTGGAAAGCTACGTATCATCAATGGGAATAGCGCATATGAGCCAACAACAAGAGAAGTCTTTGATAGTGCAGATGCAAATGATGAGGTCTATCATTTAGTTGAAAATCCTACACAAGATGGTTATGAGGTGTATGTTCCTCAAAAGGCTGAGGTAGACCCAAGACAAAAGCGAATATTTAATTATCGAATTGTGGCTAAATACAAAGATCCAACTGGTGTAGACCAGGAAGTGACAACAGGATATATTAACGATTGGCTTATTCATCCAAACGCATTATTAAATCATGAAAAGTATGAGTTCACACAGGATTGGAAACAGCTAGGAATTCCGTATGGAGAGAGTCGGTTAAATGTTAAAGATATGATTCAAATTGCTCAACCAATTGGAACACCAACCGTTCCTCAAGAAGCAGTGTATGAAATACAAGATGCTGAGGGTAATCTCATGTACTCTACCACAGATGCAAATGACAATCCACTAGTAACTTCCATTATTCAAGAAAGTCAGAATTACTTTGGAGCAGCCAGAGGTGACGGATTAAGTGACGATACTTGGTCAAATGCTAAACATCCAAATGCCATACTAAAGAGCTTACCAATCGACCATCAAGTTAGTGTAATTGCTGAAAGGCAAAAAACCCAATGGGATTATAAGTTTAAAGTAGAAGGCGAAGGGTTTATAGGGGTGCCAACCGTCTATACTGGTAACTGGTGGGTTGATGCAAATATAGGAGTTTATAAAAATCTGTCTAGATCTCCTATCAATTTTGCAAATAAAACCAATTGGAATACAATCGGAACAAGTAATGTAAACGATTGGGCAATCAAAACAGGTGCAAACGGAAAGAGTTATCTTGATTTAGTAAAAAATCCTAATGATGTAAATGTCGCTGCCTTTTATCAAAAGAACGGACCAAAAGGTCAAAATATGAACAATGCAAAAGACTATGAATTTAGTGCAAAGTTGAAAGTAGAAGATTCAGGTGATGATGACGTTGTAGGGATTGTTTTCCGTGTACAAGGTTCAAAAAATTATTATATGTTTGCATGGGAAAGAGATGCATTACTTTCGGATGATTATTACTACAGTAATGATGAATATCCAACAAACGTATCTACTAAACCTGAGATGAATGAAATGAACAGAATATTGCTTGGTTCGGGTGGATGTAGTGCTTTTCGCTATGACCCAAATATTCAATATAGTTCTCCAAAGACAAGTAATGAAAATTTCATCTTTAATGATTGGAATGATTATACTGAATATGGATTTGGCAATAACAGAAAAAGAATATTTAAAGTGTCCCCAAGAACAAGCGGCTCTGCATATGTAGGATATAAATCTGCAGTAAGCGATCGTACAGGATGTTCATTTACAGACATAACCAACAAAGGTTACTTATATGAAACAGAAGAAGGAAGTAAAGGATGGACTCAAGGAAAAGAATATAAAATCACAGTGGTTGTTACAGGTGATGTATTTAAAGTTTATATAAGTGAAAATCCAAACTCTAATGATAAAGGTATTCTTGTATGCGAAGCAAAAGACAACACATATAAAAGCGGAAGCGTTGGTGTTAGTAGTATTTCACAACAGTGGGTTCAATGGGGTGATATGACATACAACGAAATGGAAGTTACTACGGTTTCTACCAACAAACATCCTGTTACGTTTAATAGCAGCGAACAGGTTAGAACTAGTGAAAAGCGTGTAACAGAGCTTTTAAAAGAACCTATCAAGCAATCTGGAGCGAGCAATTATGAAGTCTTCAACTACACAGCATACAGTGATTATGCAGATATATTCTTAGACATCGATGAGAATGGCTATGGGTATGTATGGGCAAGAACAACAAATAAATCTGCTGGAGGCACTAATATTGAACCTTGGTATACAGGTGATAATAATTTAGATGTATTTGGAAGCGGGCATGTAGAGTATCATGAAGATGGCCACTTTACCATAACTGTTAATCCAGAAAAGCTTCCAACTGATAAGGTTCCATATTTCGTGGAAGGATTCCGATGGAAAGAGCCAGTTATAACAAAAGGAGAAAATATTACAATCCGCTTAGGGGACGACAGAGAGAGTGTAGTTGTAGAAGCATCGGTTCCTCCAATAACACCATTAAACAAATGGACGACAATTTATCCTGAATCCATTCATAAAGCAGATGGCGTTATTCCTATTGCAACTCTTTTAGAGAAAAATGGAATAATTGAAAAGTTGAATATTCCTAAAGATATACCTATTCACGAAATTCTACTCCGTATTGAGCGTGGAGAAGCAACAAGTACAAGTGCAGCTGTAAACCAGGAGCATCGAGTAAATTATCGATTCAGGTTAGAGGATGATGGACTAGTAAGATATCCAGTAGATCAATTTAAAGATCAATTAGGGGTTAATCGATTACGTTTATCTAACCTCTACCAAGAGTTTTTCCCTGTGGAATTCGAAATTGACTATCATGTATTAGTTCCCAAAAATAAAAAGACAAGCATGCAGAGTTTGTTTTCTCGAAACTCACCAGGATCCGTTATTATCGAGCCATCTCCAGATGCTGCATCTTGGATAATTGAGAATGGCAGATTAGTTGATAAAGCAAACAGAACACAATTTGTAGCAGCTTACAATCAAACTCATTTAGCTACGAAGGAGCATGCTACTGATTTTTCTTTCCGTACAATAGGAAATGATGATGATGTTGTAGGTGTTATTTTCCGAGTAAAGGATAAAAACAACTTCTATATGTATATAATGGAAGGCGATGAGATTAACAGAAGTTTTGGAAGCAGATTGTCTAGTGTTCAACCAGGACCGCTTCATGAATGGAGTTTAGATCGTCCAGCTGACTTTTCTACTTTCGCTGATTATATAGCTAAAGGTGGATGGAGAGTTTACCATCAACGTGTATATCAAGTTAAAAATGGACAGAAGAAAGTAGTAGCTGAAAAGTCAACCATTATAAATAGTGGCCATGTTCTTAATTGGCAAAACAATATACGTGTAGAATCAAGCGGAAAAACAACAAATCTGTATTTTCAAACAGGAACAATTAATGAAGCTGATTGGAAGCGGGCATATCAAATAGAAACTGAATGGTCTCAAGGTGCATTTGGTGTATGTAACTTTAGTCAAAACGTTGAATTCATAGATATTACAACAAGTGAATTGATTTCAGTCCAAGGTAAAATTTCTAACTTAAATTATACTGGTCGTCCAAGTGCAATAATGGCTAAGAATACTAGAAATTTCTGCGATAATGACGTAAGAAATTCCATGAAGCAAAATGGTTTTGCAACAACAGCAAACTATACTCCTCTGTCTTATTCAGCTAAAGTTACAAATGGTAATGGAGAAGTAAGTATATCTGCAACAGGTGAAGGACCTATTCAAGTTTACTCTTATATTGATCCATCAAAAACAATCGCTGATGTGGATTTAGTTGCTTGGACACATTATGAAGATTTAGAGGTGGCGCCAGTATTTGCAATATCGGCAAATGAAGATCTTAAAATTGAATTGGAAAAACCACAAGTAGAACAGAGCAAGCTGGAGTTGGAAAACTGGTATATGCGAGTAAAAAATGGACGCTTTCAGAAAAGGCTAGAGCTTCCATACTATGAGCCAGAGGAGCGAACACCTTCTATCTATGAAACATATCCAGAGCTTAAGAAATATGCGCCCAAAAATATCGATGATGTTGAAGAGGTTATTTTAGAGTATGCTATCCCAGAGTACAGTAATCAAGAGTTTCATGATAGACCAATTAAATTAGTCGAACGAGAAACACCGATTATTCTTAATGAGCATGCAATACAAACTAAACACCATCCAATAACATTGTTGTCGAACGATCAAATCAGCTATGTCGAAGTTGAAGCATTCCGAAACAATCAAGCACGAACCTTGCGAATAAGGGATATCGATGCAGCCAAAGGAATTGTCTACCTAATTGACCGTATTAGAGATCAAGATGAGGTAATTATTCGATATGCTTATGACGAGCATTGGTATACTTATCGTGGATTTAATAAGGCAGAAATAGAAACAAGACATATTCCAACAGAGGTTCCTATACAATCCCAGGCTACGCTTGAAGTTCATGTTAAGGGAAGAAAAGAAACGATTGAAATTATAGAACCTGCTAAAAAAGTTGTTTTTGGAATCATTCAAGGTGACTTTTCACTAGTAAATATTTATCCTAATTCTGAAGGAATACGTAATTATAGAAGTCTACTGCCTCATCAATGGGATAGAAACAGAGATGAATTCAATATTATTAATAATCATATAGACTTGTTGATTACAGGAAGATTTAGATTAGGAGCAAATGAGACAACAGGTTATCCTCACGAGTCTGTTTATACTGACTTAAAGCAATACTTCTTTGAGAAGAAGAGGAATGGAATTTATTTTGTTCCAAGATTCTTTACTGAAGGAACACAAAAAGAAGCAATTGCTAATAGAACCCTTAATGAATTTGGATTATCAGTCCATTATGTCGGTGACTATAGTTCAGAGGACGCACAGATTGAAGTTAACACAACTCATCCTCTGTTTGCAGAATACGAAGAGAGTGGGTATCCAACTGAGATTCTAGGAGACTCTGAATTTATTATTACGAATTCAAAAATTACTCCTGTGGCTTGGTCAGATTCAACTCGTCAGCATGTAATTGGAGCTGTATATGAAGATGGAAATCAACGTGTACTCTTCTTCGTCAACGACAGTTTGAAAATTTTCAGAACAAATGATGGTCTGAAGCCTTTCCTAGATTCATTTGTATATAACGTATTAGGAGAAACAGAGCCAACAACAATCACTCATGTTGAAGAAGATGTGAAAATATTTGGCCCTATTACTAAAAAAGATAATCAAATAGCTATAACTGAAAGATACACTGAGGAGTTTAAATCTTCTATCTTGATTGACCCTTCAAGTGTTTTCGGAAAAGAATGGGATGAATTCATTGACTATTACAGTCAACATGAATTAATCCTAACACCGACTGTATCGTATCAATCAAGTGGTGCTCCAGTAAAAACTAGAACCATTGGTTATTCTGGAGATAGGAAGCCTATTGATAGCAGGAATATGAGGTATATGGATTCGTTTCTATTTGAAACAACTTTTATTGTTGATCCAGTACTTGAGCATAATGTCTTAAGTAATTACTTCTTTCATTTAGACTTAAACCCTAGCCCAGGACATACGCATACAATAAATACAGATGAGTTCTTTAAATGGATACCGATTGATACAGATTTGCAATCGTATGAAAAAGAGGATGTAGATTCGAAAGAATTGCTTGTAAAGCCTATTCACATATACATGCGGCCTATATTTATCAGAGATAAGGAAAATAAGATAATTGAAGGAACACAAGGTATTTCTAGCCTGCGACATACGGACCAAGGACACTTATTTGATGAAAAGGACTATAAATACGATCACAGTATGTTTAGATTAGGAAAGGTAATCCTGCAAGCAAACTCTGACATGCAAAGAGATACTACTGTTTTAGATACACGGACTCGTGGTGGCGGATTAGATGAAGCTTTATCTCGTAAGATAATTGAAGAGGTAAATAAAGAATCACTTCATCATTGGGATATTGGATACTTTGATGGCCAAGCTTATCAAGAAAATGGAGTCATTATTATTCGTCTTCCAAAAACAATCTTAAAAAGTGAGGAAAATCCACAAGGCTTTACAGAAACGGAAGTACATGCAGCAATTCAAAAACATAAAGCCTATGGCGTTCTCCCAATTGTTGAATATTATGATCCAGAAACGTTGAGAAATGATACGTTACCAGATGACCTGGATAAAGTAAATACAGAAATTCATGAAATATAATGCCAATGTAATGCATTTCATGTTAAAATATAAAAGAAGTGAGGAGATTATATATGCCAGTTTATAGCACAAGAGAGCTAATACCATTTGTGAATGGGTTGGAAGAAATGTTGATCAATGTGGAAAAAGAATTAAATACTTGGTCAACATCCAAAGGGGCTATTATTAATAGCATACCGAAAATCACTCAAAACACAAATCTCTCTACCACTGCTTTAATTAAAGCAGATGAAGCTTTATCTGAAATTGGTTCTGCTACATTTGAAATTATAGCTAATAGAGGTGTGCGATTAAAAACATTAATCGATGAGTTAAGAAGCGAAATGATTGAAATAGCTAAGAATACAGAAGGCGTAGGGTCTGCATATACAGACCCTCGCATTAAAGCAGAGATTGATAATGCAGTGAGTTCTGTTGATGGTATTATATCTGATGGATTGAAATTAGACTATCGGCTGCAGAAGATTACCAAAACAGCAATGGAAGGAAAAAGTATTGCTGAAAAAGATATGATTATTCCTACGTCACATAAAGAAGAACAAATGACTTCTAAAGAGACTCAAGCTCCTTATTTTGATGGTGTTCGATTTGTTGAGGGAGAGGTGACAGTATTAGATGAATATAAGCGCCCTATTCTTCATCCAGTAGGAGAAATCATTCACGGAACCATTGATGAATCAGGAAAAATTGCATTGAATTATATGCCTTTACAGCCTGTAGTACTTTATTATCCAATCGAAGTTGATTTCAAGGATGTACCTAAAGACATGGTGTTCTTCTTAATGGACACCTTAGTTGCAAAGAATTCAGAGTACATGCAACAGATTCTTATTTTTAGCGAGCAGCAGCAAAACGTTTTGCGTGAAATACAAGCAATGAAGGGTAAAGACTGGACAGTTGATTTCTCCATTATGAAGAATCATCAAGACATTATTAAAGAGTCTATTACTCCGAAAGGTCTTCAAATCGAAATGGTAGATGGCCAAGCTAATTTAACTTTCTCTTATAATGATCATCCAAATATTAGTCACTTTGAAGTAGAAAGATGGAGTGAAGAAGAGAATAAATTTGTTCCCTATGATGGGGGGCAGGGTGTTATTCAAAAATAAAAGGAGTTGTAGTGATGTTTATGGTCGTATTGTCTTCCAATAGGAGTTTAATTGTAAATGCTAGCTATGCTGAGATAGATAAAGAAATTGGTGCAGTATTCTTTAAACAAGAGGATGAAGAGATTGTTTCTTTTCATAAGTTAGATAAAATAGAAGGGTTTTATAGATATCAACTATAAAACCAATATTAGAATAAGGCATTTTACTGCCTTATTCTTCTTACATAGAGGTGATAATAAATGAGTAAGTTCTTAAATGACTTTTTAATAACCATGCCAGGTACACAAAGGAATATGCTGCTTCAATTATTGCAGGAAAAAGAAAATAACGGTTTGATTCGTTCAGACAATGAATTTAAAAAAGAGATGGAACGATTAATTGCTCAGCTAGATGAAAGTGATGGACAACCAACTTTTCAAGCCATTCATCAAGAAAATCGGACAAACTCTACAAAATATAATGCTAATCTCGAAGCCATTGCATTTGATCTAGCAACTATTTTTGAATCATCCAATACAATTGAGCGGCTTCTAGGAAATCATCATCAGCTGTCTCGGTCATCCCTTTCAGAAATACGTAAAAAGATAACTGACATGCGTTCTAAAGTAGAACGACTAAAACTACTTATAGATGACGAAGGCGGGTCCACAGACCGTGTGTATGAAGAATTTCAACACAATACGCTTTCTGAAGTACGTGAAGATATTTTAGAGAATTTACGGAAAGAAAGATTTGGTGAAAAAAGAGATTCTATCTTTAATGCTGAAGTAATTGGTGGCGCATTACAACTAGCTGGCATCGAGTCTACTAACCAACTTAGGACTAATTATGGTCGAACAATTGCCAATATTAAGGTAAAGAACCGCATTGGTTTAATGGCTGATGAAAGTAATTATCCAATCGAAAATGCAATTGATGGATCTCCATACAGCTTCTGGGCTGAGTCAGTACTTGTTGATGATGTCATCGTCCAAAATATTGAACACCTATGGAGTCATGATTATCATGATTATCCAAAGAGTGGAGCAATGTGTGAGGTCGAAATAGAATTAAATGGACTATCTACTGTGTCAGAATTGCGCTTAGATCCTTATGCAACCTATCCATTAGAAGTAGTGAGTATTCATGGCTATGAAAATAAAAATAAAACAGGTCAGATGTATGAGCTAATTTCACCAAATCATCAAAGCCAACATCAACGGAGTAAAAATTCTGTAGAGCAAATGATATTTCAGTTTCCCTCAGTGGAAGTATCATTAATTCGCATATTAATCAGACAGCAAAATTATACAAAAGAAAACTTTATGATAAATGAAGAAGAGTTGGGCGAATCCAAGCTATGGGATTCTTTAGCATCTAATAAAGACTTAGTAAATGATTATGCTAATCCAGGAGAAACAGTTGCTGAGTTTGATAAAAGAAATGAAATAAATGGATGGAGTGTTTATCTTAGTAAACTAACAGAGTGGGCTGAAATATTTAGGCAAGAAGGTCTTGTTGAAGCAGCTAAGCGAGCAATGGAAGTAGTTCGGATTGGTGATTATAAAAACCCACTCCTCTTATCACTATACGCATTGGATAGTAAAGGTGATAAAGAAAAAGTAAATGACAAAAGAAGTCCATTAATGAGCGCATCATGGAAGCCTGTCAATAAACTTTCTTATTTGTATGGAGCATATGATATCAGCCTATTTGGAAGAACGTATCATCGAAGTTCTATTCATATAACTAAAGAGCTTCCGTTGTCGAGCAATGCTCACACTCTTTCTCTAACAACAGATGAAAAGCATCACTATATTTCAGTAGGGCCTGATGAAGTGGATTCCATCACGAACATGCCAATACAGAATAGCTCAAAGATTACAGATATTGAGTATTACATTACAGACAGAAAACATCCAGAAGCATCCGAATGGAAGTCAATCTTACCGGCTAATCACAAATATGTTGAAGGAGAGTTACTACTTGGCGATGATGGGTTGGATCCATGTCAAGAATTGCTTGAAGCAGGCACGATAAACTTTAGCTTAAGATTTCCTTTTGTATCAAGAGAAACACTTGTAGTGAAGCGTAATGGTGTTCCAATGAATAGAAGCATGTACTTGCTGTGTGATAATGCACAAAAGGTTGGTATAAAACGAAATTATTATTCACCGACTAGCATTTATACAGTTGATTATAAACCAGCTGAATCGGCATACTTCATAGACCTAAAAGATGATATTGATATTGAACCTACACAGTTTATCAATGATAAGGGAGAAGTGGGAGAGAAGTTTCAATCTATAGATCAGCATAACAAAGTAATGCTATCTCACATGCCTTATCTTCATAGGGATTATCTATATGACTACGAAGAAACATCTGGTCGTTACAGCGATAATAAAAGTGTCTTAAATGCTAGTAGTTTCACTTATCCATTGATTGTTCGAGTGCAGGGAGAAGAGTATAAAAATATTACTGATTATACAAATAATACTTACGATCCAGACCGTTTAAAAGAAAACAATGGTAAAGCATTTGCACACATTAAAAATGAAATCATATTTGGTCATCCAACTGACAACACTCCATTGGAAAACATAAGTGTTGATTACTTTTACATGACAACTAGTGTAAGGATGAAAGCTATTTTAAGAAGAAATCACGCTGGTCATAACAGTGTTACACCAGGTCTTTTTAGTTATAGCTTAAAGACACAATCATATGACCAAGACAGATAACAGAATAGAGGGTAATGATGAGTACAAAAAACAATGATTCTAGATTGCTTTACTTGCAGGCTAGATATCACTTCGAGAAAGCAATGAAAAAGTTTGAATCTGGTCAGATAAAAAATGAGCCACAATTAATTCAAACTGTATTTCAATCATTTCAATCATTCTTCACAGAGATGGGTAAGCCACATATGATTCCACGGTATGCAGAAGAGGAAGGGCCACCGTGGAGTGAAGATTACAATAATATGATGGATGAGATAAAAGAAGACTTAATCTTACTGTTTGAAGAAATTGATATACTTGGTCGCAGCTTATACTCACATTTTAATCATAATGTTATGCAAGAAGATATTGTGGAGATGGAATATCAAGGAGTTTTGGATAAGCTTAAGGACTTAGAGATGTATGCTGGATATTCTCATGAAGGAGTTATACGATTTGGACGTGATGACTTTTTCAATGGATTTAAAATTGATTATGATCGAATTACAGGAGTTCCATTAGAGCTTACTTCCACAGGAGTATCCTTGCCACTCAGCAGTGAAGTTAAAAATGTTGCTGAGAGTGCTAAGATAACCATCGTCCCTGGAAATCAAAAACATGATGATTATATTATAGGATCGGATTCAAATGGGTTTCCTGGAAATAATAATGAAGTCTCTATGGTATCAGATGATTTATTAACTGGAACAACTGGATATCAATTCATTGGAAAAGATGATAATCACGGAAATTATGGCACGATTATTGATGGGAATCCGAATACTTGGTTTGAGTACGAAAAAGTAAATTTACGAGACCACGAAAAAAGAAAAATTACTAAAAACCTTGGATGGGATTATGTTGTTCATGGAAATAAAACATTAAGATTTGCAGAGGACCCTGACAATGGAGTCCTACGTCTTCATTTACAGATTGTATTAGAGAAAGAAGAAATCATTAACCAGGTAAACTTGAATATGTATACACCACCTAACTATGGAGCAAGACCAGCTATTGTTAAAAACATTCTAGTCTCCAATGAAACAAATGCACCTGTATCTATTTTAAGCGGAAGTAAGCAGGATACAGACTATAGTTTTAGGTTTGATCCTATGAAAGCTAAAGTCATATCTGTACTGTTAGAACAGGAGCATAAATATTTCACAGATCTTGGACACATTTTTTATGAGCAAAAGATGAATGTAGACCGCTCAACAGACTATGTGTTTGAAACCTTATCACATAAAGTGAAAGCAGAGTATGCTCCTCGTGTTGATGGGCCAAAAGTCAATTTAGAGAGCTTAGGGGTTCAAGTTGATGTTAATGAAACAAATATTCAAGCCATATACCCATTTAAGCAAGCAGAGGAAATAGGATACTCCATTGAGGATGTAACGAATGACTTGCTGCAACAAGTTGATGAAACCACCATTGAATCAGGGGTGGAACGGTTTGAAGGATGGAGATATTGTATTGGAATTCGAGATATAGAAATCCTGTCCTGTGAATACCAAGACCGTGGTGAGTTAGTTACAAAACCATATTACTTCGACAAGCCTGTAGAACGCATAGCTATATCAGCTCAAGAAACGATTGGAAACCTGTTAGCAAAAAACAGCATGATGAAATATAACTGGGTTAAATATTTTATTTCTATTGATGATGGTAAAGAGTGGAATCCAATAACACCCCTTGAACATGAAATGATACCGGAAGACCCACCAAAACTATATACCATCCAGCATGTTTCTTCAGAAGATGAGATTATTGAAGAACAGTATGGATATCTTGAGACAACACAACCTATATATTCTATGAGATTGAAAGTTGTTATCGAGCGGCCAGAGGATGAAGAGTTTGGTGTTGCAATGTTTCAAGCAAATGAAAATAGTAATGAAATACCGAATAGATATGCTAGTTCCTCATTGCAGCAGTTTAGCTTGCAAGTGCAAACATATTCGGTAGATGAGGACAATGAAGCTTCGACATTTACAGTCGATCATAGAGACTCAGGGTATGAATCTTTACCTCCGGTATTACCACCAGATGTTATTCCAACTCCACCGTCAGAGGATGTGGATGAAGATGACAGTGGCATACCCCCAGGTGGAGGATATGATCCAAGTGCTCCAAATGATCCAGTCATGATTAACTTAAATAATAATCCAGAAATATTTTGCTATGAAAGAAGTTTAAGTATTAGCGGAACAGTTACAAGCTCACTCCCTATTACGAGATTAGAATTACGTATTAATAATGAATACATTGATTTAAGCACAGTTGAAAGATATAATTTACAGCTACTTAATTATTCGTCAACAGATGAAAATTGCATAGCGTGTCAAAAGCAAGCCAGTGATGGTGTTTCTATGCAAAATCTTCAAGCATTCAACAGTAGTGATACTCAACGTGTATTTAATTGGAATATACCTTACAAGACTCTTGTAGAGTTAGGCCTTGATATTGGAGATACTGCAGCAATTCAAATCATTGCAGAAGATGAAGAAAGCATTGATACAGAAACTTTACATCTATTAGTTGAAGAGTGTCCAGAACCTGCAGAGTGCTATGAGTTGCTTTCAGTAATTATTCATTACTTCAATGAAGATGTAAATGAAATTAGAGAATTAGAGTTAGCAAAAGAACTGTTGCCATATGAGCATGATAATGGAGAGGGAGTAAACATCACAGTTGGTTGGGATAATGAGCTTCATGCTCCTGTAGTGATGATAACAGATGGCTATCATGAAGGAGAAAACGCATTTATCTTACACGCTGTGGGTATTCGTTACATGGATTATGATTACGAAGAGCAAGTAATATGGTCCCAAAATATTGCAAGGAAATCAGCTGGCGTAATAAATGAAGATCTTATGTTAGGTGCTCCTGATTCCAAAGATACATCTTGGCTTCAAGAAGTCTCTCAAGGAAACTACGAATTCACACCTAGTTTAAATCGCATTAATGATTATGTCATTATGAGTGTAGGAAACGAATTTGTAGAAAACCATTGTCCAATTGAAATACATTTCAATCCTGAAGAACATAAGAAACCAGAACAACCTCCAGTTAATTCAGGAGAAGAAGATATCTATGAATGTATTCAAATCAATAAAATTTTTGTTCAGTATTATGATACAGACCAAAAGAGGTTGCGAATAAAAACAGTTGATTTAGATGATGCGTTTAAGACAAGTTATTCTTTCCGAATGAATGATAATCAAATTAATGCGATGATTGGATGGTATGAATATCTTCAAGGAGCATCTGTCAGTATTCTTTCTGATAATAATCAGCCACTACATGTAAGTTCTGTCGGAGCATTAATAAGAGATAAACAAGGTATCGTTCGAACCATCTGGGCAAATGGAACTCGTATAAAAACAAATTTCATTGAAAAAGAAACATTAATGTATGGTCCTAAAAAAGAAGCCAGCAATCTAAGTTGGATTGCATCAAATGGAAGTGTTCTTTTGGATCAAGCTCCATATCTATACCGTGAACAGTCAGCCGTTGTCTTTTCATTTGAAAAGGAAGTAACTGAGAACTTGTGTTTATTAGATAATCCTATAGATGATTTACCTGATAAGCCATCTTTTGACTTGCTGCCACCGGTTATTCAAATTGATCCAATTGTAGATCCATTCTATTATCATAATTTAAATAATGAAACAATCTCTCTTACAGGAAAGATTACTGATGAGACAGACTTAAATAATTGGATTCTACGAAGTCTTGAAAATAGCTGGGGAGAGACTTTTAATGAAAAGAAATTAGAAGTAACTCTTAACTTGGATATTCCAATTAACATACCACCAATTGTAGAAGAGGTTGAAGAAAACAATAAGGTAGATATTGTTTTTGTTATGGATACGTCTGGTAGTATGAGTGATGAGTTGGAAAATGTTAAAAGCAATATGAGTCAATTTATTAGTTTACTGAATAACAGAGATTTAGATGTACAAATTGGTTATGTTGGAAGTCGTTTCAATGAAAGCCAGTTGCGTAGAGACATGACTCCATCATCAGAATTTAACTTTAATGATTTAGCTTTAAACTCTGGTGCCTGGGAAACATTAAATTGGAGGCAAATAACAGATACAACATATGGTGCTGCCTCATTTTATGGTCAGCTTCGACCAGATGCAAAAAAACACATTGTACTAGTTACTGATACTTACATCAATACTGATCTAACAAATGATATTATTGATGATTTAAAAATGAGACAAATAACAGTTAGCGTCATTTGGAGGGTAGGAATTGAGGATGAACCTGACTATGCTCTAATTACTGACAGTACGAACGGATTATCAGCAGATATAAACAATCCCAATTTCTATGAAGAAATGGAAGGTCTGGCACAGAAAATCATTGATTCAACTTCTCATATACCAGATAGCTCCCAGGTCATCATGATAGAAGCTGTTGATGAAGCGGGTAATAAGACAACTGAGAGCATTGTAGTTAACTTTACCGATTATAATAACCCTAATAATTAGAGAAGAGGATTAGCAATGAGTATAGGTAGAATACAATTAAATCGAACAATAGAGAAAATTATAAAGCACTACTTGAATCATGGGCGCTATCCTTCTTTTCAAACAATCACATCACACTTAAGTTCGTGGCTCCGTAAGCATCATCCAGGAGCCCCTACTTTTAAGCCGAATAAGGCCAGAAAAAAGGAAGCGTCTAATCATAAATCATATAATCAAAACATTAAAGAAATCCATACAGACTTATCTGATGCTTATCAAGCAACAATTGGACACACGAAGCAGGTTATGGATAACTTCGATTATATTGAGACAGAACGTAAGAAGCTTAAGCATGATCTCCTATTATTAGAAAAGGATATCGATAAGTTGCTTATGCTTGAGACAAACGTTGACTATCGTTACTTTGAGGGTGAAATAATTGGATTTGAAAATGCAAGCTATGTGAATCAAGAATTGAGTAGCATTTCATTGGACTTAGAAAATCAAAAAGTAACTTTAAAAGATACAAATCATCTATCAAGTAAAATCAAAATCAATCCAAGTCTTGCGAGCTTCAAGACATTAATGCCAGCAAGTCGAACCGCTGCGCTAGAGAGCCTATCAAGAGCCTTTGACGATAAAAGCAATACTGCTTGGTGGGAGGTTGTGAAAACTAAAACACCTGGATCAACTGAAGATGAATCAAGCAGCGGAATGCGAGCAGAATTAACTGTTCTCTTTGAAGAGGTAACTGTCGTAAATGAAATACGATATCTTCCACATCATGGAAAGACCGTCTCTACCAAAATAGAATTCACAGCTGATGGAAGGTCATTCCACCCGCTCCCAGGAAACCATAACTTTAGAGATGTAACAGACTTAGAGGTCTGGGAATTTGATCCAATAACCACAATTGGCTTTAAATTTATTTATGAGAAAAAAGAACATGATGACCGTTCTGCAGGACAATATCAATTTTACTTTGGAGCAAAAGATATTTCCTTCTTTCAAAAAAAATATGAATCAGAAGGCATATTGTATACAGAACCAATTGCTTTTAATATGCCCGTGCGTGTATTGAGTATGGAAGCGAATCATAGTCTTCCATCAGGAACAGCTGTCGATTATGAAGTAGCTGTCTATCGAAATGATAAAGTTGTTAATGAATTAAATTGGCATCCAATTAGCTCATTAGATGATGCAAATCCTAGATACAGTCAATACATCGAGTTTAATACAAAGTATTATCGAACCGCTCATATGCAAAAAGCAGAAGCAACCGGTGAAATTATAAACGGTATGAGGTTATTCCGCTTAATAAAGGATAATGGAGAACCTATTATTTCAGAGATATGGGATAGTGTTGAATTAGGAACTGAAAAAGAAACATTTGATAACATCAAAAATGCAAAGCTGTTTCGTGGAATTAATCAATGGAAAAGAGAAAGAATCTATACACCATTCAGTGGGGAAGTACCATTAAACCATGTATGGAATGACATATACAATAAGCGACCAGAAAACATTAAAATTGATTACCTACCTATTAGTAATACATTAGATTTAACAGGATCCGAAGGTGGGAAGCGAGATAACTTTTTCCGATTCACAACCTGTGTCTATGTAGATGAAGAGAAAGTTCAACCGCTTAGTCTCTCACTCATTAAAACACTTTCTAATGGAATACGAAATCGATTAGGGACCTATGCTGTCTATATTAATCAGCAACGTCAGAAAACAACACACGATGAAGTAACAATGACTTTAAATCCAGGTTGGAATGAAATTATGATTCTTTATCACTGGGGAAATATGCAGGAGAGGAAAGACTTGCCTGCAGACATACTTCCAGATGAAACCTATCTAGGAAAATTTAATTTCTTAGATCAAACTAAAATTCGTGCTGATATACAACCAATGACATTCATTGAGAAGGACAGACTTTTTTATAATGTGTCTCCTAATAACCGGAGTTATTTCACAATACATGAAAGACAAGTAGTTTTAAATTACCTGCCAAGCAATTGTTTATTCCAATTTAGATATGAAGCAGACATCTCTGAGGAACTAGCCATGCAAGAATTAATCTTACGAGCTACTTTAAAAAGAAGCAATGGCAATTCCAATGCTACACCATCTATTAATCAATTAAAATTAAGAATCCGATGAGGTGAAACAGATGCAGCAAGTCACTATACAAAGTAACAATACTATTATAATCGGCAAAGACACAAAGCTTACTGCTCAAGAAATGATATCGAAAGAAGTAAAGAGTTTTAAGTGGAGCTTTGACAATATAGCTCTGATTGAAAAAGAAAGTAATAAATCTTCCTTAACCATTGAACCACTATTGTCAGGTAGCTATTCTATTCAATATCAGGCAATCGTAGAAATAGATAGTAACCAAATTAATTATGAAGGAAAACTAACGATAGAAGTAAATAAAGAAATAGCAATAAAAACCAATATTGAACAACCTAAAGAGATAATTGAAGAAGAGGGCAAGGATGTCAATCCTTATCATGCCCTCTTAACAGAACATATTCCAACGACTGAAGGACAGCTTCCTCATGTTATAAAAAGAAATGCTCGTTATCGGGGACCAAGAGAATCTGATAAGGTATTGAATCGTAACTATGAACAAGCTTTTGACTTGCGAAAACACACAAAAATAATTGAAAATCAAACAGATTTGTTAAATAAGTCTTTGGATATTTGGTTTCTTGGTGAATTGGGAGATAAAACCATTAATCGTGCAATAAAAGCAGAGAATGTATATCAGGCATCTTCTCAGCAGTCAAGATACGGACTTAACAGTTCAGAGCTTGTAAGCGGATATAGGGATATTGTGGTAAAATTAAATAATGAGCTTGTTGACACTTCACATTATTCTATTGAAGGAAATGATTTAATTATTGATATAAATGCTGCAGGAATTACAGAAGAGACAGCTGTTCTTCATATTAGCTATGATGTAATTATTACAATCAAAGAAGAAGAAATTCAAGGACTTCATGCTTTGATGAGTAGATTTTCAAATATTGATGAGCGGATTTCTGAAATGAAAAGGAGGTATATGACATATGAAAATGCCTATCAGTAAGCCTGGCAAAGCACGATTTAGAGGGCCAACATCATCTAATGACTACAATGTAACAGAAGACGACTTATATCTTGATTTATTGAATCTGTTTCAAGAAAGTAATAATAATAAAAATAAACTAAGAGAAGCATTTCAAGCTATTCTTGCAGAAAATATTGCTTTACAGAACTACGCTGAAAAGCTTGAGAGTGAATTGAATGAGCTAGAGGTAAAGCTAAATGTTATTGATAAAAGAAATGAGTTTTACAATGGTCGCTTCTTTAAAACAGGTTTTGTATCCGATATGCGCACTGAGTATTTGCTAGCAGATCAGAATGAAAATGATACAGGCTTGCGAGGGGAAATCGATATTCATCATCGTTTTGCTACGCTGCCATTGATTAGTCAAACACCTAAAACACATGTATTAGATAAAAACAATAACATCATTGTGCCCGATTCATTAGAAGTTGAAGTTACAAGTCAAACAAATGGTGACGTAGAGGAAAACAATATTATGAATGCCTTTAATGGTGATAAGCACTCATACTGGAGAAGAGAGGTGTCTTATGATCCTTTATCTGCTCCACAGAAAGAATCTGTCACTATAGAAGTAAACATTCCCTCTAATTTAGTGAATAATTTAAATATCAACACCATCAACATCAACCCTCATCCAGAGAGAGGAGTTGAAATAACAAATGTAGAAATGCATTACAATAACGCTTGGGCTACAATTGACGGATTCAGACAGGATGAACTATCAGATACTCGTCAATTATCTCCAAAACGAAAGTGGTATTTTGCAAGTAGGCCGGTTCAAAGGATCAGGATTACATTGACACAGCACTATCCTTTACAAGTTGGAGAAAAAAAGGTATTTGTAATAGGTGCACAAGATATTGGTATTCATCTAAGTTCATTCGATACAAATGGTGGTTTTGTTTTAGTCCCAGTCAATATGGCAGATGTAGGTATGTACTCTATCGATAGTGTAGAGCCAATCTTCTTAAATGAAAGAGCATTGAGTTATTCTAAAGTTTTAGATGATCTTGAAGGGAATATTTACGACTTCAGCATTCTTAAAGAACAAAATGGATATCTGCAAGCAATAGGAGAAAGTGAATGGACGAATCAAATCAGTAAGCAGCTATGGGTTAAAATACACTTATATCCAGACCCAAATAATGGAGTCAATCCATGTCTACACGCTTTGCGATTACATTATTCTAAAGTATAAGTACGAAGTTTATTAGAGAGGAGGATAATTATGTTACGTTTTTCATTTGAGCGTATCTTTTCTGTCAGCAATCTGACACCAGAAGCCGGAGCACTTACATCTTTAGGATTGATATTTGGTCCCTTTATTAATTACTTCTACGGAGATGGGAGGGGACACTTCATCACAGCTTTATCTATGATTATTTTAATGGATTGGATAACAGGTGTCATTGCTTCTAGAAAAGATGGCACGTATACATCAGAATACGGCATTGAAGGCATATTTAGAACCATGGTTATTCTGATGTTGCCAGCATTAGCGAATTTCCTTGATAAAATGTTAGGTACACCAGGATTCCTGTTCTACGGTATAACATTTGGTCTATCATACCATATCTTACAGAGTTTTATTGCAAATTCCGTAAGAGCAAAGTGGGATAAATGGATTCCAAATAGTGTGATTGAAAAAGCAGCTTCTGAAATTAAAGCAAAAACAATTAGAGCTGAAAAAAGAAAGTCAGTTATTGAGCAATCTGAAGGTAAATAGCTCAATTCGTAGAAATAACAAGCATTTGAAATGCATTACAAAATATTTGCAAATAAATCTTGCTATAGGTGTTTGTATCTGTTAATATAGGAAATGTAATACATTACATTTCGAATAAAACAGGAGTGAATGATGATATGAATAATGTAGCAGACCGTTTTTTACCACAAACGTTAGAAGATATTACAACAGTTAAAAAAAGATTAAAAGAATGTAAAGAAGAATGGCTAGAAACGAAGCCAGGAAGAGGACAAAAATATATAGGTCATAACACAGCAAGACAGATTCTTGATAATGCAGTAAAAGATATTACATATTGGGATTTTGGCATTATCAAGCAATGGAAAGAAGAAGTAAATGCTTATAACAAAAACCAGAACCAATGGTATTTTGATGGATATGTATATCATGTTCAAGGTTATATGTACATTCCTGGAATAGGAAGAAGAGAGCAGTTCGGTTCTAAAGTCGCTATAGGTGGAAAAGATAACCAAGACTCTGCATATAAGGCAGCTACATCTAATTGTTTCACAAAGTGTGCTTCCATGTTCGGAGTAGGAGAAGATATTTACTCTAAGATTAAAGTTCAAGATGAACAAGAAGTTCAACAAGCGGCTTATCAACAGCAGCAACAATGGGGTCAACAAGCACAGCAACAACAAAACTACAACCAACAGCAAAATTATCAACAGAATTATCAACAACAACCACAACAGTGGAATCAGCAGACCCAACAGCAAATGCAACAGCAACCAATGCAAGAGACACAACAAGTACAACAGCAGCAGGGGTTTAATCAAAATCAGCAATGGGGTGCAAACCCAAATTTTCATAATGGCCAACAGCAATATAATCAGCAACAAGAATCACCTGCTGTTGGCCCAATAAATCAGAATGATTTATTAGCAGTTGACAGATCGGTTTACAACAATCAGGTGGAAGTCCCTTTTGAGAATGTGCAACAGCAGCAGTATCAAGCTGAAGCGAAACCAGAAGCGGAACAAAGTCAGTATCAAGCAATCGAGCAACAGCCAGCAAAAGAAGTATCTTACGGAGCACCTGTAGATGTTGAGAAGACTGAAAAAACAGAAAACAAACCAAGCGGAGAAGCTCCAACAACTGGAACTAATCCATGGCAAGAGCAAGGTGTTATTGTAGAGTTGCAAAAATATGCACAGCATAAAGCTCGTTTAAATGCGGAGGATGACGAAAAGATGATTCCTTATTTGAGGGATTACTTTAAAGATGAGAGTGCAACATTCTCCACTATTACGCCAGAGAATTTACCTGCATTCAATGTTTACTTAGAGAATATTTCGGTTTAAGAAGGTGAAATGATGAATCAAATTTATGACCTTGCTTACTATTTTACAGTAAATGTTCTAAGAAAACCGGAGCACAATACAGCTCGTATTCATAATGCTTGTCAATCAATACAGAATCTTTGTGGAGTAGGGTGGACCTTAGACGCATTAAAGGCAGAAATTGATGCATTTCAAAGAGACTATCCTTCACTTCTAGCAAATATTTATCATTTAGAAGAAGTGATAGGAAATAAAAAGCCACCAAATAACTTAATTGAAGAAGATGTGTTTTATTATCATAATCATTTGAGAATAACATCATCTCCAAGTAAGCTGGTTCTAAATAAAGAGACACGTCAATACGAACGGGTAGAAGAAGAGTTCTTTCTTGAAATGAAAGCATTCTTTACAATCGAAGACTTATTAAAATACTGGTATGAATCAAACGGAATGAGATCGACCAACCATCATATAAAACAAGATACCGGTCGTTTCAAATATCTGTTAGATTTTTACGACATAGATGAAGTATTATTTATGATTGATATTGCACAGCAGCAACGTGCTTTATTTGACTTAAGGCCTTTAACCAATGCTTTTCAATTAGAAAAATATGTAGAAGATGCAAGAAAAAAGATCAAAGAAAAACAAAACATACACTTATTGAAAGGGATTAATCATGTTATACCAAGAAAGGTAGTGTAATTGTGGGGGAGCAAGAAAATATATTTGTGGAATGTGGAGCAGATCTGAATCACTTTAAGTATAAGTTTAGAAGAAAGCAGTTTATGTGGCCAAGTCAAACTGAATTATTCCGTCAGCATTATAATAATATCGGTGTATACCAAACTGTCATGCATTACATTGACCCAGTATGGATGCAAGATGATAAAGGTAAAGTGGTTATAGATGCAGCAAAAAGCTTGAAGTTTGGGAATTTCTATCTAGATTTTGATTATCCAATCACCAGTGATGAAGATTACCAAAAAATTAAAGCAGATGTATTGAAGGCGATCCGTTATTTAACAATTATCTTATCAATTGATATTAGTCAGATTCAATTCTTCTTCAGTGGAAATAAAGGGATTCACTTAGTAGTTGATGCTGCAGTGATGGGGTTAAAACCACATCAAGCATTAAATGAGGTATATCGAGACATCGCAAAAGACATTGCTAAGTTTTGTGAAAATGAAACAATAGATTTACGTGTATATGACAATAAACGTATGTTTCGAATGCCGAATAGTGTAAATAAAAAAAGTGGTCTATATAAAGTACCTTTAACTGTAAAGGAATTTAAAGAATGCAAGTACCAGGACATATTGGAAATAGCAAAAAGTCCAAGAGAAATTAAAGCACCAACAGTCATCTTTTCTCCAAAAGCAAAGCAAGCTTTTGAAAAGTATGTGGACTCTTGGACAGAGAGATTAGAGAACGTTGAAAAGTTTGATGGAAAAATTAAAGAGTTAAAAGTATTACCGCCATGTATTAAGCGCATGCAAGAAAAGGTGTTTAAAGAAACCATTGATGAGCGTAACAACAGTGCAACTGCATTAACGAATTTCTACTTCCAGCAAGGAATGGAAAAAGAAGAAGCGCTTCATCGTATGACGATATGGGGAGAAGAGAATTGTGTTCCTTCTCTTAAAAGAAATGAAATTGAAGTAGTTGTAAACTCTGTGTATCGTGGACATTATCGTTATGGATGTCAGACATTTAAAGAGCTAAGCGGGGTGTGCGAGCGTGAAATATGTCCACTGTTTAATGATGCTTTTAATGTAAGTGAGGGGGAACAAAATGCAGAATGATACATCTTTTCAACAAATGATGAAGCAAATGGAGCATCAAATGAGACAAGATCAAGACGCTTTTGTCTATGACAATGAGAATGATAAACGTATTCATATATCGGATCCTCATAAAGCATTAGGTGAGACATTTAACACTCATGCAGAGCGCATGCTTCACCGTATTGGTCGTGTAGATAATTACACATGGAATAGAGATGAAAATGGTGGAATAGATACAGGTTTTACAGATTTTAACGAATCTGTAGATGGTGGCTTGCAGCCTGGATTAATATTATTCGGAGCGGCTCCAAACGTAGGTAAGTCTGCTTTTATGCTACAAATGATGAAACAAATATCTCGATTAAATGAAAATGTTTATTGTGAATATCATTCTCGTGATGATAGTATCTACGAATTAATGCCGAGATACATAGCATGTGACCAGCACATTACCATTAGTCAGGCAAAAAATCCCAAAAAATATGCAGATGATGAAGAGATTATGCGTCTGCGTAATGAGGGTTTAAAAAACCTATACCGCTATTCAGACCGCTTTGTCATGATGGATGCAGAAGAAAGCCCGCAAACCATTGAAGCATTAGAAGATCATATAAAGGATTTAAGAATGAATCTTCCTGAAGGTACTAGGATCGTATTAGGAATTGATAGTTTTTATGACCTGCAGACAGATAAAAAGTTTGGTGGAAATCAGCAAGAAGAAATTAAATACATCGCTAAAACTTTAAAGCAATATGCTCAAACATATGATTTAGTTGTTATGTGTACAGCTCATCTGCGTAAAACAGGGAACAAAAGGCCAATCAATGATGATTTAAAAGAAAACAACGTTATTGAGTATGAAGCAAACTTATTGTGTTTGATGTATAACGAAGTAGGTATTAAAGAAGAAGGTGCTGATATTCATTGGATCAGCGAGGATTCTGAAAAGAAAATGCCAGTTGTTGAAGTGCGTTTCAGTAAGAACAAAATGGACTCTTACAAAGGGACTCGATTTTTTGAATTTATACCTGAGCAATCACTATTTATACAATCATCCGAAGAAGCGTCAAAACGTTATTCTTCACTAATCTATCAATAATTTGAGGGGGAATTAAATTGATTACACATTTTGTATCTAATGAGTTTTACAGCAGTATGTTAGAGGAGCTTGAAAATAAAAAGGAAAAAATAGCATTTATCTTGCAGCACTTTCCTGATACAAGAGAGAATGACAACCTACTATGTAGCATGTATTGGAAGTTGGTTGAAAATGTAGAACATGTTGACGATATCGCACGAGCTACTAAATCAGAAGTAATCCGAAGAGCAAGGCAAAAAATTCAAAACGAAAGAGGGCTATACTTACCATCGGATCCAGATGTTATAAGGCGTCGTCGGTTAACCGCAATAGATATGAGAGAAAATATCCATACAGTTTAGGAGGGATTCTTTTGAGCAAATCAACTCATTTGCAAAAATTCGTAGAAGATATGATGCGCCAAAAATTTATGCTTGATGATACACAAGCTAGCTATAAAAGAATGCAAAGCCGTATTCGTGAAAGAATTATAGATCAAAGTGAATTTATTAAAGAAGTAGCAGAAGAAGCTAAAGAACAATTTGTGTTCCGCAAAGAAGAAGATGAAGGTAATTTACAAAACATTAATCAAATTATAATTGAACAGCATGAACTGATTGAAGCTATTGTAAGAGATGTTTACTTTCATATGCTAGAGTTATCAAGCTCTGAGATTAATAGTTCTGGATTTGTCACTCATATTATTACTGTAGATGAAAACACGGAATATGACAAAGAGAGCAAAGTTATTAAATTTGAGAATGCAGGCAGAGCAGAAATTCCAATTGCAACAACTCTTCGCAAGTGGTCTGATGCATCACAATTAAGAATACTTCCGAAAAGAAATAATGACAGGGGAGCTAATTAAATATGTTATTCTCTTACTATTTTGATACAGATAAGCAGCATGTTGTAAACTGCGGTGTAGATATTACATCTGTAAATGAAAAAGCCAGTCGTGAAGTCGAAATCATTTTCACAGCTTACATTGAAGAGTTGTCAGATGGCTTATTGTTGAAAAGAGAAAGCGTTAATCGTATTTTTACTTTTCCATTTAATCCTTCAGATTCATCTAATCATGATATTGATTTTCTTCGCAAGCGATATGCAGATGAACAGAAGTGGATACTTGAAGTAAGGAATAACAAAAACTCTTCTCAAAATATTGCAATTGGGCTTGTTTCAGATACAGCGACCAGGAATCCGCTTGGTTTAGATATTATCCATGACAGTAATCTTTATGATAGTGAAGTTAGAGCAAATAACTTATCTGAAATAGATCAGCAGGAAAGAGGGCCAATTATTAAACAAACAATGGCTTATGCTAACTTTACAGAACTTGGGTATCCTAAAGGTTTTATTTCTCGGACAGGACAGCAGGATAATAATCTTAAGCTAATAAAGGCTAATGAATTTACACAAAACTTTTTAGAAGATATTCCAGAGAATGTTCCATTTGTTATAGAAATGAATATTGCTCCAGAAAGTTTTGATATGAAATACGAGGGCGACTCTTTTCTTCAAGTCAACGTCCCAGGATTAGGTGTCATGAAAGCCTATCAAGATAAAATTACTTATTTAAAAGACACACAATCTTCAGGACAGGAAATTGTTACCGCCTTTGATGAATTAAAGAATCTATCAGATTTTTATAGCAGCGGATTTACATCTGACTCTAACCTTTTAATCGAAGGTGATGGTAGAGGAAGTTTGGTACTTCGATATGGGAATAAGCAGATTCATACAACATACAATGCAGAAACTGTTTTAAGCGCATTTGGTATGAGGGGCGCTATAACAAGTAGAGCCATTGAGCTTCCACAAGAGTTGCTTTCAGAAAACTGGTTAAAGCATAAGATTGACAACATTCATGTATTTTACAATAAATAATTAGGAGATGATTTCATGTTAATAGGACCTACAGTTTCAGTTGAAGAGCTAGAAAAGGCTATGGAAAATAAACAAACTGCTAATAAAAAAACAGAGGATGTCATAATTGGTGAACTGGAAAACCTTTATGTCAAGCTTGGCACACTTGATAAATATATCTTTGAAGATGGTCAAAGAGTTTTAAATGAAAAACATTTCAAAACCAAAACCCTCTATGAAGAAAAGGAAAAAGAATTAGAAGAAATCCAAAACAGTATCAGATTCATAAATAAAAAATTAGACGAAATTCAAGAGCTTGAAAACATGAAAGAAATTGAATTTGATAAAGCCAAAGAAAGAGTCACACTCACTTTAAATGATTGCATCCTGTTAGGTGTTGAGACTGACTGATGAATAAAATCGATCGTGATGCACTTAGAGAGCAATATGAAAAAACTAGGATAAAGCGTGTGGATTTAAATGCTAATAGTCGGGACGTTTATGGAAATGAAGATATGATGAACCTTCCAAGGCACCAAACAAATTGCCCAAGCTTTGTAGAATGTCCTATTGACTATAAGTGCAGAAATTATAATCCAACATATGTAGCATGCGTTACATGTCCCCTTCATAAGACAGATGGAATTTGTCATAAGAAAGAGCTACATAATGAAAAAACTTACAACATGATTATCACTCGTCAAAGAGTTGATATTGATAAAATCGATGCAATACGTAAGCTGACAAAGCATTAAAAAAGGAGAATTTTAAATGACTGACATTTTTAAAAAAGAAATTGAAGAATTAGAGAATATGGATTTTCAAGTATTTGTTAGTAATGCAATTCAAATTGCACCAGAAAGTTTTAAATCTGATGAGTCTTTAATTGAGTATACTCGCAAAGTATTTCGTGTTGTAGATGAAATGCTAGCAATTGATAGGATAACGGGTTATGTTCGTGACGCAATTCTTGCAGGTGTCTTGCTGTCAGACTTAGCTGTCAATGAAGACCCTAAATATAGCAGCATTCATCCTTTATTAGTAAGACCATTAATCGAGGACTTTAAAGGTGATTTAGCGGTTCAGTTGTGGGAAGCTACCTTGAATATTGTTGAAGCTCATGAAGGTTCTAAAACACCAATTGATAAACTTGCACCAAAACCAGGAACTCCTGAGCATTTAGTTGCTTTGGCAAATCAGATTGTTCGCTCTGAATCAATTGAAGTAAAAATCTAAAATGAAGGAGTGTAACCATGCATGTTGGTGATGTCGTAACATACTTTTACTTAAATTATGATTTTCAACACGTAATTACGGAAGAAGATTTAAAGAAGGGTTATATAACGATCATACGAGAAGACATCAAATGCAAGATACACCTGCCATTACATCTATTAACAATCATTGAAAGGGGGTGAACAATATGGAAAATGAAGTACTACAAGACGTTATGCTTACTGCAACTATACTTATACCAATACTTGCGGCATTAGTGGAAGTATTAAAGAAAGCAGTTAAGCTTCCAAAGAATTTATTGCCATTAATTAGTGTCGTTCTAGGCTTGATATTAGGAGTTGTTTCATACAAATTCACAGACCTTGATTTAGTCTTAAGGCTATGGGCTGGAGCGTTTGCTGGTTTAGCAGGAACTGGATTGTTTGAAGCACTTAAAACAAGGATTGGTACAACGAAATAAAAATAAAATGCTCTCTATATTTAGTGTGGAGGGCATTTTATTTTGTCAACATCTTGATTTATTTTTTATATGACTTATAATTATAGATACTGTTATGAAATGCATTACAATTATGATATAGAGGAGATATGAAAAATGCGTGTAGAAACTGAAGTAAAGTATGATTTTTTAATTGATTACCTTGTTAATGAATCGTGTAGAGGTTTAAAAGTAGATAAAGAGTTAATAAAAGATAAAGCTATGAAAGCTAACCCACTAGAAGAAGAAAAAGTATACGACACACTAATTAAAACAGCACTTGAAAACATTGACGAAGCAAATGGGGATTATACATACTTTGCTAGTAGAGTGTATTTGAAAAACTTATATAAACATGCTGCAAACAACCGAGGATACGTATTAAAAGAACATGCAAGTCCTTATGGTGACTTCAATGAATTAATTGCTACGCTTACTCAAGAAGGAATTTACAATCCAGTCCTAGAACAAAAATACGGTAAAGCTGAAATAAAAGAGCTTGGACATGAAATTAATCCTTACCAAGATTTACTTTTTGATTATCTTGGCATTTATACACTTTCTACACGTTACCTGGCAACGGACCATGACAAGAATGTATATGAGTTGCCACAAGAGCGGTGGATGATTATTGCAATGCATCTTATGCAAGACGAAGACCCATCAAAAAGATTAGAACTTGTTAAAGAAGCATATTGGGCTCTAAGCAATCTTTATATGACAGTTGCTACACCAACATTAGCAAACGCAGGAAAAACGCATGGGCAGCTATCCAGTTGCTTTATTGATACAGTAGATGATGATCTTCATTCTATCTATGATAGCAACTCTGATATTGCTCAGATCTCCAAAAATGGTGGTGGTCTAGGCGTATATATGGGTAGAGTTCGATCAAGAGGAAGTTCTATCAAAGGATTTAAAGGAATGTCTAGTGGTGTTGTGCCATGGATTAAGCAGCTGAATAATACAGCGGTAAGCGTTGACCAACTTGGAGCACGAAAAGGTGCAATCGCTATTTACTTAGATATCTGGCATAAAGATATTGAATACTTCCTTGATTTAAAGTTAAACAATGGGGATGACCGCATGCGTGCCCATGACATTTTCACGGGAGTTTGCTTGCCGGATTATTTCATGGAGCAGGTTGAACAGCGCGGTGAGTGGCATCTATTCGATCCACATGAAGTACGCCAAGTGA